TTAGAATCCACTATTTCTCTAGTTAAGAAATACAAGCCAGAATCAATTAACTTAGAATACCATGTATATGATGCACCATTAGTTATGGGTGCCGAGAATTTACCGTTTAAAGAACGTTATTTAACCTATGTTGCACTTATTGTTGTCCACACAGAGACTTATAAAACCAATCCAAAGGTTATTGGAGTACTTTCAAAAATAACAAAAACAGGTCAGGAACAGGAAACTTGTTTTGGAGAGAATTTAGAGGCAGGATATGAGGGAAGCATACTTAGAAACCCAGAATCAGCATATGTTTGGAAACATAGGTCTAAAGACCTGCTAAAAGTAAAGCAATTTGTTGACGAAGAGTTTGAAGTTATTGGGTATAAAGAAGGCATTGGTAGGATGAAGGGTGCAATTATCTTTACTTGTAAGAATAATACTAACCCTGACCAAACATTTGATGTACTACCTAAAACAACTATGGAAAACAGAGCAAAGATGTTTGAAAATGGTGATTCTTATATTGGTAAGAAATACACTGTAAAATTCTTTGACAGGACTGATGATGGACTACCTAGATTTCCAATTGGGTTAGCTTTCAGAGAGGATATTTAACAATTTGAGCTTGGGTAGCATAGCGATCTAATGCACTTACCTTGTAAGTAAGACATCGTGGGTTTGAATCCCACCCCGAGCTCCATTTTAAGAAACAATTTGTCACTACTGACGACAGTGGGATGTCGGAGCGGTTGTAGCCCGCTTGCCTTACGGATAAGGGGTTCGAATCCTCATAGTGGCACCATTTTTATATGACAAGAATAAAAACAAACAAAACCATTGCTATATTTGACTATATTTCTAAGAAGATACCTGATTTATACCCTGAAACAACAGCAAAGATACTTTATTGTTTAGATAAGAAAGCGATAACTGAAAGGAATATTCCTGTTACACATGCTAATTTTATTGTTAAAGAGAATACTCTATCATTCTTAGAATATGAAAAACTTTTATCCACATACTTCAAAAAACAAAAAGCAGGATTTAAAGGAAACATAAAAGACTTCCTTTCAGAAAACGAAGAAACATTTCTAGAAGAAACACTAAAAGAATATGAGAATTTTCAAGTAAATTTAAAAGATGGTTTGATAACTTTTAAAGACTTTTTAAGTGATTTAAATTTAACAGAAAAAGAGCTCTATGATAGGTATGAGGATCATTTAGATAATGATTTTTATAAAGAAGAGACAACAGAGTAATTTGGAGAGTTGGCAGAGTGGTTTATAGCGGTTCCCTGCTAAGGAATCGGGGTGAAAGCCCCCACAGGTTCAAATCCTGTACTCTCCTCCATTTTAAGGAAAAGTGCTAGAGCGGTTAATTAGGCTTGCCTTGAAAGCAAGAGGGCTGAAAGGTCTCAAGGGTTCGAATCCCTTCTTTTCCTCCATATTTAAGGGTGGTTAGCATATCTGGGTTATTGCAATAGACTGTTAATCTATATTAGAAAAGTTCGATTCTTTTACCACCCTCCAAATGCGAAATTGATGTAATGGTAGCATCCCAGTTTTCCAAACTGTTCGTAAGAGTTCGAATCTCTTATTTCGCTCCAATTTATGCGCGATTAGTGTTCTGGTGAACACGCTATCTTTACAAGCTAGTTTAGCTGAGTTCAATTCTCAGATCGCGTACCAATTTATGCCCCATAGTTGTACAACTATGGGGTTTTTTGTTCTCTATTAGATGTAGGGGTTAATATGATTTTTGATGGGAAGAAAACAATACTGAATGCCAACAATGGTGTTAGATATGATTTAGGTATACATAAGTTACCTATGGATAGCGTATTTGGGGAACAGTCATTTTCTTTCCCCTCTTTAGGAGTTACCAGTTTCTTAGCTGTAACAGCAAGTGCTTCTGGTTTTATTAGATTGGGGTATCAAACAGACCCTGCGGCGGGGTATTAAATAAATGAATTTAGATGGAAACCAACCAATAAAGAATAAAAGAACAACAAGTGCTGATGGTATTGCTTATGATGTTTTAAACCTAAAATTTCTAGGTGATAGTAAGATACACGAAGCTTTTCCAGGTGCTAACCTACCTGTTACTGGGTTTGTAGCTAGTTCAACTGGTGCTCTTAATGTTACCAAGTATATTAGCGGAACAGTAACTCACGAAGGTGTTGCTAATAGTGAAGGTCTACCTCTTACTATTGAGTTCTGGAGGGGTCTTAATTATTTTGGGAAGATTAACGTTACTTTAGGTAGTGCTGGAGTATTTTCTACCTCTACAACTGTGCCTCATGGGTCTTACAAACTAATCCTAAAATCAGGTGCTCCATTCTTAAACAAAGCTGTGTCTAATGTTAGTATTAGTGCAACTTCCGCAACAGGTGTGACTGGGTTATTATTTACAGGTGATGTAAATGGCGACGGTATTGTAGGTGAATTTGAGCTAGCTGGAAATCTTGAATTCAATGGAAAAACCAGTGGTGATGGTGATTGGAATACTGTTATAACAACTGGAGCATTTAAAGGGTACAAACCATCACAATTTGATGTTGATGGGGATGGAGAAATTGGTCCTGGCGACATGGATAACACAGGACGAGTTCACGATACACCATAATTTTCAATAAAATAAACTAGAATAGGTTACCCAATGGGTAACCTATTTTTATAAATAATCTTCCAGTGAATCTTGTAAAGCTTTTCCTATACCAAGCATCTTCTTTGAATTGATAAGTAACTCTTCTGCTGTCATATGTTGTACAACCCCTGTTTCTAGGGCATTAACAGCTATTTTCTGGCTTGCATACGAAACTGCCATATGCATACCAAGCTGAACACCCAATCCTACAAGCCCTGAACCTGTCTCATTATCAAGGGCATTAGCTATCCTACCAATAAGTTTGTTCTTGCTTTGTGATTCAATGATAAGTTCTGCCGCTTTCTGGTCTCTATATATGTCTCCCCAGTTACCAGCAGCAACAAAGTTATCAGTTTCAAATATGCTAGTTTTAAAATGTTGGCTTACACCCTCATGTCTAAAAGCAACTGCTTGTTGTGCTCTCTCTAACGGATCTATAAAACCTGTTTTAATTTTTGCCAGGAATTCTTCTTGGTTACCACCATGTTTTGCGTATATCTCATCAAAATTAATAAATCCATTTTTAGCTGATGCTTGGAATTCTGGTCCAAGGTCTTCCACAGATAACCTACCCTCATTAACAGCAGTTTGAATAACTTCTTGGTATCTTGCAATTTCATTTGACCTTGATCTTGCTTGGTTTATGTGCATTAAGATGTCAATCTCTTTTCCATCTTCATCTTGAATACTATCAACAACACTCACAACTCCCTTATCACCCAATAGTGAAACTAGTTTAAAGTTTTTAGAGATTACCCTGTCAAGACCTTCATCAGTAGTAACATACTGTCTTTTACCGTTGCTATCATCGTATCTATAAAGATTTTTAAATTCTTCTGTGAGCTTTCTCCTCATTTCCTTAAGCTCTGTTGGTGTTAGTCGTCTATCCGTACTATTTACTCTAGCTTCTCCAACTCCAAACTCTACAAATGAAGCTAATGCCGATTCAAAATCATCTGCACCAATAGTTGGACCAACTCGTAACTGAGCCTTAATCTTTGCCGCCGCCCTATTACTAAATTGTTTTGAAATTAAGATTAAACCTTCATCTGCCCTTTTTAGACCTAAAGACGCACTAGGATTAATCATATTAAAATATTCTTCTGATATTTCAGTTTCAGCTAATGCAACCCTGACCTTACCTAATGCGGTTCCACCAATTGTTTGTCTTTGAATATCAGACATTCTTTTAGCTAAGTCTCTTGGCATAAAGTAGTTCTTATTTGTACCTACTGGGGTAATTTCACCTGCCCTCTCCCCCATAGTCATTAATAAATACCTATCGCTTTCTGAACCAGTATTTTTTCTATTAAAACCACCAAACTTTTTAAAGGCTTCCATCATTATGTTTGCCTTATGCTCGGATTTCATGCCAAGATGTTCAGTATCAATACCCAACGTACTTGACATAGCACTTATTGTAAGAGAATCAATACCATCATCTGCTACACCTTTTAATTGAATCCCATTCTCACCCCACCCATAGTTTTCAATCCTAGCATCAATATTATTACGACCACCAACAGCAGCAACAATGTCTCTTAGGTGTCCTTGTACTGCCGTCATTAGGTCTCTTCTATGTGTAAGGTCATATCTTCTAATAATTTCTTTATGGGTTCTTGATACTTCTTCCTTATTAGTGCTACTTAATCTATTAATAAGGTCTTGGATAATTGGTGTATCATCTTGAGTTGGTGCTTGATGAACTCCCTGATACGCTTCAAAAATCTTTTTTCTGAAGCCATCATTATCATACATTAATTTGTTTTTTATATCACTAGCACTAAAACTACCTTGCTCTGGAGCTTCTAGAAACCCTCTAGAACCAGCAAATCTACTATCTTGAAGCCTTCTTTCTAGTTCTAATGCAAGGTATTGTTCTCTGTTAAGCATTGTCATTTTGCTGCCTTGCATAGCTGCAACATTGCCCATAACTGATACACCAATAATATCATCCTTTGAAGGTCCTACTAAGTTACCATTAATATCCCTGATTAGAATTGCAAGCGGTGAAGCTGTATAGTCAACACCCCTGTTTTTTCTAATACCAGCAAACCCAAAAAGCTCCTGAGTTTCAACAATATGCTCCTTTTGTAATCTAGCTAATGTAGTTTTTTTATACTGTCCGTCTTCATATTTAAAGAACGCACCAACTGGTTTTGCCTTCTTATTTGCCATGAGTTGGGCAATAGTTTTCTCCCTTTCAGAATAAGGGACATCATTTAAAAACATAGCGTCTACAAATTTATCAACAAACTCACCATCTTCTTGTCCAAGTAATTCGGATATGAGATCATCATGTTCTTGTGGTTTTAATTTATGGAGGTTTTTTAGTTTATTGATAAATGGATTACCATCTACATATCTTCTATAAGTATCCTTAACTCCATCCTGTACTTCTTGAACTTTATTTGTAGTTCTGGTAGTCTTCATACCACCTTCAATCTCAAATATATAGTTAGGATTAGCTAATGGTCCTTTACCTATCCAGTCAATATTATCTAGTTGACCATTACTCATAAAAGGATTTGCTGGATCATTAGTTCTTAGTGTTTGGTGGTACTCACCCAAGAACCTATCTGAAACACCTCTAGTAAGAGTACTACTAACTAATTGATCATGCAGTAATTGGTTTGTTTCTGGGGTTAAATTATCAGCGTCATCTAAGTTAATAGTTGTTAAGCGGTTTAGGAAACCTTCAAAATTATCTCCATATAATTCTGATTTTTGTTTTTTACCAATTATTTTTGTTCCTAGAATAGTTTGATCTCCTGTTCTTGAAGTTCTAAGATATTCAGCAATCTGTTCTTGTTGTTCAAGAAGCATTTGCTTGTATAAACTTGGATTTGCTCTTCTTACGTAATGTAAAGCCCTAATGTTTTCAATATTTGCTTGTGCCTGGTACAGGTTTGTATCAAGCCCAACAGTATTGGCTTTAAAGGATTTTTCTGCTAATGTTTCTCGTAGAGAATCAATGTCTCTGATTCGTGAAAACCCTTCTCTAGCTTCTGGTTTTTCATAGGCACGTAAAAAATCACCTAAAACAGAATATTTTCTGTTTCTCATTTCTCCAGAAAACGCTGCTTTTATTTCTCCTTTGTTTGTTTGAACACCTAAATCAGAGTAGTTTAATCCAGCAAACGTTCCAAAAGGTTTGCCTTTATTAAACTTTATATCACTTTCATAATCAATATTTCTAAATCTGGGGGTTTTTTGGGTAAGAGGTTCTTTATACGGAATCATAAATTCCGAAGTTATTTTACCAGTTACAGGGTCTCGTTTTCTGGCTACCATAGATGTAACCATGTCTCCGTCAAAGTCCATAACCATTGATCCTGCAAGAATATCATTCATATGCAGTAAGTTATGTCCAGATTTTGTTGTTTCTAGGTGGTAATACGCTGTTTGGCTAGTATCAACATTATACTCTCCAAACTTTCCAAATGGGTTTTTACCTTGTCCAGCAAGATACTTTTTATGTGCTTCAAGGGTTGATTCGTGTAGGGGAATACCAGTAGTGCTTCCAACAAGTTTTGCTTTAATAATCTCTATTTCATACCCTTGTTTTGCATACGTTTTTTCAACAAAGGAAGATAAACCTCTTCCAATATCAATATTTGCGGCTGCTTCCATGTTTAAGAAAGCAGTCTTTTCAAAGTAACTCTGTGTTCTAGGAGAGGTTAAGTGGTTTGCTATTTGTTTAGCTAAAAACTTTCTTTCCTCATCACTTGCACTTTTCCTTGAATTTTGAAGGTCAAGTAATCTTTTAAGTTCAGCTATAGCTTCTGGAGGTTTGCCGTCATTTCCGTTTCTGAAAATAATAGTAGTTGGTTGAGTTAGACCACCCATTGCTGGCAGTTCAAGAGATCGTAACCCACCTTTGTTATAGTTATAATCACCTAACTCATAACCATTATCTTCCTGTTTATTCTTTAAACCTTCGTCAAATATACTCATTTATTACTACTAACCAAATAGAAGTCTCTATTTAAGTACAAAAGTAATAAATTAATAAAATAATTGTAATATTACACTAATTACTGTTATTGAGGAAGTTATGAAAATGCACACAGATTTTACAGTACCAAAAACCGAGTATGATTATATTGATGTTTTACCTGTCTTTTGCTTGGTACTTAACCCAGAAGCAGGATTTGCTAAATCAACAAATCTAACATCTAGCTTTAAACTTAATGTTTTTAGTGATGATGATTTCCTTAATGATTGTACTGAGGAAAAGAATATATTAACGTCTGAGTATTATGATGTAATATATTTAAGAGATACAAGATTAAGAAATATTACTAAAAAAGAGTGGGATACTAATTATGGTGCCAAGAATGTAAGTCAATATAAGAACTTACACCACTTAAAAAATAAGAAAAGAATTTTGGATGATGAAATTGTTAAAGTAATTTGTCTAAAAAAGATTAGCTATGATTTAAACGATTTAAATCATGGGTATAAAAATCCTAAAAAATATGGAAGATAATAATATAGTACAACATGAAGGCGAGTTTCACTTACCTTCAAAAGACAGCATAAAGAGTGAGGCTACTAAGTTTAGTATTGTAGCTCCAATAACTGAAGATGAATTTGATGATTCTTTGTGGAATCTTGCAACTTTTATGTTGTTCAATACTAAATGGGACCCATCAAATAAGGTAAAAATCCCTAAAAAACTTCCTGTTATTAGTGACATGCCTATGATTTGTAATACAAAGAAGTGTCACTATGCTTCTGTGTGTCCTACCTTAAAAGCAATGGACCCTTCAAATTACCATATCTTAGAAGGGACAAGATGCAGAGAAGAAAAGTATCTTGGAATCCAACACTTTACAACATTAGTTAAAGACCTTAATATTGAACCTGGTCAAGCTGTTGATATTCTAGACGTTGCTAACCTTGTCAGACTCTATATATATAGGAGAAGGATTGATTGGGACATTGCTGTAGAGGGTATGACTATTGAAGCTGTTAACGCTATTGACCATAAAACTAAAAAAGCTTTTGGTGAAATGAAAGAGCACCCCCTATTAAAAGTAGCTAATGCTATTGATAAGCAGATTGATTCTACTAAGAAAAGTTTAATTGCTTCTAGAAAGGATAGGTTAACTATGGCGGCACAGTTTGGTGGGGATAAAGAACAACTCAAAAAACTATTTACTTCACAGTTGTTTGGAGAAGAACCACAATCCCTAGAACCACCAAAAGAAGGTGATAATAATGAGTTTATTTAGTGCATTAGCTGGAAACCTTGCAAAAGCCCCTAGAATAGTATCTAATATTATTAAAGGTGCAGAAGGTGCATTTGTAGGTGCTACAAATGCCTTAGATACAAACTTTTTTGGAATTTTTCGAGCTAAAGCAAAGAATGCTTCTCAAGCAGTTAAAAAACTATTCCCCTACGCAAACGACACCGCTGATAGGCTTGTAAGTGGGGGTGAGATTGAAAAACTAGTTACACCTGATTTTTACAAAAAAATGGGTATGAAATCTCATAACCCTAGAGGTGGTAAAGTTGGTAAATTGTTTGGGCAGACTGTGGACTATACTGATACAGCAATAACACAACAAGATCTGATAGACAATGCTGTTGATGCTAAAGCTGCTGCAAGTCTTAAAGGTATTAAAGTTCAACAAGTACAAGGTGGTAGCCACGCATTTACAAGAACAGTAGCAGATGAAAGAAGATTTTCACCTAATAAAAGCATGGTTAAAAAGGGTGTTGCTGCTCTTGGTGTTGGTTCCGCAGCTGTTGGTTTAATTCAAGGTTTACCTTATCAAACACCCGACCCTACCGTGTACTATGATGGTACAAATATTAGAAATATTAACGACATGGGTGCCAATGCGTCTTACGGACGAGCGATAATGGGGAGGAATAGTAGGTTATAATGCTGGGTAGATTATTTTCACCTATCGGAGCAAAATTTGCTGGGAAAACTTTTGGAGCACTAAAGAGAAACAGTAAACTTGCTGGTAACCCATACCATAACCTTCTTACTAATACTGCTCTTGTAGGTGGTTTAACTTTCATAACCGCACCACAAGAATCCAAGGTACGAGATACTGCTACAGCTATTGCTGGTGGTTACCTGTTTTCTGGTTTTGGTTGGTGGGGTCAATTTATTGGCGGTACAGCCTTCTCAATGGCTTTAGGTGCTGGAGAATACACAAAACATGTTGGAGGGCTTATTAGAGGGTCTGGACAGGCTAGAATGATGGCTTCTGTTCCCTTTTCTGCTTCTCCACAGGGTATGGACTTAGCATATGCTAGTTTTCAAAATACCCAACAAGAAATGAATAAAAATTACGGTCTAGTAGGAAGCGAAGCAACTATTATGGCATCAAGATACTTATCAAGGTAAAAGATAGACAATGTTCGATCAGAATGAATTAACACCAGAAATGGTGGAGGCTTTTCAGAAAGCAAAAAGCAGTCCTTTAACGTTTGCTGAGACGTTTCTATTCAGTCCAAACCCAGGACCCCCATACAAGCCATTCAAGGCTCAGTACCCCCAAAGAATCATAATGAGCTCTACTGCCCGAGATACTTGGGTATGTGTCCATCGACGTGCCGGGAAAATGCAACCTTTGGACTCCTTAGTGTATACTCCAAAAGGTCCTATAAGAATGGGGGATGTCAAAATAGGTACAACAGTGTCTACCCCGAATGGTAAAACAGCACCTGTAACTAATATTATACCTCATGGAATACAAGATGTTTACAGAATCCACTTATCAGATGGTACTTATGTGGATTCGGGTAAAGACCACGAATGGGAGATTTATACTGCACTTGGAAGTAAAGGATCTAGATTAACAAGAAAACTTCAACGTGGCAATGTAGTTAAAACTACAGAAGAGATTCTCAACACATACATTTATAAGTACAGTGACAAAGCTGAGTTCAGATATAAATTAAACCCTGTTAAACCTGTTGAGCATAGTGCCAATACACTTCCTATTGACCCATACTTAATGGGTGTATTATTGGGTGATGGTTCACTATCAACAGGTGAGATTACAAGTGCTGATGAAGAAATCATTACTACCATTCAAAAAAGAACTGGCTTTGAATTAAAAAGAGTCTCTGAGACTAAGAGTAAGGCAAAAAGATATTTCTTAGATTTTGGAAAAGAATACCTCCCAGACCTAGAATCTTTAGGGCTGACAAATAAAAAATCTCATACTAAGTTTATACCTGATATTTACAAGTATAGTAGTGTTGAACAACGTCTTTGGTTGTTACGTGGTTTAATGGACACAGATGGTCATGCTGAAAGAAATAAGAATGGTTCAGCAGAGTTTTGTACTGTATCTAAACAACTCACCCATGATGTTGCTGATCTTGCACGATCTTTGGGTTGTAAGGTGTCTGTGAAGGAGTCTGATGCGTGTTACACTTTGGATGGTGTAAGAAAGGTTACAGGTACTAGATACAGAGCACACATTACAGTACCAGCAGAACTAAATATCTTCAATTTAGAAAGAAAAAATTGTGTTGGGCTTCCTGAAAGGTATCTAAGACGAACTATAGTTAAGGTTGAAAAATTAGATTCCAGAGTGGAGATGCAATGTATAACAGTTGGTGACGAAGATCATTTATACATAACTGATAACTATACTCCTACGCACAATTGCCTAGATAAGAATTCATTCATTGTTGATGCAGATACATTAAGACCAATAAGACTTAAAGATGTAAAAGATAATTTTAATACTGTTACCTACAACTTAAATTCAAATAAACCAGAAAACTCAGGTGCAAGTTTATCAATACCCATTTATAAAAATTGCGTAAAATTTAGATTAGAGTCAGGCGTGTCACTTACCCCCTCTTTAGACCACCTTGTTTATGAAAAGAAAAGTGGTTGGATTCCTGCAAGTGAAATTAAAATAGGTGATCAAATACTTGCTTTTAGTTCATATGAACATGGAGTTAATACTGTAACTGACGAAGAACTTGAAGATATTGCTAACTTTACAATATCCAAGAACCACATTCCTGATGTTGTATTTAATTTTGATTATCTAACATTAAAGAATTATTTTAAAATTTTATTTGTTAATTATGGTCGTTTAGACCACAAACAAAAAAATATTACCTTATCCATATTTAATAAGCCATTTGCTTTTGATTTACAACACCTATTACTTAGATTTAATATTTTCTGTAGGGTGACAAAGGATGGTCTTATAAGAATAGATGATAGTTTAGATGCTGATCTGTTTTTAAGAGATATTTTAGACCTAGACGTTGCTATACACGAAGCTAAAAATCCTAGAAGGTGGGAACTTGTTGTTAATATAACAAATGCAGGGATTCGGGAAGTATATGACATCATTCTCAAAGATAATTGTAACTTCTCCTTCTCAGCAAACAATGTAGTTGTTCATAATAGTTTCTGTTTTTCAGTACTTGCTTTATGGCATGCTGTAACAAGAGAGGGTAAAGCTATTCATGTGTTTGCACCATCAAGCACTCAAATTCTTGAATTCTTTAAAGCAATTGATGATTGGATTGGTGCTAATCCATTACTAAAAGAGTTTGTACACCCAGTAGGTAACTCAAGTGCCCCAATGAAGAGAACATTTATTACTGGTTCTACTATTCATGGACATATTCTTGGTGTAAACGGTACTGCTCCTGACAAACTTCGTGGTATTACTGCTGACGTGGTGTTTGTTGATGAAGGTCAAGGACTCTCCGATGAAGACTGGAGGGTTATTAAGCCAATCATGCGTGGTGACTTAACAAGACGTAAATCTATTAGGACGTATGTTGCTGGTACTCTTAATAAAGCAGAAGGTGAATACTACGAGAAAATTGAAAAGAACTTAAAAAAATCAAAAAATGAAACAATAATTAAAATTCCCATTACTGAAAATGAAGAATGGGATTTTGATATGATTGAAGAAGAAAGGATTGCTGTCAATAGCGAAGCAACCTGGACAACTGAGTACCTATTAGAAGTTGCAGAAGAAGATAGTGCAGTCTTTAAAAAAGAAGATATTGATAATGTTTTCAAATATGATTGGGAACCGTCAATGGAACAGGTTCACCCACATAATCCAATATTCTTAACGGTTGACTGGGATAAAGTACAGTGCGGAACCAATATCCTTATTTCTCAATATGATCCCTACCTAAAAAATCTTAAATTTATATGGCACGAAGAGATATCAAAGGGTGAGTGGACTTATACCTTAGCAGTTAACAGAATAGTTGAACTTTTTGAGGTGTTCAATCCTACACTTGTGATTATTGACCAAGGGGCCTCTGAGAAGCAATGGGAAGACTTAAATAGTATTGCTTTACTGCGACCAGAGCTTGGTTTAGCTCAAAAACTTACAAGGTTAGCTTTCCAATCCAATGTCGTAGTTCCTGATCAACTTACTGGAGAAGATAGGAAGATAAAAGTAAAACCATATCTTGTAGAACTCCTCCGAGCTAAAACACAACAAAGTCTTCTTATGATTCCCAAGAATAGAGAAGACATTCAAAAACAATTCTTAGATTATAAAGTAATTAAAACCACAGCTAATACTGTTAAGTTTACAAGCAAGAACGAGCACATTATTGACTGTTTCTTGTTTGCTATGTTTGGGATATTTACATTATTTGAGAACCCTTACACTATGACTAACGAAAGTTTAGATAATTTTGGGGTTATAGCTGTACCATCAGAAGAAGATGCTGTAAGACAAATTAAAAATAATATGTTAAATATGGATTTAGATGAGTTTGAAGCAGTAGATTTTCTCTATAGTAGATCATCTTTGGATGATTCAATTTATGGTTATGAGAGGGATAATTTTTAATGAACAATAGTTTTTCTGGTTTTATTGATAAAAGAGAAATAGAAAAGAAGGTTGACCAACTTTTAACAACCCTAGAAGACACCACTTCCATTAAAATAACCAACTCTGAGAACAATAACCAGACTAAAGTAGAGTTAACTTCTCCATATTCTTATCTTAAAGATACATATGATATTGTAAAGACAACTACAAGTCTAGTACAGGAAGAAATTAATAGAATAGAAGCTAAATACTCTGACGACGAAGTATTTAGCGCATTTTTTGCTGCTGCAAAAGTACAATTTGCCACCCCTTATGATTCTAACTATAAAACAACACAAGTTCCCCCAGAAAACATTCAAACAATAATTGAAAGGGACATTTATAGAAGACAAACTAACCCAGAAATTATATTAGTTAAAGACTATTATAGAAGCAGGGGACAGTTAGCTGTAATTCAAAATGCTTACGAAAATGTTTATATGCCCCTTTTAGAAAGAGATAATTTAAACTCTGATACAGTAAAAAGATTGTTAATTGGTGTAATCTTAAAGGATCAACAACTAGCTAATAACATAAGAGAAAACATATCTAAAATTAAAGGTTTAGTTGAAGATATTATTAGTGAAGATGCTGTTAAAGGAATTCTTAACCTAGCAAGTACATACCCTAACGAGATTAATAAGTATTTATCGTTCTCTAACTTCTCTTTTGTTACAGAAGTTGACAGATTGTATGATGAATTTAAAATGCTAGATACTGCTTTAGACACCTCTCTAGGGACAGTTTCAGGTAATAATTATGGTAAGTTATCTCGTAGTTGGGGGTTTGATTACCTATACAGAACTAAAGATATTCTATTAAACTTGACTGAGGATGTGGAGAGAGATAATTCTACGTTTACAGCAGACCCTATACTTTTAAAGTACAGACAAACAATAGAAAAATCTTTGTTTGATGCTTTAAAGAATGTTGAAAGTGAATTTCTAGTTCAAGACCAACAATTTTTCCAAGCTTATGAGGTAAGACAAAAGCTATACGGAAATTTAGTTGATTCAACACTAAATAAAATATTCCTTGGACTAAACAAATCAATAAAAAACTACGAAAAACAAATTAAAAAAGAGGGTATATCTGCTAAAGAATTTTTAGAGGAAACAACCAAAGCTAAAAATTACCCACAAACTCCACCCATTAATGCTACTGGTAAAGCACAACAAGCAGCTAGTATTATGAAAAAATGGCTAAAAGGTAAAGTATGATAAGTAGTCTTGTAATTAAATTAAAACAATTTTTAATAAAGTTAGTTTATTTCTGTGAAAGTAAAAATGTCCTCACAGAAAAACAAAGAAGAATAGATGTTGTAGGTGATTGTATTTACAATGACTTACCATTACTTGTTTTAAATACTAAACAAAATAAGGTTGCAGTATTCAATCAAATTGAAAACACTGTTGAGAATTTAAATGTAATTGAGGGTGGAAAATTTAATTATTTTGAGATAAGTAATAATAATATACCTAAATTTGACTTTGTTTGCCCCGAAATTCCACTCTATGTGGTAGTAGGTGGCCCAGAAACAGCTTCTAAACAAACTGCTTTGAATCTGGGTATTAGTAATGAACACTGGGAAAGGGCAAGTTTGGATATAGAAACAATTAAGAAATGCCTGCCCCTTTGTGGAACACTTGGCATTGCAACAAAACCTAAACTAGTTATTTTTAATTGGGATGACCCAGTAAATAAAGCAAGTGTAGTTAGTAAATTAGAAGAGGCATTAAATGAAGCGTAATTTTACAAACGATCTTGGTTTTGTTCAAAAAAATAATGTTGTAGTTAGTGAAGGTATCACCTCTGTAAGTGCTCCTAGTACTTCAGTAGATTATAGTTTTAGTAAACACAATGTTGATGATAAAGATATAAAGAAAGTCATTGACAAAGCTTGTAAAGCATACACAGTTGATGGATTTGTTAGAGTTGCGGTTGATAGACATGCTGAAATGTTTAAAGACTTTGAGCTTCAATCACAAAACACTGAAGCTGTAAAGTATCTTGAAAAAAGATTAACCCTTATTAGTTTATCAACAGGGGAGCATTGGAAGACTCTTATTGCTAGATATTGCCATGAATATTTTAAACATGGTAACCCTATGCTCTTAAAAATAAGGGGTGGAACACAAGAAAATAAACTAGTTAAGAGACCACTATACGTTGAAAAGCCTTATGCTATTAACGGTTTATTCATTGTAAGTCCAACTAAGTACGAACCATACTTAGAAGAAGGACAATTCTTTGGTTGGACTGTTACAGGTAATCAAAAAGACAATACAAAATTAGTCCTTCCAGCATCAGATCCATTAAACTCTAATTTAGGTTTAATTAATAGAACTCAGTCACCTAGTAAGAATAAGGATAAGCTTGTACTTAAAAATGGTGTAGACATTCTTCACACACCATATAAGAAACCATCAAACTCTCATTATGGTATAGGAATTACTTTCCCAGCCCTTGATGATATTTCTTTACTTAGAAATATTGAACAAACAACAGCTATTGGACTTAAAAAGAATACTATTCCTATTTTATGGCACAGAATTCTTAGATCAAATAACCCATACGAAAACCCACAAGAAGAAGTTAGTAAAGTTCTAGCAAGTCACAGAAGGATGACTCAGGATGGTTTAATTGTAACTCCTGGAACACACGAACTTAAAGTATTAGGTTCTGAATCTCAATCACTTAGAACTGAAGGTTATTTAAAGTACTTTGCAACTCGTGCTTTTTCTGGTTTAGGTGTTTCTTCCTTCTTAATGGGATTTGAAACTGGTACTATCGGTACTGGTGAAGCTGCTGTTGAACTTTTAATGAATCGTATTAGGTTCTGTCAATCAGAAATTTCTTTGAATATACAAATGTTCTTATTTAATGAAATGCTTTGGGAAGGTGGTTTTGATCCGTATACTAACGAACAAGATCAAGTAACTCTTATCTTCAAGGAAGTTGATGAAGCAAGAATGATTAAGCTTCGATCACACTTTGTTGATGTCTTCACTAAGAATGGTATTGGGCTAGACGAATTCAGAAAATTATCACAAATACCTGAAAAAGTTAAGTTAAGTGACCTCTATATGAATAGGGTAACTATACCTATCGCAAAAGCTGAGGCGAAAGCTAAGGCAGATTATGCACCAGAACCAGTTGCTCCTACAACACCAAAAACAAAACCTCTAGTTAAAAAGAAAAAAGTTGAATCATTTTTTGATGAAAATTTCAATAGAAATCAAATAAATTCCTTTATTGAAGGGTTTGTTCTTGAATTTGAAATTTACTTTGAAGGGCTTGAAGAGACTATCACTAATTTAGCGGATGATCCACCCGCATTACTAGAATATCTGAAACAACTTGTAGAAGAATAGGCAAAATAAATGATCCCTCCAGAAGTATATAAAGCATTTGAGAAAGAAGGAGCATGGGCTGTATTAGCCCTGATCTCTATTGGCTGGGTTCTTAGAATGGCTGCTAAAGACAGAGAGATGCTTGTTAATTTAATGTTTCAATTTAAATCTGCTATTGATGGATTATCATATTCAGTTGAAAAACTTGGGGATAGGTTAGAAAGCCTAGAAAAGGTTACTGAAAAACATGACGCAATGGCTGAAAGAATGGAGAGGTTAGAAGGATTGTTGAGGGATCAAAATAAATGAAAATAGATTGGGGTTGGCCTAAAGCCGTACTACTCTTTTTTGGTTTAATAGCAAAAGGGTTATCTGTAAACGAACCTTTGCCAATACCAGCAGGAGAATTAATTAAAACAGTATCTAATGTCCTATGGATTGCTTTTGATGGGGCATTTTTGTGGTTACTACAACCACCAAAACAAAAAGTAGACGATAATTCGGAGGAAGTATAAATTATGTTAGGTGGATATAGGGGCAACCCTTATGGAATGGGTGCAGCTAACAGGAGAGGACCTTTAATTTCTCCTGGTGCTCCCCCAATAGTAAATAGATCAATTGTACCACATGGTGGTGCGGGAATAGTGCCTTCTTCTGCTGGTAATTACGCGGGTGTGCCCGTACCTTACAGTGGAAGTAGGGCGATTGTACCGTCCTATACTGGAAGTAGGTCGGTTGTTCCAGCTTATAATGGAAGCACAGCAATTGCACCTTACACACCACCAGCTGGACCAAATTATGCTGGTGTCCCTGTTGGTGATGCTTATAGTCCATATGGTGGAAGCAGAGCAATTGTACCATTTGATGGTGGTGCAACTGGAGCAAGTGGAGCAGGTGGTAGAGCTTCTTACAAGCGAAGAGGACCAAGAATGGGTGGTTTTGGTGGTAAAACTAGTGCATCTTCTATGACTAGAGATATTGTACCCTACAATTCTGTTGGAAAGTTTGCCAAACATGCTGGAAATATTGGTGCTGGGATTGGTGGTTTAATGGCACTTGGTGCTGTTGGTAAAACTTATGACCGACTTAGGCATGGTGAATATGGTGGAGCAGCTTTGTCAGCAGGTATGGGTGCAGCATATGGTTATGGTGCTTATTACTCTGCAATGAATAAACAAGCTATGAGCAATCACTTTGATACCGCCGCCAAATTTGTAGGAAAGAAGGGTTCTGCTGGTTTCTCAAATATTAAGGGAACCAAATGGGGTGGAGCAATTGCTAAATTCTTTAGTTAAGGGTGTATAATGGATATAAATAATTTACATATTATAAATGAATCAGCAGTTTTAAGGGTAGAGAATCCTATCTATGATGGATTAGGTGGACCTATTCAAGAAGCAGCTATTGCTGATTTTAAGGTTAAGGATGTTCAGGCAGTTTACCCCTTAATTAATGCTTTGAATTCTGAGAAGATTACTAGGAATAGTACTTATTATCCTAGACAAGAATTAATTGGTAAGAAGAATAAGTCTAATCCAACTGGATATTCTAGTTGGGTTTTACCATATGCTAAACCTGTTATTGAAGAACACAGATTAAGTGATGGTTGGAATCCTGCTTCTTCACCTTTAGGAAGAGTATTAATGTCTTCCTACAAACCACATGAAGCAAGCAAAATTATTCCTGCAAAAGGTGGTATGCCAGGATATGAAAAAGGTGATGGTGCTATGCAATTTGTATGTTGCATTAGTGACCAAACTGCTGTACCTAAAGTATTAGGTGGAGCTTTCCACACTGTTTCTATTGGTGCAAATGCTGAGGGACTTATTGAGTCTATTTCTGGGCAAGATTTAATTCAACTTAGACGACAAGGAAAAGAGTTGCCGCCATATTCTAGGGGACAGAGATATAATGTTGGCAATAAAGAACAACTATCTTACTGGACTTATAAAGGGATCAGAGGCGCAGAAGTTAGTTATGTAAACTCTCCTAGCGATACTGATGCGTATACACAAGATTCTGACATTGGTATTGATAATGTAAGAATGCTTTTAGGGCAAAAGAAGATTGGTGAAAATACATTTGAGTTCTGTGATGCTTTAACTCTTGAAAATGTTCTTGAAATGTCTTCAAGTGAGTATTATGCTATTGCTCCAGATGCTGAGTTTATTGAATCACAAAAGAGACCAAAGCAATGGAATATTGCTTTCTCTGGTGAGAAGGAAGCTGAAAAAGCAGATGTAACGGAATCTACTAAAGAACCTATCACAGAAAATACTATTGTTGTAGACAAAGATAATAATAGTTTTAAGGTTGTTAAGGTATTAAACTCTGAATACATTCTTGGTAGACAGTTAATAGGAAATAAAGAGTCTCTTAATATTAAGAAGCTTGAACAAAAAAATATTACTAAAACTGGTGAGGCAATTCAATTAAGCATAACTGATAACCTTACAGAAAAAGAAAAAACAGAATTAAAGGAATATTTTAAGAAAAAATCAGATCCTAACAGCGAAATATTAAAGAATTCACCTTTTTCTATTCCTCTATTAGCTTTACACAACAAAGAGTCTTGGGATAATGTTGATTTGAACTGGGCTTGGAGTTTTAAACAAGTAATGGAAAATTGTTTAGATTCTAACACTCTTCAATTATGGGGCATTGGTTTAGGAATAAGCAAAGAGTCTTTAGAAAAAATTAATGCAACTATTGATAAGGTACAAAAATAATGAAAGAATTAAAAGAAAAAGTAAATATGTGCCTAAAGTCCTTAACTGAACTTAAAAAAGCAAAAGAGGAGTTGAAGGAAGATGAAAAGTCTTTAAACGACTTTAATTCCATTTGCTTGTCTCTTATTGAGAGCTTCTACGCTCAGAATAAGGTTGCAGGTTTGGTAGTAAAGGCTTTAGCAGCAGCAGAAGCACCAAATGAAGGAGTTGGTGATGAGGCATTACTTACAAAGTGCCAAGAAGAGTCACTAGAAATTTACGGTGATTGGACAGAAGAAGCTGTACAGGTTGCAGTTATGTCATACGTACTTCAAGGCGGCGAATTTACTCTGTCTGAAGAAGAGTCTGTAAAGATGGTTCCTTTGGAGTCGTTTTACGGTCTTACAGAAAGTATGGGTGATTCTGAGTATACTCAAAAAGAATTTGAGAGTCTTCCTGAAACTGTATTTGCTGGAGAAAACAAAACATTTCCAGTTTACAACTTGGAGTCCGCATTACTAGCAGTTAAAACATTAGAAAGCTTAGAAGAAAAAGAAGATACAACAAATAAGGTATTTGAAGCTTCTGCTAAGTATGGTATTGTTAAGACAGAAAATGGTGTTGGCTTTACTCCAATCCAAATTGAATCAGTCGGCTCTGACAGTAAAGTTACAAAATACGTTCCTTTTGTTTTAAATACAGAAGCAGAATTTAAGGAGTTTTCAGATAATATTGATTTACTAGCAGAAACTTACTCTATTAGTAATGACATAAAAGAAAAAATACTTAGTTTTTCAAATAATATTAAAGAAAAGATTATTGAAAATAAAGAGTATTCCCCTCTATTAGTTAAAGAAAGTGAATTTGACAGCCCAGTTGTTTTAACAAACGAATTTCTGTTGTCATACTTCACAAAGCACGAAGCCCAAAACACTGAAAAAGAAAGTTTGATGAAACTTGTCGGGGCAGTAAGAAAACTTGGGATTAGTAATGAAAGTTTAGAAGAAAACGCAAAGCCGTATTCTGTTTTCGGTACTTCGGTCTTAAAGAAGCTGATGTTAAAACCAGTTGAAGGTAAGGCAGAGGAAACACCTAAAGTAGACGTAGTTGCACAACCCAATTCAGAAGAATCTAGTAAAGCAAAAGAAACAAATAAACCAGAAACAATACTAGAAGTATTTGAGAAAACGCACTTTTCATCATTCAAAAACAGTAAAAAGAAAAAATTAGGAGAAACTAAGTAATGAGTATTTCAGATTTCTATGGCTCGTCAATGCAGCCTACAAAAAGATGGACCGGAGGCTTTACAGAAGTCTCAGGACCACAAGTTGGTCAAACACCGCCAGAAGCTCTGCGTGTTGACCCATTCCTTCCTGGTCAATTTGCTGACCCTTACGATCCAGCCGGAACTATTGTAATCCCAGCAGGTCGTTTTGTGTCTATTGGCCAATCAGCTGCTTCTGCTGATGCTTCCTATACTAGCACTGGTGGTGTTGCTTCGGTTAACACATCTAGAATGGGACAAGCTGCTAGAGGTTTGACTATGCTTACTCTTCACGATGGAAGAAACTTGACTCCTGTTGGATTGTCAACTAATAACATCTTCAAGAGCACTGCACAGTATTCTACTGGCAACCCAACTGCTGGTGGTGAATTCTGGCAAACAGGAAATACGTTTGGTACAGACTCAGCACAAAGTGCATCTGATGTAAAGTTCAGACGCGGATTCTTGGCTGCTGCCCCATTCGTATTGTCAGTTAACAACGCACAAGGTGCTTTGGTTTCTGGTGACAGTTTGACAGGTTTCTGGGGATCAACAACTAGCACTTCAGCTATTGGTTGGATTCACAGAGGTAAGCCAGTTAAGCGACAAGAAAAGACAGTTAGATTCCAATTGTTCTCTGCTGGTACTACTGTTACTTTGACAGAAGCAATCTATCCTGGTATTGAACCACGCGCCATTGCTCTTAGAAATACAACAACTGTTGTAACTGGCTCAACCACTTTTGCCTTCAACGGTACAAACTGGGTTGCAACATTGCCAGCTACTTCAACTGAAATCTTCTATGAGTACGGTCAAGCTGAAGAACAACATGGTGGAGAAGTTGTAAGAATTCAATCTCTCGCTGATGTTAAGTCAAGAGAAGAACTGTTCAAGTTTGTTGAAGTTGCTAGAGGCGACTACCTCAACTATCCTCCAATGAGTCAAAAGGTTGCTGTTGTTACTCGAAATCAGGAAGCTGCTTCGGTTGTTACTGCTAACAGAGTTTATCGAATCCTTAATGCTCCTCTTTCCATCAACCACGCTGTAGTTGTAGAAATGCAAGGAACTGTTCTTGATCCAAGCACTGGAATTCTTGCAACATACTCTTCAGACAACTGGTTTACACTCCCTTCAGGTCCTCAACTTAGTCTGGTGGTTGCTCTTAACGGACCATACCACAACATTAACTGGAGAACAGGTACTATTGAATTTGCTGCAAACGTTGCAACAATTACAGCAGTACGAGTAACCTACTCTTCAATTGCAAATGATAGAACAGGTGCAGTATTGTGGGGTGCTGGTATTGAAGGTCTTACTGATGGACGATACCTTACAGCTGGAGCAGGTTCCGCTGGACAGTTGGTACCATCAAGTAGAACTGGTATTCCGGCTCACCTTAACTTTGCCGATGTTGTCGGTGAAATGAGGTTCCTGGTTAAGAACTAAGATGTACTTTGGGTGGGGCAACCCACCCATAAAAAAATAATTAGGAAATTAAAAAAATGAAAAATAAGAGTATCTTAAATTTAATCAAGGAAGCAACCAGCAACGCAGAATATGAATTTAACAAATTTGTTGAAGCATCTGGAATGACTATCGGCACTGAGGAAGGAAACGTCTCTAAAGCAGAAGCTTTGGGTGCTATGGACTCAGTTAAGGAATATGTCCACGCTCTCTTTACTAGAACTGACTCAGAAGGTAACCGTATGGAAGTTCCAAACGTTGACCTTGCTGAAATGTTGACCTCTTCTGACTCTTCTGGTGTGTTCAAGCGTGTTATCAGTGAGATTCTGGTTAAGCCAAAGGAACCAGCCCTCTTCCTGTCAAATAACGTAGCTAAACAGGTTACTTTAGATGCTAAAGCACCTTTGACAGTTACATTCCCAGTTGTGGGTGCTTACCAAGCGTTCCCAGTTGGTGAAGGACAAGAGTACAGACAACAAGTTATGACTATGCAAGAACACATTGCTAGTCTGCGACTTGGTAAGGTTGGTGTTATGGCTTCTCTTACAGAAGAAGTTGTTGAGCACTCAATCTATCCTCTCATCAACCTTAACCTTGAATTGATGGCAAATGGTATTAACCGATACGGTGAAGAACTTTGCTACAAGGCTTTGACTCAGAAGGCACAAGAAGTTTTCAACAACGATACTGGTGTATCTGCTGAAAGAACTTCAGGTGTTGATGTTGGACAAGTCTGGAACGGTTCAGTTGCTTTGAAGGATATCTTGACAATGGCTGGTGTTGTTGTTGGTAACAGATACGAACCAAGCCACATGTTGATTCACCCTCTGGCATACCACGTTATCTTCCAAGATCCACTTATCCGATCAACATTCTTCCACCAAGGACAAATTGGTAGCGGTATTCACCGACAACTGCCTAAGTTTGACCAAGGTGCAAATATGCCATTTGGTTTGAGTTATGTTCCTTACTACGCTCTTCCTTATCAGGAGTCTGGAGTTATGGCAAGTCACCCAGGTTCAGGTTTCGCATCTGCCCTCTTGACCGACATCTATGTTATTGACAGTGCAAACTCAATGACAATGTTGAGCAGAGGCGATATTGAAATTGACAGCATGGATGACTGGTTCAAGGATGCTACAACTCTTAAGGCACGTAAGTACATGGCTGTTGCTGGTATGGATGGTGGTAAGGGTATGACAGTTGCTCGAAACGTTCGAGTGGTTGAAAACTTTACCCCGATTATGACGGTAAGAAATACGGTCTAAGTTGTGGGGGTGAAAACCCCCACTCATTTTCTCCTTTTAAGGCTTATCTAGTGATAGATAAGCCTCTATTTATAATAAGATGGTTGGATTCCCAGAATTAGTTAATAATTATCCAGAAAACGGTCAAAAAGACTTTTTAGTGGATTCTGACATCTACTTGGATTGGTCTAAAGATATTGACCTCTCTCAGTTAACAGACTCAGGTGAATTATCAAAAAGATTCATCTTAATAAATGAGTCAACTAACACAACTACTCCTCTTACATATATTAGCTATAACGCAAGTAATAAGAGAGTTACCCTAAGACCTAGTACAACTTTAACAGCATCAACATCTTATAGGTTGGTTGTTAGAAGTGGGTTTGCGGATTCTGTTGGAAGAAAGACTAGACAAGACTATACTATTTACTTTACCACAAATAGTATTGGCATATCTACTACAACGCTAGTAACCCCTCCAGACAGTTCAGTACTAATTGATTTACCTTATGTATTTAGCTGGACAGCTAGTACTGCAACTACGGGTGTTGTTAATCTTGGTTATGATGTTAATTTCTATGAAAATGGTATTAATATTGGCACCTTCACAACAGCAAGCACCTCCCTATCTTTAAGTACAGGTAGTTTTGAGTCTGTCATTGGTTCTGTTGTTGGGAGGTCATTAAATTGGGACGTAACACCTAGAACTCATGTGGGTGTTACAGGAACACCTTTCTACACCGTACCTTCTGAAAGACGAACTGTTTTATTTCAGAGAACACAACTAGAAGCTACTGACCCTACATCAAATAGGACTTATGATTATGCAGACTATACTGTAACTAAGCCCTTATACGTAGAAGAAGTAAGTCCAAAACATATGACCTCAATGGTAAACAGTTTTGGAACTATAAGCGTTACATTTTCCCAACCCGTAGCTACTGGAGCTATTAATGATTATATATCATTTACTAGAAAAGATCAACTACCAAGAAACGATATTGAAGCTAGTTATTTAGATCTTCCAGTTAGTGGGTCGTGGGTAGTGTCTGGACTAACAGCAACCTTTACACCTTCAGAGACTATACTTAGTAACCTTAAATATACTATAACAGTTAAAAAAGGTTTACCAAGTTTGAATGGTTTAAGAACCACAACTCAAGAAGAAGTTTTCTGGTTTTCAAGTAGATACAACCCATACTACGTTGATATTAGATTAATTAAATCAAGGTTAAGATCAGAGGCTGCAACAATGCCAGACGATTTAATTAATTTCTATATTTATATGGCATCACTAGAGGCAAATGCTAAGTATCAGGCATGGTTACTAAACTTACCAAGCATATCTAGCTTCTCTGACCCTTTAAGAGAAAGTTATGTTAGGAGTCCAAGTAATAACTTAACTGGTTTTGGTGTATTAAAGTGGGTTGAAAATTACACTCTTTATAACATCTATTCTTCTATTCTTGTAGATGAAATTAGAAATGTTGGTAGAAGAAGAAGATTAGCTGATTACGAAGAATCACTATCAGATCATTTCATAGATGCAATTGATGCTGCAAAGAAAGATGTTAAAGCTGCTCTTGATCATTGGGAGTCCTTCTTGATTCCAGCTATGGATATAGGTGTTGGTGGAAGAATGACAGACACATATCTACCTTATGACCACTATATGGACTTATCATTAGATAGACCAGAATATGATAGGGGAGATATATTCTAATGTCAGAGTGGGGTCAATCTAGATCTAACTGGAAGAAAGCTTATCCTATTGGCAACAGTGCGGAAAAGTTCATCTTTGAAAACCCAGATTACGCAATTTATTTAAGGTTGCGCGATGAGGATAAGTGTGCAAAGCATTGGAGCGATTCAGATGCGTCCACTACCATAGCTAGGGTGACCGAAGAGGCTTGCAGTAAGTGTTGGGGTACTGGGAGACTGGTTACCCCTAAGATCATCCCTATAAGGCTTGCACAAGGACTAGCAAGCACACAAGGTGAAGTAAGAAGCGAAGCTGGTTATCTTGAAGTTTGGAGTTATACTGGATATATTCCAAGAGTTATTAAACCAGAACTTGAAGATATTATTTTAATTTGTGAGTGGAACATTCCTATTGAACAAGTTCCTGTTAACCCTAAAAGAAAAGTTCTTCGTTTTACTGATGCACTAACTATTAAATCAGTTGTTGATAGGTTTGAAAGAGAAGTTGCATACATTGGCATAAACCTAAAAAATACAAATATTGATAAAAATCTGCTTGATAAAAATATTCCACTAACAATAGACACTCCGATTTTCAAAGAAGAAGAGTGGTCTAGAACAACTTACTGGTAATTTATATGGCGACAAACGTTTTAATATTAGGTACAGCTACTGATGGACCATCAAATACTTGTGTTCAAGTTAATAACTTAACAACACTTAAACAGACATTTGGTGGAGAGTACATACAAAACGTATCCCTTACAGCGACAGCTACATCAGCAATACTGGATTATACACCACAAACAACTGTAAAGAATTCAGATACCTTGTTGACTGGTATTCTATATTCTCCAACAGTACAAGATAAAACACTTTATTTTGGGTCAATTGGAGGTACAGGTAAGTTACTTAATTTACATTATTGTCCCTATACAGAATCATCTGACATTATTAGTAATGCCACTTACTTACTTGAAAACGGTCAAACTAATTTCTATTGTGGTAGGTTAGGTGGAGTATCTGCAAATTGTGATCTAGATGATTGGGTTTTTACATCCAAATATCGTGGAATAAAATACAATAATATTAGCTTAGATATAAGCACATCAGGAATTATCTTTGAAGCATTTGAAAACTACCCTGAAAAAACTTATTTTGGTGATGTTGACACTGTTGTTAGTAAGATAAACAGAGACTGTGATAGTGGGTTATTGCCTTTTTATATTAGTAAATATAATATAGAAGCTTTCCCACCTGACGACACTTATACATTATCTAATGGTTCAGATGGTGCTGTTGATTTTAATAGTATTAATGAGTTTTTAGATATTAATGAGATTCCATATAATGTTACTCATGTTGTTGTTCTTGGACACATTGATAACAATATAATGGGAAGAATATCAGACTTCTACAACGATAATTTTAATCAATTAAGACAATTTTGCTTCCAAGTTCCAAGACTTGTTGGTGGTGTTAACTATAGTGGGGGATTGGTTGCATCAACTACTTTTGGCTTGCAAAACCCGTTTGCACCAATAAACACTTTTGAGGCTACATTAAGTGGAACTGTTTTGAGCACAATAGAAGGTTGTTCAATCTCGCCAACAGGAGCTATTGTAGTTGACAATTTAAACCCTACTACTTCAGGGTATGTTGCGTACTCTGGAACAAAGTCACTTAGGCTTTTCCCAGTAAGTTCAGGAGCATTGACATTCACTCCTCCAGCAAACAAAAAAATAAGTTCTTTTGGTTTTTGGAGTTGTAAAGGATCAGAAAGCTACAGATTGACAGCTTTTGATCAGAACAATATTATTTACGAAACAACATCACTAACTGGTGTCGTAGCCGAAGCAAAATACTTTTTTGGTTGTCAATTTAATAAACCCGCAACACGAATAGAATTATTGTTAATAGATACCGACGACCACTTAAATACTACAATTGACGATGTAACGGTGGGTGTGGTGGCTTCTGCTGGTAATGAAAACAATGTTGACGATATCATGTCTTACCTAAGACAACTACAAATACGACACCCATTTGTAACATTATTTGCTGGAACTTGTGATTTAAGTATTAACGGACAGACATGGGTACAGAATTCAGTAAATGCTGTGAGTTTAATTTTACTAGAAAATGATGGTCTGTTAACTAATAAACCTAGTAAAATATTAAGAACAACACCTAACTATGCTGAACCAGAAATTGAATTTGCATACCTTAATGGTATAAATGTATTCAGACGATGGATAGGTAATAATAGTGTGGCTGTGGATAGTTCAGTCTGCTCTGATTCTACTTTCAGTTATAATTATAATTCAAAAGTTTGTGAAATACAAAAACACGCAGTACAATATCTTAGAAAATTCCTTGGAAACAATTTACAACAAGGCTACCAATCAAACTTATCAAACACCTTAAAAGGAATCTTAGACCAAATTAAGAATATAACTATTGAAGATGTCACTATTTATTTGAATGACGGTGTGTTAACTGTATTTATTCAGGGACTTATTTTTTCTCAGATACTAAAAATATCATTTAATGTTATGGTTTCTTAGTCTCTATTTGTTAAAGATGTTTAAATATGCTTTTAAATAGTAATTCAGACAATAGGAGCGACTTTAATCCTTATAAAGTTGGTAGTTACATTTATGAGCTTATAGGGGATTATTTTAAAAACACATACGATGTTGGGTTTTCTAATGCGTATCCCAAAGAAAGCGTAAATAAATCAACCATAGTTTATAAGACAATTAAAAGAGTTCCTGGTGGTGGTAAGAATAAGACCGCCCAAGCAAGAGGAGCTAATTTTGAGAGACAATTACATTCTGATGAGTTTGGACAAGTTGTAGAACAACACAAACAACAACACACCATACACTTAGAGTTTTCTGTTTTCTCTAGTTCTAGTGATGAAGCTGATGACATTGCCTGGGACCTTGAAAATGCAGTAATTGATTGTGAAGGTGAGTTACAAAGACTAGTTGAAGGTTTATCACTATCATTTGAACAACAATACGAAGACACACACTATGCTTGGCAGAGAGTTGATGATTTACTAGTTAGAACTTGCAGATTTCAGTTACTCTTCCCTGTTAGACGCAAAGTAATCCTTCCAGAACTACGAGAAATTAGAGTAGAAAAAAGGTTAGGATTAATGAAAGACATTACTGACATTATAGTTCAACCAGATAGCAATAGCACATTATTTACAATACCAACAAGAAACTCAAACCAAAGAATCTCAGAAGTACTTTCCGTAAGGAAGAGAAAACCCAATTCTACCGTACTTATTGAGCTATACGAAGGTGCAGACTATCAAAAAGTATTAGAAACTGATAACACAATCAAAAGTCTTAAATGGCTTAGAGAATATGGGGCACCACCCAAAGAAAACGAAAGCTTCATTGTTGAGTATGCTTATTACTCAGGAACTACAACACAAACAATTAGGGATGGTTACTTAAATTATCCTACAACCATAAAAAAAGAAGAAACTTAAGGAATAAAAAGCACTCTATTAATAATTAGGAGATAACAAATGGCAATAAGAACTGGATTTACCTCTTCACTTTTTGGAGGGAAGATAAAGCAAATTGTTGAAGGTCCTTCAACAAACACTTTACTTATTATCGGTACAGCACAGGATGGTCCTTTAAATAGTCCTGTTCGTATCACTGACGGAACACAAGCAGAACGAGTATTCGGACCTGCAAATTATAGTAAGGGCTACCTAGACCCGACTACAGGCACTGAATCTAACAAGTATGCTGGAAGTACTCTGCCATTAGCTATTGCACAAGCAATTGCTGCTGGTGCGCGGGACATTGTTGCTGTTAGAGCATCAGGAACCAAAGCAACTGTAACTTTGGGTGGTGGTGGATACTTAACAGGTGTTGCTAGAAACCCAGGACGAATCTACAATACCCAATCTGTATCTCTAGGTATTGTAGGTGACCTTTATACCTTTACCTTGACCCAACCTTTAACAAAGGGTGGTAACCTAGTCCTTACAGGTAGCGCAAGTGGTACTACATTAGGCGAATTTATTATTCGAGTCAATACAAACTTTGCAAATAAGAGTATTGATTTTAATGATACTTCTGCTACTGTAAATCCATATCTTGCTTCTACATTGTCCTCAATCTATGCTGCAACTTCTGGTACAGCTAACTTTACAGGTGGTACTAATGGTTGCTTTGCAAGAGGCGAAACTTATGGTCCTGAACACTTTACAACATCTGGAAGTGGTCTGTTTGATTATGCTCTCGGACTTGTTAACGCAACGACTGGAACATTCCAATCAATTAGAGATAGTAGATACCCATTTGATGTAGCTGTATTGACAGGTGTTCACGTTGATGACCAGGTAACTGCTGGTGGAAACGCAACTTCAACATCCCTGCTTAATGACTTTGCTGACTTCATTGATGCTGTAAGCTCAGAGCAAACACAATGTCATGGAGTTATGGCTACTAGAAGCAATCCTCTTAGAGATAATGCTGATATCATTACTTACGCTAATGATTCGTTGTTAGCAACATCATACGGATATTACCGACAAGCATCTAAGTGGATTAAAGCTGGTCCTATTCTTGCTACTGGAAGAACTCGATCTGGTACTAATGGCACTCTTAAAGATGTCTTCAGTAACGTATCTGTTGTTGCTGGTCCAGACGTAATCTACAATCACCCAGACATGGGCGGAGATTACAACTACCAACCACACGTATCTTACGCTGCATTCTTGACTACTATTCCACCTGAGCAATCAACAACTCAAAGAACCCTGCCAGGTATTAAAGGTTATACTAGACCATTCCCACAAAGCACTGCTGTGTTGTTAGGTAATGGAGTAGGTGCTGACCTTAATAACAATGTCAGCGGTGGTGGAGCATACGTTGTACTCGTCAGAGACCAAATCAGTCCTCTTGGACCTTTGGTTATCAATGATGATGTTACTGCATCTGCTAGAGATGATTTCTTCAGAAATTATCAGCAAATGAATATGTGTGCATCTATTCAAAAGGACATTCAAGTTGCTCTTAGACCGTTCATTGGACAGACTTTGGGTTATGGAACTCAGGCAGCTATGGAAGCTAAGGTGGAAAACGTCTTGGCTGGATACGCATTGTCTGGTGGTCTTAGAGGTAGTAGAGGAGAAGGATACGACTTCAGCATTGAAATGGCTGGAACCGAAGCAGCATTAGGTATCGTAACTGTGTTGTTAGAACTTGCTCTTTCTAGTGCGATTAGACAAATTAAGTTGAATGTTTCAGTGAGACAAGTTGACTAATCTATAATAGGAAAATATAAAAATGGCTAGAACAAACCCTTTTCAAAGAACCGCATACAGTCCGCAGAGTGCGAACTATAAGCCTGTTAGAGATGCATTCAGCGTTGCGGATTTTGCTGATTCAACTTTCTCAGGTCATGACCTACAAGTATACTTCAACGAAATCAAGGTTGGTAACGTTGAAGCAGTATCTTGGACAATTCAAACAGAAACAGTTAGTAACCACGTCATGGGTCGAAGAGACCCAGTTGCCTTTACTCAAGGTAAGCGTGTTGTAGTTGGTTCTATGGTTTTGCAACAATTTGCAAGACACGCATTGCTTCAACAAGTATTTAAACTTCACAATAAAGTGAATGGTTTAGACATCGGTACAATTGGCGACTTGTGGAACCTCTCATCGGGAGCACCTACTAATGGAGTCAATCTTGCTAATGGAAATGTAAACACAGCAAATACAAGGGGATCAAATCCTTTGGGTGTTACATCAAGCTTCAGCAATACTGATGCAAACAACCTTGGTAACTTGTCTAACTTCAGAGGTCTAAGTGCTCAAGATCAACAAGACCAACTTAGAGATCAAATTATTGATGCTGCTAGGTTTGTACGAGATACGAAGGTTATGTATTCTGACCAAATTCCTCCATTTGACATTGCGTTAGTTGGTGTGAACAAGTCTGGTGCTGCTGCTCGTTGTCTGCTTCACGGTATTCAAATTACTCAAGAAACTGGCGGTTACAGCCAAAACGACATGGGTAACTCTGTCGGTATGGCTTTTGTAGCTCTTGCTGTCACTCCTTGGACAGCTATTGAAACTATTAATAGATAATAGTTAAACAAAATCCTGGGTGGAAATCTCCACCCAGGTACTATTTGAATTTGTATGACAGGTAATCTTCTAAATGTTGGTGACAACACCGGTGGTGGATTTGTATGGACTAAAGGTTCTAACCCACCCGTATCCTGGCAACGAGCAAAGAATTACTCTTTTGCCAATATGAAGATTACTGCTTTGATTCCTTATTCAAAGCAAGCACAAAATTCAAAATTAGCCCAAATAGATTTACATAACGTATCTCTTCTTTCTATATCTACTCACAGAGATAAATACCCTGTAGTTAGTCTTGGTAGAAGAGGTATTAGAGCCACAACTAAAGGGCATAGAATGGTTGCTGGTTCCATTGCATTTTCGTTTATTAATGAAAACCCATTTGCACCACTCATAAGAGAATACGCTGCATGGATGGGGAATGCTTTCCAATCCTACACAATTCTGCCTGATGAATTGCCTCCTTTTGATCTATTGGTTTTATTTGAAAGTAGCCAAATAAAAGGAGATAACGCTTATTTCCATATTAGAGGGATACACATCCTGGACTCTGCTAAGAGTGTAAGTACAGATAATATTGTGCTTAATGAAACTTTTAGCTTTATGGCAGAAGCCATATCTGAAATACAAGACTTGTCTGGGTTTGATGTTTATAGTAAAACAACGACAAGCAAAGTACAAGCTACTGCTGATAAAGTGGTGGGTACACTTCCTTCTATTATTTTAACCAACACCATTATTGCGGCTTTAGTTGGTGCTGTTAGTGGTGACTTAACTGGGGTTGATTCTGGTTTAAGTGGAGGTGGAACTAGTCCAAACACCCCACCTATCATACCTCCAGAAGAGGTTCCAGACTCAGGAGATTTAGGTCTAACTTGTATTAATTGTTTAAGATATGGATCTGAAGTACCTACAAAAAATGGACGTAAGAAAGTAGAAGATTTAGTTGTTGGTGAGTTTGTTGATTCATGGTTTGGTGAAGAAGAAATCACCCACATTAAACATGCTGCAAACCAAAAAGTATACAGAGTTTACACAAACAATGGCATAATTAAATGCACCAAAACCCACAGATTTTGTGTTAGTAAAGATGATTGTGACAAATACAAGCTATTAAGTGAACTACATATTGGGGACTTTCTGTTGGATAAAGACTTTAATCCAATTCAAATTCTTGATATTGTTGATGATGGGTATGGTAGTGTTGTAAATATAACATTAAAAGGTCCAAGCCATGCTTATCTTAGTGGTGATATATGGAACCACAATAAGTTTGCTATTATAGATGGAGTTGTGACTGATTGTGATGCTCTTGTACCTAACGCACCAGTAACACCACAACCAAACACACCACCACCAAGCGGTGGTGGAGGTGGAGGAGGCGGTGGCGGCGGTGGGGGTATTATAGTAGTACCAGACGACAGACTAGGTGCAAGGAGTAGCGGAGGATCTGGCACTACCCAGTCAACAAGAGGTGACCTTGACGGTTCAACTGAATTTATTCCTAATCCTTACCTTTTAATAAGCAATAGCGGACTTAAATATGAAGACAATGGTGCAAGGTCTGGTACTTATATAAAGAAACAGAATAAAAACTCCGTAAACACAAGTTCTGCTGGGTTTGATTTCTTAGCTCAAGATGCTGAGAGCATTTTCTTGTACAATGAGGATATTATAAGTACCATATCAAATACTAATACAGGAGAGGCGTAAACATGGAAGAAACCAATAGAGACTCATTGAATGTGAGGGGTGGATTATCTTACAACAGTGAAGAAAGGTGGAGAGTCGTTGATAGTTATAATTCTACTTACTGGTCTGGTTTAGATGTAAACGTTTATGCTAATAATATTAGGCTAGAAGAAGCTGTACAAGTCTCATATCAAATTCTAGAACCAATAAGACCACTGTATAATTATGCAAGTCATGTAGCAAATAGAATTATTCACGGACAAAGAATAGTTGCTGGTGAGTTAACCCTTAACTTTAAGAGAGATGGTTATCTTTTTTCTTTACTTGATGCCTTAAAGAAAGAGGATAATTGGTTACCTGCATCAAGAGATAGTGAGGTTAATTCCCCCATTCCTGCTGTATTGACTGAATATGGTGCTTTTAATTATGATGATACAATTAAAGCAGACATTAAAGCAGGTAAATATAAAGGCAAACTCCTCTCAGACATTATTAAAACAGTTAATGATAGGGAATTACAAACATCTACCCCTAACAGTCAAGCAAACATATCCAACAATTCAGGTATGTTAGAGACAACTTTAGGTGGTTTTGATTTAAATATTATTTATGGTTCACAAATAAAAAGTGAACAAGTATTAAGATTTACAGGTAGTGATACACTAGTAAGTGATGCAACTACAACTAACGACCCAAAAGCAGACACTAAAATTGCAAGCGGATTAAAACTTGTAGGTGTTAGTCTTGGTGGAATTAGTAAAGTAATTTCAGATGATGGTAGAGCATTGATGGAAACTTATACTTTCCAAGCTAAAAACATTCAGATTATTAAATTAGAAGATTTATTTATAGGATAAAATATGTTAGGTAAAGGTAAAGCAGACGAACAAACAATAAAAGAATTGAAACTTTCAAATCCTGGTGTTCCACTACTTAAATGGGCGTGGGCAGGTACTGGTGACGAGATGATTTTCAAGGTTGTTGACAGGGAAACCTATCACTTTATTCTTGAATTGTTGGAGAATTGTAAGAAGAATCGTATTACTACATTTGTAGATGAGATTAACCAAGCACTCTTTGATAGGTGTGTATTGTGGCCAAAATTAACCATTGAAGAAAAGTTTGGTTTACCTATTGGGGTTATTCCTTCTTGTACTAAAGTCATTCAAGAAAAATCAGGTTTCCTTGACGTTGATATTAATGATAGAATCCTAGCTCCATCAACCAGAACCCAAATGATTCAACCATACCATTATTGGGGTGATATCACTGATGAACAGATAACTGAGTTAAGAAAAACAACGTCATTCCCACTCTTCAAGATTATTGTAGAAACATGTGTATTTGTTGTTAGACCAATGACAAGAACAGACGTTCAAGTATCTGCACAAGCTATTGACGACCAATTGGCAATTACAAAAGCGGTGACTATGTGGCCTGATGAAGTACCTTGGGCTGACCTTCCTGCTGGATGGATTCAAACTCTCCACTCTTGTGTATCTGATATTTCAGGTTGGGATGCTGAAGGTATCTGCACAGAACTTTAATTCTTACAACTTACAGTAAGTAATGTGGGTTGCAAATTACTGCAACCCTTTTTATTATAAAACCATATTTGGATATTAAATTGAAAGCACTATTGAAACTGTTAGAAAGTATTAAGACATTACTACAATTATGTTTAAATAAGCAAACATCCGAACTAGATAGGAATTTTAGGTGGTTTGATGTTACCTTGAAAGGACCAGACATGCAACCTAAAAAATACGTTTTTAGGGGATTAACACAGGGGGAGCAATTAGCTGTAGCCAGTAAAGCAACACAATACGAAGCAGAAGAATATATTCTTTCAAGTTGTGTTGCAGATTACAGTTCAAATGAATTACAAGGTACGTGTCTTAGATTACTAGAATTAATTCATTTAAGATCAGGTAGCGACCCAGAAAGATACATAATAACAGAGACATCTAACTGGTTAACACATGAAGACGGATTATACGAAGCAGCTGCAATTTCAGTTTTGTCAGGTATAACACCAACATATTTAAGAAATTGTGACCCAACTGATAGAATGAAGTGCCTTCTATTAGGTAAGATTGTGTTTGAAAACATGACTGGTAAGACTGTGGAAGAAAGTTTTATTAGGGTAGAAGAGAATACTGAATTAAGTGCGGCTGTTCAAAACACAGAAAATAAAATAAAAAATGAAGCCCACCCAGAAGCATTTATGAAGCATGGTGGGAGTTTCCAGTATAAGAAATAATGATAGGATCAGATTTTCACAAAGAGAAAGAAACTTTTATTGATAAAGTTTCAGCATTTGCAAAGTTTGCAGGTGTGGCTGCTGTCGCTCTTGGTTCTGTTCCTTATATTAGTAAAAGTGTTGCGTCTCAATTAGCTGGTCAAGGAACCACTCTAAGAAAATATATTGGGGCAATAGCTGGTGTTCAAGACAGTAAAATACTCTTCTCAGACTCTTTTAACTTCATGGCTGATAGTGTACCAAGAATTAGAAGGTCTTTTTTAAGTAGTGCTTTAAAAGCTGAGAGGAGAACTACCTTCCTTAATGCTATGAGGGAAAACGTAGAGGATTCAAGTCGTGAAGCTTTTGATACTCAGAAACATGCAGTAGCTGAAGTTTTTGATTCCTTTATGGATGGTAATTATTCTAAGATTGCTGACGGTCTTTTACAAGATACCCACATGAAAAGATTCCAAGAAGCCACTCCTGGAATTCAATTTAAGACAGTTAGGGGCGTTACTGGACAGGAAGAAATACTAGAAAAACAAAGAAAAATGGTTCAAGAGTCTATGAAGAAGGCTATCAAAGAGACTCCAGACATTAGAACCAGTACAATATTTCAGGGAGTTAATGGAGCAAAAAATGCTGATGTGTTATTTGATTCAATTAAACGACACCTAAACGAAACTCAATCTGTTGAGACTAAAACCCTAGACCTTTTAGGTTTAACGAAATCACACAAACTTCTAACCTTAAAAGATGTAGAAGGTACTCACAAAGCAGCAGTTGAAACGTACCTTAAAAATGTAGGTAGCGACGATACCGTTGATATTGTATCAGCCAGAGCAAGAAAAGGTTTAGAGGAGCTTTTATACTCTAAAGGTAAAGATGATACGTTAATACCTAACGTCCCAGCTAATATTATAAATGATGTAAACACATTAGTAGATAATACTTTTACTGGTCTTGCAATGAGTGGAGATGGTCAAGTAGTCTCACTATCTCATGCAAGAAATATGAGAAGAAAGGTTGCAAGTTCTGTTAGAAAAGGTGGACAAATTCCATTACTGCCTTTTACTTTTAATATTCCTACAACCATTGGTAAGTTTTTAGAGCCAGATAATACACCTATTAAGAATCTTGGATTCTTAAACAAACTTGGTGAACTAAAAAGAATGGGTGGTTCTTTTGGTGAAAATGATTTTGGTATTGGCATTGGTAGCGATATTATTAAAGTTAACCACTTAAAAGAAACTGATTCATTTGTTTTAGAAAAACTTAATCTAGGCGATGCAAGAAGATTCACTTACTTAGACAATGAAAGAAGCGAGATTCTGCAAAACATGTCTAGGGCAAGATCAGACATTGTTGATGATAATTTATTTAAAGACCTTCTTTCAGACATGGATGAAAAAGGCAACATAAAAGGTGCAGCTAATTTCTTCTTCCAAAGAGAGTCTAAGAATATGACTAAAGTAGAGAGAGCAGCTTATAATGCTCAACCTGAACTCTTTACTTTACTTGTAGAAGATGGAAAACTAAAAGCCAAACCTAGAAACTTAGGTGGTGTAGGGTCAGACATAATAACTAGGTTTTTTGGTGGTGATCCTAGTAATGTCACTTCTGATCAACTTCACCCAAAACTTGTTGCAGGTTTCTTAAAAGAAAATGAGGGTAAAATCCCTACGGCTATTGCTCAAGACTTGCAAAGAAGATTAGGTGCTACTGTTACGCCAGATTCTTACAATGATCTTAATACTGCAATTGCTGCAATAAGCAAAGCAAAAGTATTTGATGGTGACGACTTCTTAGTTCAATTAGCTGAAGTTGCAGGTGATACTGATAAGCTTGGTGCTTTTTTAAGGGGGTCAGATTTAGAATCAAGGACTAACTCCCAGTATGGTGCCACACTATCTAAAGCTCTGGCAGACTATGTTTCTGATAGTGAGAGACTTGGAGACGTTTCAAAAGCCACAAAAGGTGGTTTCAAAGAAAAGGTTGAGGATACTTTATTAGGTGAAAATAGTTTATCATATCTACAAAAGAACATACAAAGAGGACTAGTTGAAGAAGCAAGCGTTAACATAGGTGTAAAAGAAATTGAAGATGCACTTGCAGGTTCCAAGACTGGTTTTACTACATTAGAAGGACTTTTAAGAGACATTAGAGACCCCCTCTCAGCAAATCCAGAGTCTGTTAAGTTTTTTGAAAGTTATTTGGGTGCTGGAGTACAAAATCTTGCTAATCTTGCTGACACAGCTTTTTCTAATACTGCGGCAGAGGAATATATTCCATCTGTTGGAAGGTCAATTGCAAGTGGTTTAGCATCAAAACAAGGTATAGATAGTTTAATTGAAGACCCCATAGCTAGGTTAATTAGCTTAGAAAAACATAGGAGTGATTCACTACTACTCTCAGCTTATACCCAAACTGAGGATAGGGCTGTTAATGCAACTCAACAACTAGCAAATAACCTAGGGGTTTTTGATTATTACGATAAAAATATTTTTCAACGTGGAGTAGAACCACCAACAGTCCCTGAAGAGGTATTCTCCAGGTATACTGTATTACCATCTAATTTTCCTTCTCTTGGTTCCATGTTAACTGGAAGTAAAGAAAGCATGCTTCAGATGATGGCAGAACAAGCTAAAAGAGGTTTTGGTATGTTGAGTGCTGGAAAAGGCTTGGTATATAATAGTGAAGCTCAGGGCTATTTTGGTACAGCTTTTACTGCTTTATCTCATGGTGCGGTTAAGGTTTTAGAAGATGCTGGTTTAGGACTTGCCTCAAGAGACACGACTACCTTTGCAAAAACACACGCTGCTTTATACGCAAAAAGGATTTTACCTGTTATAGTTGCAGGTGAGCTTTATAGAAACTTTAATGCAGATATGCACGAAAAAGATCTTGAAGGTATTGATGATTACAGTGCAAACATATATGCGAATACAAGAATAAATAGTGCAAGACTTAGAGATAATTTTGGTCTAACAGATCCACTTAAAAATTTAGTATATGGTGTTCCTGGATTAGATAATTATCTAAATCCATTATCTGAAGAAGAGACAAGAGAAGATATTCTTTATGGTAACGAGTTTGTAAGAACAGGTAGGTTATTTAGTGTTGGTAACAGAAACCCATTATACGGTGGTGCTGTTGAATCTGCAAGACCAAATGCTTATCGAAGATGGAAATCTCACTGGACTGAAGCAGATAACGTTCAACTATCAAATCCGAACTATAGTTACCTACCAACTCTTACTAATCCTTTTGCACCTCTTTTCAGGTTGTTTAACAGAGACTGGCAACAAGACTTAACAGCTAAAGACAGACCATACGCTTCCAAAGAAGAAATGTTTGACTACTTAGAAAAGAGTCAAGAAGGTTACGCATCAAAAAATTCGGGTAACTATCTACAAGCAGTTTTATCTAGTTATAAAGGTCAGGAACCTGTGGAAGACTTTTTAGATAATGCAGGAGTGGGTGGTTCTACTGATGAAGGTGGAATTTTTAGAGGTTTCGGAATAGGTAAAGGCTCTGGCGGAGGTGGTTCAGGTGGTGGACACGGTTCAGGCGGGGGCGGCGGTGGAGAAGGTGGGTCTTATGGTGATAATAGGGTCTACAAGTATGGTTACAATAAACACTATGAAGAGGAAAATTACCACCACAATGCTTTAAGTGAAGTGTATGAAAAGATGGTTCACCACACTATTACACCTATGGGTATTTATAGTGGGGTGGCAAGACAACTTCCTTTCTATCCAGAAGAGCATGCCTTCCAGATTCAAGACCCTGATAAAGCTTTTTCTACTAATAGACTTCTTTACTCAGCTAAGTTTGGTGAAAAAGGGACTGGGATGTTTGGTGAATTCTTTAGACGATTTATTGACGAGCCAAGACAAGACCCAGACGCATTTAACCCCTTACCTAACTCAATGCCAGGATGGATGCCTTCCAAGTTCCGGACTGGGGACCCATATGCCAGAGTCTCAGACGGAGAACTTGTAATGCCTGGTGATGCTTATGAAAGAGCAAACCCATTTGTACGACCATTAAAAATAAGAGGTTCTTCTATTGGTTTGTCTGAGGATGAGATGGTTAAGTCTTTCCTTGACCCTGTTGGTGTAGAACAAGCAGAACAACTCCAGAATATTATGGAGTTCGGAAGTGCCGCCCATAAAATTATCATGCAACAAATGAATCAACAAGGTATTCTTGTTGGTGCAGAAATTGCCGCATATGATGAGTCTGTGAATGGTAGTGCAACAATTGAAACATTGGTTAGAGGTAAAAGTGGGTTAGAAGTAGTTGAAATTAAGACTAGGGGTACTGAAAATATTAATGAGGATGTCTCAAAATATGAAGACCAACTTATGTACTACATGTACCTTACAAAAACAAAGGTAGGACATATTGCTCACGTTAATAGGGATAACCCATCTGAAGTCAGAATTAAAAGCTATGAATACGACCCACATCGTATGCAAGAGATTTTTGAGAAGGTTGAAAGAGCAAGAAACAGAGTTAAAAATCTTATTGAAGAGGGTGTTGTAAGTCCCTATGAAACTTATGGGTTGCTTGAAAGAATTGAAGTCTTAGCAAAAGTGGCTCCAGAATCAAGTGAGTATCGAAGATATTTACAAAGAGCAGAAGATTCTGGTGCGTTTGGTGGTATGGAAGCAAGAAGATTTGAAATTGCAAAAGAAATTGCAAGAAGAAAATCAGAAATGTATAACTTGTACCCTAAGAGAAATGTTAGATTAGAGACTCAAGCAGTAACTATTGAAGGGTTTACAGATACTGGTAATATTATTACAGACCGAGGTATTGTCAAACTGGCTGGAGTTGATTTTGACCCTCAAGCGTTTACTTACCAAAATCCTGAAGATGTTTATAAGAAGTATGGTCTGAGTGTTGGTAAAAAGGCAAACCTCACATTAATTCAAGGTCAATTCAATCCTGAATTAATGAAGCATACTGTATTAGACGCAATCATTGAGGATGTTAATAGAGAATTAATTAAGTCCGATTATGCTGATAGTGATTACAAATCTAGAAACCCACTAGCAAATCGGGTCATAGGTAGAACTGGTTTTATGTCATCCATTACAGAATACATAACACACAGCGATAATATGGTGTCAAATAAATATCTGCGCGTGAGGACAGGACTTGAACAGTTTAAGAGAGGAGAAGTTTATGGTACTGATGACTACTCTTTGAGAGACATTAAAGATAACTATGTCACACCAACAATTAACTCAATCATAAGTAAAGACCCTATTACAGCAGGTATTCAGTCAGCACTTGCTGCGTCTATTTTTGCACGAACAAGACAATCTAGGTTGAAAGTAGCAAAGGTTGCTGCTGTTGTTGGGGCTAGTCTTTCCATTATTAGGAACATAGGTGAGGCTGTAAGTGGAGATACTTGGACACCTAAACGATATAAAGATCGTGCTGAGTTTGATGAGTATTATGATACTCTGACCTTTATAAAAGAAGCATCCATATCTAATGCGGCAAGGAAGAAAGAGGGTGTAGACGAACTATCTGCTACCATGCAAGAGTCTCAGTTTAATTCTTTGGCTACTGATGCTGAGTTTAAAGCTCGGAGAACTATGTATGGGTTTGATGTTGTGTCAGGTACCTTACAAGAAGCTTTAGATGCCATTCCTAAAAGACAGAGACAGATAGCTGAATCAATTGTCACTACTGGAACTGATAGGGAGAAAGAAGAATTTTATAGGTTGCTTCCAAGAGCGCAAAAAAGGGTTCTAGGTAAGTTCTTAGGTAAAGATGTTGATGATGTTCCTGATAAGCCAACACTAAAAGAATACTTTAGAGACCATGCTTTGCCTGGGGCAGATTGGCAAGGCTGGAAGAGAGACGTTGACCTTGAGGATATTAAGACAAGGGCAAGCGAATTGGAAGGAATTAAGATTGCAAGGCCGAGCAGAAAGAAGCTTGAAAAGGCAAAGGCGTACACTAGAGATATAGAAGTACCAAGAATGAACCGAAGATCAAGGAATAATATAGAGAGAGAAATCGGAAAATTAGCCTCATCTGGCGAATTTGGTAAAATAATTGTAAATTATAGTCAATTTCCCACCGAAAAAAACGTAATAAATATTAACCTAAACGTTTTTTCTGATATATCTTCAGAGATAGAAGCAGAAAAAGAGCGTACTAGGTCTCGACTACAACAATAAAGGTTAAACATGCAGAATAGAAATAACATCCCAACCAAGTTCTTAGAGTTGGCACAATTAGAAGGCATCCGAGCTGAGATAGCTACTGACTATTATTTTAGAAGAATTGAGGGTCAATCTTTTTATGACTTGTCGTTAATTCTTCAAGCTGATTTTGATAATAACAAGCTCACCGCTTCTAGGGCGTTGATGCGATTGTGGAATAATTGGAAGAGCTTTACTTATAACAACACAACATTACAAAATAAGAAAGCTGTTGTTGCAACTGAACCAGCACACATTACTAACACAAGAAGACAGTTTGTTAAAACAAGTTCATTCCTAGACGATGCTAGGGAAGGATTAGAGAAGCTTATTGGGCCTGTGAAGGACATAGAGGCTCCTCTAAGTAGAACAGGGTTGGAAGACACGGTAGATGTTGTTAGTGACCTACACATCCCTTTCCACGATGAAAACAGTCTTAAGAAGTTGATGACTTCAAAATCTAAGAAGCTTATTATTGTAGGTGACTTGATGGATTGTCTCTCAGCAACTTCTCACAGAAAGAGAGGTGACGCTGTAACTCTTCAAGAAGAGCTTGCCATTACTAGGTCAATCTTAGAAAAGCTTGCATCTAAGTATGAAGAAGTTCAAATCTTGGCTGGTAACCATGATAATCGTCCAACTAAGAGATTCCAAGAACAGGTATCAGGTCTTATGCCTTTAGTTATTCACCCTCTCGTGTGGTTGTCTGTAGGTTTGAATAATGTTAAGTTAATGAACTTTAAGGTTCCAAATACAAAGTCTACTCTTAACTTCTCTGAGGATGTTGATATTAACTATATGGGTCTTGATGCAGATTGTCTTTATGGACACTTTGAAGGTTTCTGTGGTAGTGAAGCTGTTAAGAGATTAGATGTCTGGATTAGCCAATGGATACACGTTTTAAAAATCAAACAACCAAAAGCAGTTTTCCAAGCACACACTCACAGATTAAATATGGAAATTCTCCCTACAGGAAGATATTTGTTTACTACTGGTTGTATGTGTATGCCTCAAGCTTATCAAATTGATGGTCACGGAAAATATTCGCCTCCAGTTCTAGGTTATGTTAAGCTATTTCTTAATAAAGAAAAGACAGGATATGACTTTGAAAAGACACAATTGATTTACACTGGTAATTGATAGGATATGAAATACGGAAAAGCTTATTACAAGATGCCTAAGTTTGATACTGAGTATGAAGCATTGCTTCAAAACAAAGAAAAAGGAAACTTAGATGACAAACAATTTAAAGCACAATTAGATGAACTTAAGTTCTCTAAGATGATGTACATTATTTACACAAACAAGATGGTAGAGTCAACAGCGAAAAAGATCAAGAGCTATGCAAGAAATAGCGATGCAATTCTAAAATCATTCAAAATACTTAACTAAAATTATTGTAGTCAAATCTAAAAATAGAGTGCCAGCAATGGTGCTCTATTTTGTTTACTAGTGAGTAGAACAGACAAACTCCAGAATTCCCCAACTAGTCCAGGTGATACGGTTAGGGATAAAAAGACAAAAACTGATTATGTGGTACAAAATATTGTTACCTTATCAGCTGGTGGAGGATTGTTATATTACCTTTTAAGAGCTAGTGATGGTTACCTAGACCAATACAAAGGCAAAGACCTTGAAGATATTGGTATGCAAGCCGTTAGAAAGAACATAGAGGAGCTTACACCAGAGGAGGTGTTAAAAGATAGGGCTGATCTACATTCAAGAGTCTTAAAAGGCAACCAAGAGATTTTATCTAAAATTGAAACAGAAGAAGGAGCAGTCTTTCGGGCTATGCTTTCTATCATCAACGATACTGATGATAAGACCCTACAAGAAAAGCTCTTAGGCATAGCTACTAATCTTGTAGAGAGTTCTAAGCACAATATGTCAGAACAAGAAGTTCTTGAAATTATTCGCAGTTCTTTAGGCGAAAATCAAGAATTTTATTCTGAGGAGTACTTGGAAGATGTTGCAAGAGATTTAACTGAGAAGATGAAATCATCTTCTAAAATGAATTATCTTAGGCCAAAGAAGTTTATTCCTCCAAAATTTGAAGGTATACTTAGTCAAGATGAATTTAAAAGCAGGGTAAAAAATAGGGGTCCATCCTCTTTTGGTAGAAAGAAGGGACTAGAAACACCTAAATTTGCAATGTCAAGAGATAATGATTTTCTAAATGAAATAAGGTTCAAATGGTTAGGTGATAACGACAAATATATTCCAGAATTTTTAAAAAAGATTGGACAGGAACCTGGCAAGGGTACTGCTATATCAAAAAGGGCTCAATATTTAGCTACAATAGCGTGGGGTGGGATTCCTGGTCAAAAAGTAACAGCTGGGTTATTTAATAATTCTAAGAATGGGTACAAACCATTATTAGGTTCAATGTTAGACAGAGCAAGCTCAACAGGTAAATATAATTTTGATGATGCACTTAAAGATGCAGAAAAGGGTAGAATGACATCATCAGGCGCAAATGAGTTGTTTGAAAGTGCTTATTTAGATTACAGAGCTAAGAACGTTGATAAACTAAGATTTAAAAAACTTCGTAACAGAAGAACTGCGGCACAAGCAAGACACAGAAATAAGAGCACTAAAAGATATTCCTTAGATCAACTTAAAGCAAACTATGTACTTGCAAACCCAGCTGAAGTGTTTCCTAATGGAGAGCAAAGAATGTTCTCCATTGATAAGAAGACATTGTTTACAGATATCTTAGAAGGCAAGACTTTAAAATATAACAAAAGTACAATAACTTTACAAGACAAGGCTTTAGGAAAAATTTTAAATTCTCAACTACCTAATAGTAGTTCTATAAACATATCAGCATTAACACTAAGAAAACTATCTGATTCAACTGAAGTTGAGTTAGAGGATTTACTTAAAGAACACAAAGAAATTGAAGCTAAATTAACTTTAGATGAGGTATCAACTTTAAAACTTAAACACAACATACTAAGAAAAAACAACAAAGAAACTCTTACTCAAGCTGGACAATATGTTGATAATCCAGTAGTAGAATTCTCTTTAAATATGCACCCAGAAATGAGCCCCGAATCATATCTTACAGAAAAAAGCGTTATTATGGGATATGACGAAGAAAATAGAACTAGAAAGTTTTATGATTATACACAATTAGATGAGGTAAAAGAACTTCAAAAAAGAGGAAAGCTAAATAAGCTTACTTTTGGTGAATTACCAGAAGGAGCATCTATTAGTGACTTTGACATTGAAACCATAAAGTTTAAACCTTTACAACTACAAGCAAAGCAAGCAACACCTCAATATATTGATGCTAAACCAGTAGAAACAAATGCTGACTACATGAGAGTTAGAAATCAGAGTAGGCTTGGTTTTGCTATGTTAGAAGAATCAACTGGTAATAAACCAATTAGGTTACTTGGTACAGACTCTTTGGGACCTGTGCAAGAGCACCTACGAAGAGGATTAGAAGCTAGTCAGATGCTTGGAGAAGGTAGTCTTATATTTGATGTATCTATGAAACAAGTTGCTCATGATCCAAAAAATGGGAAAGCTGGTACTAGAACAGTTATTGAAAGAATGGGGCTTGGTTATAAAGATATTGATGGAGTAAAGAGCATAGTTGATTTTAATGGTGGCGATGAGCTTAATGCACTTCTTAGAGTTGCTGAAAGTTTTGAAAAAGCTCAATTTGTGGGTACGCAATGGAGTTACCACTTTGAAGAGATTTTAGACAGAATTAGAGTTATAGCTAAAAGACCTAACCTAGCAAAAGAAATTGTGGAGTTTCAAGGCGAAAGTATAAGTGGTGATCTGGCAATACAAAAAATTGAGAGAATTTTTGAAGCAACCAGGGCAAAGAAGAACTATGATCTACTTGTATTAACTCAAGCAAGTGGAAAATTTGATATAGGTAATGCAAGCGTTAGGGAAGCATCCAGAAGACTTTTAAATGAAAAAGAAATAAGAGGTGGCATGGATGCAGTTGACCAGAAGTTTAGAATTAGAGATGAATTAGGGTTAGAAAATATTAGCTTTAAAGGTATGGCTGATACAAATAATTCTACCATTTATTATAACCCTAGTGATGGTGGGACATCATTAAGAGGAGCCTATAAACTAAAAGCATTTGAAACTGATGAAGTTGGTGGTAAAGGTATGGTGGCTGTTATGGAAAACCTTATCATCCAACCTGATGGTACATTTGTTGAAACAGGAGAGTATTCAAATCTAACTGGTACTGGTGCAAACTCTTTAGGGTTGAGGTTTAGGAAGTTTAAATCTTACACCGTAGAAGATGATAGATTATCTGCTGAGGCTGTTAAGGATATCAATGTGTCCACAAAGACTGTAGCACATAGTGATGCACATAGAATTATAAATGATTTAAACTTCTTCAATAAAACAAAATACCAAAAAAGTAATGTAACATCCCAAATGACAGATCAGTTGTTTGGTTTCCATGAATTTGTGGTCTCACAAGAAGTTAATAAACTGTTAACTCCTGAAGTTCTTGACGATTTTGATGCAAGAATTGGAAAAGGTTTAAGTTTAACAAAAGCTATTGATACTCTTGTTGATAGGGCTTACATACCTGGAAACCCAGATAATGCTGCTTCATTTACAAGTTCTTTAAGATTACGATTACGTGAAGCACTCACAGACCAGTCCTACAGAGAAATGTACACACAAGAATTAACACCTGCTATGGAGTCAGACTTTGGACAAACAATAGGTAGGCTAATAAGGGATGGTATGGATGGGGATACTGATAAGCTAAGACAAGCAATGCTAATGGTAAAGGATGTCATGTCTTTGGAAAGGCCAGGAGAAATTTTAAGTCAACCATATTTAAATATACATAGTCGTGACACTAGTGGAGGTTTTAGTGGACCTAAACTATCAATTACTGATAACACAACTCCAGAAGATTTTGAAGCATATGTAAGAAGATCAGCAGTACATGATACTTTTATGGATTCAGGAAGAACTGGAAATAAAAATGAAATCACTAAATTATTTAACGACGTAGGTGCAAGAAATAATCTACAAGCTCGTGACATGGCTCTTGATACTCCTATAGATGAAATTACCACCCCATCAGTAGTTAATAAACTAAAAAGCTCATCTTACAAAAAACGTGTACAAGGGGTTATTGCAACGAGAATAAATGAACTACATACGTTAGCTGATGAGCATGAATTAGATACAGTTAAACAAATTCAAAAAAATCTTACTGAAGCACTAGAAAAATCTTTTATGGGGGCGGAGAGGGCTGACCTAGCATTAAAAGATTTTATAACAGGAGCTTATGCTGTAGATAAGAACATGACTGTAAGGATGTTCCAAAGGAAGTACAACGAAGGTCTTGGAGATCTTATACCTAAAATAAGTCAACAAGCTGTTGCTGATATGGAAAGGGAAGCTGGTGAAACTATTTCTGGATTAGGCGAAAGAACCCCTTTATTAGATAATGTATTTTCTGAAGCAGAGCAACTAATGCATCAACTACATAAAGAGGGGGCTAACAAACATACCCAACAACGAATAGCTACTGAGTATATTAAGCAACAGGCAGAAACAATAAGAAGCTCCGAACCTGGTAATCTTATGCGAAACTTGAATGAAGTTGCTGCAAGGTTTACAGTTAGACAATCTGCCGCTGAAAAAACTACTGTAACCATGAATGAAGCCGCACAAAAAGTTGCAACAACAGCTGCAACTGCAAATGAACATTCAGATACTGTTTTTAGAGAGGCAATTAAGGCACAACACGAAGGTATTCTTGGTACTGACATGTTTGATGTTGGTAAGAATAAAAAGATTGTAGGTGCGTTACTGTTAGTTGGTGGATTGACCACACTACTTATGGCAAATAAGAATCCAGAAGAAAAGTATTCTGGTGGTAATGCGTCTAAAAATTCTCCTGGAGTTATTGGTGCTCAATCAGAAATTCCAGGTGACCCTACACCAGCAAGAGTATTTACAGGTGGGACACAACCTTTCCAATTAAATCTTGATATGAAAACTTTTGTTAATAATAAATACCAACAAAGAGCATTAGAAGAAAAGGTTAGTCATATTGTTAATAAGTATTCTAATGGAAACATGACTAAAGATGAAAATACGACTCAAGGACTACCTGTACGTCTAGCTGCTTATGAGCAAATGATGGCAGACATAAGATAATGTCAATTAACAATAAAATATCTACAGCTACTGGTATTGTAGGTATGGCTTTGCTTTCAGCCGTATCGTTATCTAACGATAAGTCTATAGCAAGAAGTTTTGGGTTGCCCGAGTCTGACCAAGAAGACGTAGATCGAACCAGGAAAATTGGAATATTCTCTGGTGTTGCGGCATATGCTTTTTCAGCTACTAACAGAAAAATAAACTCAGAAGGGTTTAGGTCCATGTTTTTTATGGGTGCCCAGATGAGTGCTGGTGTTGTTGCTGATAGGAAGAAAGGTTATGATCCAATCACAGCAGTTGGTATTCAAGGTTTAACTGTTTTAGCTGGATTTGCATCATATAAGTATGCTAAAAGCACTCAGAAAGATTTATTTAACAAACTTCGTACTCTATTAGTTAGTAAGGGTAAAAGTGAATTTGTAAACTCAATTGACTCTACCTATGAAACCGTTCTCAAGAAAGCACCATACTTGAAAAACTTCCTTTCTGAAGAAACCATTCCTAGGTTGTTAGAAGTAGGTGTAGTCCCTTTTGCTCATAGTGCAACACTTAGAGCAACAGTTGGTTTAAGAAAAGCAGATGCTTCAACTAGGACACTCATACAAAATGTTGTTGATAACTCAGCTGGAGAGAAGACGGAAAGAAAAGATAGCCCAGGATCATATCCAGAAAACGATCCAAGACAAGTACATACTGGTGTAAGACTTAGAACGCACACAATAGAAAGATAGCCATGTTTCAACAAACTATAATGCTTAGTAATAAGGAATCTTTAGAGGGTATTCCCTTTGAAATTAAAAAGATTAGTGATGAGAACATTCAAGTTGTTTTAGCAACAAAGAAGGGAAATCAGACCGTATCTTTTAAACATAATGAGTTTCGATATTTAATAGGAATTCTTTATGTTAATAATCCTAGAATTGCTAAACTTTCTTTTGATGAGATAGGTAAACAGCTTAAGACTAATAAACAAAAAGTAATCTTAAGGGTTAGACCTAGTGGTAGACAATTACACCAAATTGATGTTGGAGAACCCAACACAAACATTTTTATACATGAAGAACCTAAACCAATTGATGTTGAGGAAAAGGTTGAAGCATCTTCTGGTGGTGACTGGCCTGATACAACATTAGATGTTAGATTTAAACCTGTAGGTAGTGTAAGGAAACAAGGGTCTTCATCAACAAGAATAGGTTATGCTGTTTTTGATGTTCCAATTCAGAATACGTCTGAACAAAGAACCACATACCTAGAACAACAGCAAACACTTAGAGAATCAGGTACCATTAAAAGAGGTTCTGGTTACTCCCACCAAACATATAATATTTCGTATATCTCCACAGGCACAGAGGAGATACGTAGTTCTGTTCAAGAAGTTCTTGAACAAGTACTGTTAAACCCTATTGTTTCTTGTCAAGGTGGTCCATTTGGAGAACGTCCAGGTGATGGAGATATTCCTTATCACGAACATATTATCAATAACATAACAATTTCTACTGTACCAGAACTTCCTTCTTCTATTGCAGTTGATATAAACATGTCTCCGTTTATGTTCAGTTGGTACTGTCCAAGTTCAGAAAATAAAGACACATCAACAGGGTTTCAAATAACTTTAGATGATGGTGCTTGTTGGCCATTAGTTAAGTTGTGGGGTAAAACAAGAGGAAGATCAGTCTATGATTCACTGTCTTCAAGAGCTTTAAACGGTAAGTTTATTCTTAGTACTCCTGATACTTTAACTATAAATCAAATAGAAAACAATATTAAAAACTCAAAACCAGAAGAATTTTTAAGTGAGTACAATACATTTAACGCACTACGAAGAATCTTATCTAATAGTATTGGCGAAGGAAATCTTGGAGATGATATTACAACTCCAAATATTAAACGAATATCATCAAAAGAACTTGGTAATAAGACTATCTTCTTGGTTAAAACCAGTAACAGAAACTACTTTAGTAAACTTTTACAGTTAAGTAGTTATGCTGGTTTAGCTGATTGGAATTTATATAAGACACATAACTTTGTTGACGATACAGGTAAGTACCTTCCAGATAGTGGAAATATAGATGCTTCAAAGATTGCATCCAGGGCTAATACTGTATTAGGTTACACAGATAAACTCCCAGACCAAAAAACATACCCATTCTTAACAATTGCTAAATCTGCTGGACTACCTGATGTTGCTATTGGTAAGTATTACGATAATCTTATTGAAACGACAAAAAAGACAAATAACCCTGTTACGGCTACCGATAAAAGAAATGCCGTAAGGTCACCACAAGAATACTTTGCTGTTGCTATTGAAGTAGTTAATAATGTAGACGCAAGTTTTTTGGCTGTTGTTAATAATATTTTCAAGATTGAGAGTGTTAAAAGAAAACAAGTTATAAATATTGAAAGAACTGAATACTTAGATGTTATAGAAAAAGCACAAAAAGCAAGTAAGACGGTACTAAGATCAGGATTCTCTGATGATGAGAATATCATTGTTGAATCAATTGCTGGTAGTAGAACTTTTGGTGGTGTTCCTACGCATGTGGAAGGTTCTTCTTTACCTGTTCACCAAGTCCTAGGTTCGGGTAGTTCAGAATTTGTTGTTAGAGGAAAAGTTATTGGTATTTCTGCTAAGAAACAACTTGAAAAGATAAAATCAGATTTTGACCAAAGATGCGTTAATGTTACTAACTCCCCTTATGGTGGTGGAGTCACAGAAAGCTATGACAGCATCCCATTCCTACAGGTAAATAACAACATCTTCCAACTAATGGGAGTTGATTTTGTTATGCCTGTAACCCTTAGTTTCAACAATATGCAAGGCTTCCCAGATGTTTGGGAATTTGAAATATTGTTTACTGAGTTTGATCCAAAAGCTCAAGCAGCTGAAAAGATTAAATTCTTACCAACAACTTTACAGGAACAAGGAAGAGTACTTAACTTCCAAAGACCTGGACCAAACGAACCTGATCCTTTAGTAGAGAAAGCAGTCGAATACTTCTCTCTACAATACTCATTGGCAAGAGAAGAATTACTTCCAGATATGCGGCTTCCTACAAAGGGAGAACTAAACTCATGGATTGATATTCTTAGAGAAGAAGCTATTAGAAGAAATAGTGGTAGACCTGCTCAAGACCTTACTGAGTACGAACTATCTATTATTGATATCTGTGAAGATTTCCTTTCTATTAGACAAAGAAGAGAGCAAATAGCAAAATTTATTTCTAGTACAGAAGCAGAGATTTCTTATAGTGAATATAATAATGGGCTGTGGGCTGACTCAGATTTTTATATTTGTTACAACCCTGATTCTCTGTGGGGTGCATTATTAGACAGGGCGGCAGATGCCCAGTTTGGTGGTATTGATAAAGATTTAAGACCAAAAGCGATTGCCGACAACGATTTTAAGAGAGGTATTGCTTATAGAGAGTATGACCCTATCTTTAATATCTATACAAACTATAGTAAAGATTATTTATCTAGTGGTGTTGAAGATTATGAAAAACAGATTAACAAGGCTATAGATAATTCTGAACCAAAAGAAAACGTTCAATATGCTACTCAATTACTTAAAAAAACTAATGAAGGGTACAACTCTACTGAGGGTGCTTGGTGGAATGTTACAACTGTTGGTACTGATGACAGACAAGGCTACACATTAGAAAATGAAGAGTACCTAAATGGTCCAGGTAATAATGCTTTTATTACGAATGTAATTAACCAAAATACAAATAAAGATGAGCTTACTGGTGCTAGATTAGAAAATACAATGCTGGCTAAAGACTACTTTAGTTTTGCATGGAGAATTAGAAAATTAAAAGAAGCCGCAGATTTTGGTCTACAGAGAAGATCTCTTTATAAGTTAAAAGGTGAATCACTTGTGTCTCACTTCCTGGTCCCAATTCCGCCTAGAGCCACGGCTGGTGTTGACTATTTAGATGGTGTGTTTGATGCTTTTAATGCAGTATTATCTGGAATAAGTGGACTATTTGGTGAAGAGTATAAAAAAGCAGGTGAAGTAGTAAGAGATATGGCAAGCAATATTTTGTTTGGCGAACCTGTTTATAATGATCTTAACTCTGATACTCTTAAATCTCTTCCAGAAGAATTCCCAATCTTATTAAGTTACTTTAGGAAAAGAGAAAGAGAAGGTAAAGAACCTACATGGGAACCATTAATTGACCTGATAAAGAAAACAACTTTTGATGACAAGTTTAATTGGAGATCAACATATCAGAAAACAGCAATTCAATCTTCTAATTATGCTTACTACTTAGCTAATCAAAACAAAAAACCAGATGTTTATAGTCCATCAGGTGTTGATCCAACAATAGCAATGTTAGAATCAGCATATGTATTTGATTATTATGCAAGTAAATATAAGATTGATCCAAACGTTATTAGAGGTTTTGTACTAAGAAGATCAGGGTTTGGTTTAAATAGAATTGCCGCAGTTGGTGATGGTGGGTATTTTAATCTATCCTTAGAAGAAATCAAAGCAAACCCAGATTTTAATGCACAGGTTGAACTTATATGTTCTGTATATTCTGGTTACTTAAAGAAGTACCAGAATAATGCAACCATTGCATTAATAGCAACTCACCTAAGATTAACCTCTATTGGTAGATCTAAGTTTTGGGTAGGTACTGGATTCAATAAAGAGTTTGAAGCTGAACTTAATAGGGCAGCAGCTAATCTTTCAGTAGAAAGATATGGTACTCAAGCAAGAAATACTATTAAGAAATTAATGCAAGCTGTTGGACAACCCAACTCAGCTATTATTGATGATTATTGGATTGGGTATATTGAAGTTTCAAGAGTTCTTGGTTCTGCAATCCACCCATCATTTACAGATCAATATGACCTTATGTTTAATCCGTTTAACGCATACATCTTAGTTGATAATGCTAATAACACAGTAAACATAGCTACAAATCAAACCCCAAGCGGAGAAAGAGTCAGAATTTCTGATCAAAGACAAGTAGTAACTAGGTTAACTGTTGGTGCAAGACTAGCTGAACAGGTAAATCTAACTGCCGAAGAAGCTACACTTATTAGACTTAAAGTTGATTTTGGTATAATCCCCCACAGTGAAAATGCTATATACTCATCTATGGTTGATGTTCGTAGATTTGGGTTGTGGGGAAGATTAGCTCAAGCATACCCTACATTTAAAGTTCTAATTATTAATGAAGGGTTTTACTTTGCAGAAGGTAACTTAAAGTTATGGGATCAGTTCTACACAAGAGGTGGTATATCTTCAATTGAAGTCTTTAAAACTAAAACAGACCCGTCTCATAAAGCTTTTGTAACTTTCTCTAATATGTTTACAGCTTTAACAAGGTACTCTCAGGTAGAGGCTTTGAGACAGAAAATTGCTGTTGATAGTGTTAACGCAAACCAGAGAAGTATTAACCCAATAGTTGGTGCAGGTGTGGTTGCTGGAAGGGTTTGGGATAATATCATTACCAAGACACCTAACAAAGATCTTCTTAGATTGTGGCAGAAAAACCATCTTGAAATGCTTGCTCTAAATCCAGGGGCAAGAATTCAAATAAGGATGGGCTATAACTCAAATGCAGCTGAATTACCAGTTGTATTTAATGGTAGGATTTTGAATGTACCTGTAGGTAATGGGTTTGTTAATGTTGAGTGTGATGGTGATGGTTGGGAACTCCAACAACCTATTGTTGATGGATTACAAAAAACTCACGATGGTGGTTTAGGTTATCAAAGTCCTACAGGTTTTGCAGGAACAGGAACTGAACCTGCTTACATTATTGCCCAAACTATGGTTCCTAATGACATAGCTGGTAATATAGCTGGTGTAGTCACTGGTGGTAGGTATGGTAAGAGGTGTGTAACGCCACACTTTGGTGACGTGTATTATTCTGGACTTACATACCACACTCCTGAATTATTTATGAATATGTATGGTGCAGGAAAAGGATTGATGTACCAACAATTTAATTGGTTGAGTGAAATTGCCAGCAAGAATGCAATTTATAATTGGGCTGGTACTACTCTAATTTCTGTTAGTGTTAAAGAACCTTCTGTTTGGAAGACTGCTAACGTATGTAGAATGGCAGTAATGGATTTTGTTACAGCAGTAGAACCATTCCATACAAGATCAACCCTCTTCTTTGGTGGTTGGTGGTATCCATTTAATTATGCTTATGACCCATCTATTCTAAAATACCAAAGACCCCCTTTGTTGGAAAACGAAGAAACTACAAATACTAAACCACTTTTGCCCCAGGTTGCTGCATATTTAAAGGCTACTAATTCAAAAGATATTGTCCTGAAAGTATTAGAGAGGAATGAAGTTGAACCAGGATTTGTTCAGGGGTCAGTTCTTGGAGATCTTGTACAGTATGTTACATTAAAACGAGCAGACGGAGATATTGTGAGAGCCAGATTCTCCGTATCACCAAAGTTTGGTCCTGATCAAATAAATCAGAATCCGAGATTGGTAACAGTATCTTATGTAACCGATTTTAAAAACATTGAAAACACTTCTGATAAACAAGCTGAACTATTAAAAGATGTTAATAACTACACAAAACACCTTAAATGGAAATGTTACACCCAAGTATGGCCAGCAATTACTGGTTTAAACTTGCTGTCAAATTCAATATCTAGTGATGCTTCAACAGTCTTTACTGACGCAACAGGTGTTAATACTTTTAATGGTGTGGCTTCAACAGATCACATGTCTAGAACATTAACCTATAGTGTTGATAGTGATATCCAACCAGCAGAAAGAAAAACTTTACTTGTTGATACTGGATTATATGTAACAGCCGCTCAAAAAGGTTATTACGAATCTTTTAAAGATGCTGTTGGTAAGTTTGTACCTGTTGTGGGTGACTCATTACAAGGAGTACCAGATACTCCAGCAGTGGAAAACTCTGTTCTAACTGGTTTGTGTGATACAGTTAAAACTATGTATTCTGGGGTGTTCTCTATTCAAGGACAAGCATGTATTAAACCAAATGATATTGTCTTATTGAATGATACTATTAATAGTCTTGAAGGTCCTTTGTTTGTAAGAAACGTTACACACATTTTAAACTCAGAAAGGGGGTTTGTCACTATGATAACTCCAGATTGTGTTGCACTTCCATTTACTAGCGTACAAGGAACAAAACTAGTTACTGCTTTATCAGTTGGACCTGTAAATAAAGTAGGTCAATACATGGTTGGAAGGGCAGTAACAACAGTTGTAGCAGCATACTTAACTAAGAAACTATATATGCCTTTCAACATGAGGGTTGCGGAACTTAACCAAGCCCTAGAAGTTTTAGGTTCTAGTGAATTAAATACTAAGTTCTATGCTAATTCTCTGTCAGAAATCAGAGAAAAACTTCTTTCTGAGATTGATTTGGAATTGAAGAAGCCTATTTTACTCAGACCATTTTATGGGGCAAAAAGAAGAAAACAATTAAACGAACTAAAAAGAATTCTTAATGACAAATCAAGTAATAACTTATTTGATATTTTAAGACGATCAAGAGACTTAGACCTTGAGTTACCAGCTTTAAGACTAGCATCTGGCCTACAGAAAAAGGTTTTAAACATCGCTGTAGAAAGTCAACTTTATTATGTTGATCTTCTAAAAGAGTTAGGAGCTAAGTTTGAAGACACATTAGATAGAGATAAAGTTATTGAGATTGCTGATAGTATTGTGGCAAAAAGACTCAAGGACCAGCTTAAATTAATAGAACCAGAAATTAAAGAAGAGATAAAAAATGCCTATGAATTAATTGCTAAGAGGGCAGAACAAATTAAAGAAGCTGAAACTGCTTATAATGCAGCTACTACAGTTGAAGGAAAAATAGTTCTTGAAAAGAGACTGAATGATCTTTTAAAAGACGTTGAAAGTTTAAACTATATGATTGAAACAGACTTACCTAATGATGCGGGTAGGTTGAATGACTTTATTAAGGAACTAGATACTGTTGAGTTACTTACTGATCGAAAAGGTTTAACAGCACAACAATTTACTGCTGCTCAGGCAGCTGGTATTGCAACTGCCGATGATGAACTGAAAGCTGTTGTAAGGGAAGCCTCTAATCCTGTTAGATTAGTTGAAAGAATTAAAATTGCTGAGAATGCGCTTAAAGCAACAGGACAAAAAGTTGATGATTTTCTAGCTGCTAAGGAGTTGGGAGTTGTTTTCAAAAATGAAAAAGTCGCCATAGCTGCAAGTAGAATGAAGAAAGTAATTGCTCCGTCTATTAAAGCAGTATCATGGCTATCTCCTGCTATTGTTTTAAGGGCTGCTGTTGAGGTTATTAGGTTTACAGTTGGTGCTTCTATTATAGACTATGCTAACTCTACACTAAGAGCTAGACAAGCTGTAACAATTATTCCTCTGAGAACAAGAGATAGTAATGGTACATCCCTTCCTTATGTTGCTGGTATTAGAGGACACCAAGGTTGTGTTGTAGGAGATGATCTATCTATTTTTGATAATTTCTTGGGTGGTTGGTTAGGTGGACAACATGATGGTCTAGCGGCTAAAGGTACAACTATCTTAGCGGCTCTAGTTGGTATAGAAGTTCCAGATTATGGCCACACACAATCTGACACTGAATACTTAAAGAGGATTAAAAATATAGGAGCTAAAAATGAATGAAAATTTTAGTAGTATAATTCCAGAAGACCCTTCACACCTTGAAAAGCTCCTTGAAAGGTATTTATTTGAACAACGTGCAAATATGGGGTTTGAAAGTAAACTCCCATATGGTCCAACAAATAATTACTTCCAGGCTGTAGGTAATGCTTTTCAACAAATAATCAATGCTGCAAATGGGCCAACAAATAACAACACTCCTGTAAATACTAATCCCATACCTAAAACAAAGAAAGACTTTATTGATAAAATACTTCCAGGAGCTAAAAAAACTTTTGAACTATACAATATTCCTGTAGCTGTTATACTTGCACAAGCGTGTGAAGAAAGCGGTTGGGGTAAAAGTGATTTAGCTTCTAAATATAATAACTTGTTTGGTATTAAAGGTTCTGGACCTGCTGGTACAATTGCTTTAAGAACAAGAGAAGGATCGGGTAGTAATCAGTTTGTTACTACAGCAAACTTTAGGGTTTACCATAACTGGGAAGAAAGTATTATGGATCATGGAAGATTTCTTACAGGACCAAGGTATAAGAAACAAGGCATTGGTAAATTACAAAATGCAGATGACGTAGCTAGAGCTTTACAGGCAGCTGGATATGCTGGTACAAATACAGAATACGCATCTAAATTAATTAATTTAATGAGAACTAATAATCTGTATCAATATTAATATGGAACAATTTTCATCAAATATCCCTCCAGACATGGATGAATTAGAAGCTACTTTTACAAGGTATTTGTATGAGCAGCGATCAAATATGGGTTTTGGTAAGGAATTAAGCTACCAATCATTGAGAGATTCCCAGGGCATATCTGATATGCTTGGATTGTCTTTTGATGACCCAGAAGAGTTTGCTGAAGTACCACAAGAAAATACAATTCAATCAAGTACAAACTACCCTACAGGTAAAAGACCCTCTGCTTGGGGTGGTTATAGTAATGGTAGGTTGCCATTATCTGCACTAAAAGCCATAGGTAAAAGAAGTACGAGAACAGCAGAATATAAAGGTTTTCATTGGTTAAGACCTGATGCCGCTGACGCATGGTTAAAACTAATGGAGCATGCAAGAAAAGATGGTGTTCGTTTAACTGTTACATCAGCATATAGAACCTATAATCACCAAGCATCAATAGGTGGTGGAAGAGCAGCTAAACCAGGAAGGTCACCGCATGGTTGGGCATTGGCAGTAGATATTGCTGAACTATATTTTAGTGGTTCAAGAGCACAATCAGTAGCAGGTTCAGCAAGAATGCGCCAAACACCTACATACAAGTGGATGGATAGAGTTGGTAGACAGTATGGTTGGGAAAACCCACCTCTTTTGAGAGATGGGCGTTCGCTAGACGAGAGCTGGCACTGGGAATTTGTTGGTTAATTATTATGAGCGACTATAAAGATCAATTAGATAAGAATAATATAAAGAATATTAGAGAGAACTTAACATATACTAGCGGTATTTTGGTAAATGCTGGTGATGTCGTTGCAGAGTTTGCCAAGAGTCCTTGGATGAGGTCTACGACTAGTATTAATCTTTATAGTGAGGAGAGTTGGGCACAGAAAGCTAAAGCATCTAAAATAGGTTTTGCAGTTGTTTGTAGAAGTTCTGAAGGGGTGGATTATCGTACCATATTCAACCCTAAAGTTTCTTGGGCTGGTCTAGCTGGCAATACTGGAAAAACCGGTGACTTTAATTCTGAGCTTCTTCGTGATAATTTTATTGAGGCAGAAATTAACTTTGCAGCTGGTAGAATACAAATGCCTACTATTATTGCTGGTAGGACCAAGAAGCAACCTAGAGGTGGTACTTTAACAAACGATGTTGGTACACCTGCACCTATGGTTGGGGACATAGGACCAACACCTGAAGGCAGTAAACTTGGAGCACAACAAGTACCTGAAAACTGGAAAAGTAATAAAGAAAAACCACAAACACCTGGTTTAACAAAAACCTCTCAGGGGACTAATAATGCAACTGGTACTTCTTTATTCTTACCATCAGTATTAGATAAAATAAATAAACCAAATACAGGAAACATTGTTAAGCCAATGAATCCGTTTGGGCCAGGGACAACAATAAAATGAGTTTAAGTATGTTTGATCAAACAAGGATAGCTATTGATAGGTATAGTGAAGAAGTTACGAATGATACTATACGATCAAATCAATTAACTTATTCAGATAGTGATATTGGATTAAGACACCCTGATCTTCCTGTAGGTGCTATATTTAGAGATCAAGGTCAGTTTGATATCTATGCTGGACAGGTAAGAATGCTTGGGGACATGAGTGGTGGATTATACCTTCTTTCTAATTCAACTATTGTAACCTCTAAGTTTATTTCATTTCCAAATACTGATTGGTTTTCATTACCTGTAGGTAATAAAGTTTTTAATCCCAAAATAAATGAAGACTATAATGTTTTACTAATTAAAAAAGATGTTGATATTAGTAAAATATATGTTATGGATGATACAACAAGAGTTATTCCAGAAACAGGGGAAATTATAAATAAAAAGCCCCTATCTAATTACTGCAATAATGATACTTTATTTGTTGATTATGATTTAGTAGACTCACCAGAAATGGATCACTTAACTTATTACATGGAGAACTTAAAATGACAGATTTAAAAATAACAGATAACGGAGATCTTATTATTGGAGCAAACGGAGACTTAGCTGTTGTTTCAGGTGATGAGCAGTTAGCACAACAAATTGTATTTTTACTAAAAACAACAGCAGGTGATAACTTACTTGAACCTGAAATTGGTGTAAGCTTAGAAGATTTTATAGGTGAAGAGAACTCTACAGCAACAAGGCTAAGAATTGAAAACAGGGTAAGAAGTGCTCTCTTGTTTGACTTATCATTATCTAGTGTTGAAGTTACGTGTATCCCTTTAGATAAAGATGAGGTATTTATACTTATTGAATTACCATCAAAAGATGATCCAGATAAAGTAATTCAAGTTAGCAGTCAATTAGACTTACAGAAAGGTTTAGTTTTTGATAGGGTAAATTATACTATATAACGTTACACTATCTGTAGTTTATGGAAACAAACAGTTTAATTGAGAAAGTATCCACAACATCTAGGAAACTTCCAGACTACAAAGTAAGCGACAAGTATGCTGGACTTAAAGTTGTTGGTTTAGTTGCTGATAATGGTGCTTGTGGGCATTATAGGGTAATTAATCCGCTCCACATGTTAAAAATGCATGGAGCAGATGTTGTATATGGAACATCTCAAAATTTGAATCAATTCATACATGCAGATGTTATTATTGCACCAAGACAAAATAGCCCAGAAGCCTATGAAATGTTTAGAACACTTCAATGGGATGGAAAGATAATTGTTTTTGAGGTTGATGACGACCTGCATAAAGTTTTAAAAACAAGTCCAGCCTATACTGCATATTATCCTGGTTCAGATACTTTAAAGTGGCTAGAGAAGTTTATGGAAAACTGTCACGGTTTGACTGTAACCACTGAGGAGTTAGCTGGTGCTTATTCTGAGTTTAACACAAACTACGCAATCCTGCCTAACTATATTGATTTTAGTTTTAGAGATTGGAAGGTTAATGTTTCTTGGCAAGACGGAGAACCATTCTTTGAACCTATAAAAATTAAAAAACCAGATAGATGGAAAGATAAAGTTGTGATCCAATGGAGTGGAGGTAGTTCGCACCTTACTGATTTAGAGCAGATAATGGTTCCTATTTCTAGAATCTTACAGAAATATCCAGAAACTATTTTTGCTTACTATGGTGCGCCAGACATCTTTAATCACCTTAATAAAGATAATATCATTCCAGAAGGTAGATATGAATTGGTGGAACCAAGACACTTTATGGATCACCCAACAGGATTGTTTGGTGCAGATATTGGTTTAGCTCCTGTTCACCCTTGTGAATTTAATATTTCAAAATCCCCTTTAAAACTTCTTGAAGGTTTTGCAGCTGGTCAAGCCATGATTGCAAGTAATGTTGCTCCATATTCTAAGCTCCAAAGAAAGCACCCTGAAAGTGTTTTAATTGTGGGTAGTGGTGAGGGTAACTATAGTACATGGTTTTCTGCTTTAGAAGAACTTGTAACCAATACTGTAAGAAGAGAGAAGATGCAAAAGGAAAATCGAGAACTTGCAATTAATGAATACTCACTAGAAAATAATTTTCATAAGTGGCCTTATGCTTGGAAAGATATTATTGATAGAGCACAAAAAGGAAAACTAGGACCTAATAAAAAAATAAGTGGTAGAGTTTGGGGTCAAGTAGATAGAAATGCACTTTGCCCTTGTGGTTCTGGATTAAAATATAAGAAGTGTTGTAGAGAAAGTCATGGATAATTTAAAGTATTATTTATATTTGTTAAAGAAAGGAAACCCTGGTGAGGAAGGTTATCTTGATAGGAAACTTTGTTTTAGTGTTAATAATGTGGAACTAACAAAGAAAAACACATTAATTTTAACATTAGACATTGATAAAGTAGACTTAACGCATTTAAAATTAAATGAAACTTTAATTTTGGAATCTGAAACATCTAAAGACAAGAAGTATGCTTACTTTGGTTTAATTAGTTATGAAATTGATTATAACGAAGAATTAACTAAAGCAATTATTAACCTAAAAATTAATCCTCTATTTAAGTTTAGAGACAGCATTATTTTTGGAACTTAATTATGAACATAGCAAGACCGTCTAAAGAGGAAATTTTAAATAGTTTATACAGCAGAATTGTCTCTGAAACAAGTATCACTGCCAGCTTAAATGGCACAGTAATTGGAACTCTTTTAAGGTTAGTCGCTGAGGAGTTAGATGGTATTTGGGAATACCTAGAAGATTTAAATAATCAATCTAACTTAACAACTGCGACAGGTCCATCCCTAGATCAAATAGGTTTAATTGTAGGGGTGGCTAGGAAAGAAGAAAGTAAAGCCACTACACTAGGTCAAACAAAGTCAATCAGATTTACTAACTTAAGTGGTTCTTCTGTTTCAATACCTTTTAGTACTCGGGTTTGGGTTTCTAGTAATATAAATAATGCTTTCTTCACTGTTGAAGGTGCTTCTGTTGGTGCTGGTCAATCAGTTGATGTTCACGTATCAGCGGCACAAACAGGTCCAGCATATAATGTAGGTGCAGGAGAAATTGACTCCCATAATGTGCCTAACCCCAATGTACGAGTAAGTAATATTCTACCAATTACAAATGGTAGTTTACAAGAGTCTGACGATAGTTATCGTGAAAGAATTCTACAAGGGTTTAGAAGAAGAAACGTATTAAATACTGATAATGTTATTGCACTTGTAAGGGGTGTTGTTGGTGTTAAGGATGCTGTTCTTTTAAATCTAAATCGTGGTGGTGGTACTTTTGACATTATTGTAACACCTTACCACCAGAACCAGGCAAACGATATTGTTGAAAAATGCCAGGCTGTACTAGATGATGCAGTTAATGTAGGAATTAACGCAGTAGTTAGAGTCCCAACAGCAAGAAACCTTGATGTTAAAATTTCTTTAAGGTTTAAACCTACTGCAACTAACCAAGAAAATATTAGAGCATCTGTTAGAACTCAAATATCTTCATTAATTAATGCCCTACCAATAGAAACAGGTGGAGGCAGTAGTTCCTTATTTATATCTCAACTTAGAACTATTGCAGCTTCTTCTGATAGTGCTGTAATTGATGCATCAATTACAGCAAGTCTTGATGGTATTCAACTTTCTCCTGATAGGGAAGTTAATGTGGGTGTTGGAGAACAAATTATTCTAAGAACATTGTTAGTACAATAAGGGATTAATTATTGGTTTGGAACTATTATAGCTCTAATATTCAAGATACCTGGACACCACCTCTAATAAATCTCCCGAGGTGGATGTCTGCTAATTCATACCCTCAAATTAATGAAGTACAAGAAATACCATCAGTATTAACAATAGGGCTTTCAAACAATTTAATTTCAGCTAGTGGTACAGTAATTCCTTTATCGTGGAATCTTACTAATTACCCCACAACAGATTTTACAGATTATAATATACAAAGAATAGTTAATTCTTTGTTTTGTGAGTTCCAATACTTGTTACCAAGTATTAACTCAGTTTATTCAGCTAAGTCATGGGGTTTTGATGTAAGTGAACCTGACTTTGCTTGGTATGTTAACTTCAATGAAAAGTTAGATACTATTGGTGTTAGATTAAGTGACGACACTACAACAACCCCCAAACAAGTTGATTCGTATTTAAATCTATTCTTTTCAGACACTTGGACATACAAAAAGATAAATGATGATATTTTAATTTGTAATCTTTCTTTACAAGAACAAGATACAATAAAGAATAGTGATGACTGGCACTATATCTCTGATTTTTCTAAGTTCAATAACTCTACCTTATCTTTCTGGCTTCATCCAAACAGTAAGTCATGGATTCCTCTTCCCCCTTCAAAAGTAAGAGAAGATGGGTTTTTAGGTTTTAGGTCTAGTAAAGATTTAAAGGTAAGGTCTGTAAATAGAACTGCCGCTAAACAATTAAAAAAAGTTGATGTTGTTCTTAATGGTAGTAACTACCAAGCAACTAGGGTTCCTATATGGTCAAGTGCTGATGAAAAAGGACTTTACTTCTTACTTAAAAGAAAGAACAACGATGATAACTTAGACCTGGGAAATAAGATTTTATTTTCTAGTTGGTTTTCAAAAACTCAAAATACTAAAGATGTTAAAGCATCATTAGGTATTTGTTTAGATAGTTATGAGTACCAAGCATTATCAGCTACTAGTTCTGGTACATACGATGCAACGTATTCTAATTTTTCTGTAAGGGATGTTCCTGAATACTCAACAATACTAGAAACTAATCTTACTTTTGTAGGAACTGGTGTAGTTAGTAGATACACAAATGTAGATAATGGTATTGCAATTATAAATGGTTTAAGTTGTCAAGTTACAAATACAAGTGGTAGCCTATCATTTAATAATGTGATTCCAAAAGCTTCCGATGATATTATTGTAGAATGGAGACTTAATAACTGGACATCTAATGGGAGTGGAGTAGTTTTTAATAATCACATAAAAACTATTCAAAAACCTATAGAAGTTTTAAAAACAAGAAACATTAATATTATTAATAACAATTTAACAGACCACATTACTAATATAAGAAAAGAAAAAGCACCAAAATGGACTTTTTCAGATAATTATATAAAATATAGTAAAGGTTTAAGCATATTTGAATGACACTAATACTGAATGAGAAATTGTTTATGTTTAGATCCTAGTCTAACTGGCTTTGGATGGTCAGTTATTATTGGAGATTTAATCAAAGACTTTGGGTGTATATCATCCAAAAAAGATTCAACTAAAAAACAAAAAGACGATTATATTGAAAGAATATCAAATATAATTACAACCTTAAATAAACTAATTGATGATTATTCTATTAACCTCATTCTTTTTGAAATACCTTTAGGATCTAAAAGCAGCCTAGCAGCTAAAGCTTTAGCTTTAGTTGAGGGTAGTATTATATCTATGTGTATATCAAGAAAAATAGAATTTAAATATATCACAGCATCAGAAGTTAAAAAAAGAGTTTGTAATAATAGAACAGCAGAAAAAACAGAGATTTTAGAAGCTGTTAAATTAAGATTTGACGGGTTTGGAGACAGACTACAAAAAACTAAACTTAAAGACTTGTATAACATATCAGATTCAGTTGCAGTTTTTATTGCACTAGAAAAGGAAATTAAGAAAAATTAATATGAATAATAAGAACGAGACAATGTACTCAGATGACGCTAGAAAGGCTATTATTAGAGGCGTAGATAAGGTTGCTAAAGCAGTATCAGTTACGTTAGGTCCTGGTGGTTCTAATGTTGTTATTGAATCTGACAATGTTTGGGTTCCGCCAATTGTCACAAAAGACGGTGTAACTGTTGCAAGATCAATTAAGGTAGCAGACCCAGCTGAATCTATTGGAGCACAATTACTAAAACAAGCTGCAATTAGAACTAATGATACTGTAGGTGATGGGACAACCTCTAGTATTGTGTTAGCCCAAGCAGTGGTTCACGAAGGTAACAAGCAAGTTGGCCTAAATAGAAACGGTATTAGAATTAAAGAAGGTATTGAAGAAGCTGCTAGGGATGTTGTTGAAGTAATTGACTCAATGGCTAAACCAATTACAGCTGAGGATTATGCTGTAATTGAGAATCTTGCTACTATTTCTGGTAACGATGAACATGTTGGTAAAACAGTCGCTGATGCGTTTACTTCGGTAGGGGGTAATGGTTTTGTTACTTTCCATCCAGGAGGTCTAGAAACGGTTTTAAAGCATAGTAAGGGCATGAATTTTGATAGTGGTCTCCTCAGTCCTTACTTTATTACAGATCGTGACAAGTTAGAGTGCGTTATGGAAGATGTTGATATCTTGCTTTTTGAAGATGATATTAAGACAGCACCTGAAATGGCAGACTTCCTTACTGTATACTTAAAAGAAAACCCAAGAAAACATGAAGGTAATCTTTTGATTATTGGAAACGTACCTACCAGTCAAGATGCTTTTATGACATTGGCAAAGAATAGGGCAGAAAGAGGTTACATGTTTGCTTGTGTTAAGGCTCCTGGCTATGGTGCTAGGGTTCAGGATTGGTATGAAGACTTGGCAGTTATAACTGGTGCTGAATTTATTAGAAAAGAATCAGGTACAAGGGTTAATAATGTATCCTTCCGTTCATTAGGGAAGGCGAAGAAAATCATTATTGATTTAGAAACTACAACTTTAATTGGCTCTGCATCTGATGAGGTTGTTGCTGCTCATGTAAATAAGTTGAAGGAAAAGCAAAATGATCCAGAAACACCTCCTTTCCAGAAAGAGTACTTAGAACTTAGAATAGCAAAACTTACAAGTGGTATTTGTATTATCAGTATTGGTGCAAACACTGAAGCAGAAATGAAAGAAAAGAAGTACAGATTTGAAGATGCTGTTGCTGCTGTAAAGACTGCTTTAAAGAATGGTATTGTTGTTGGTGGTGGGATGTCCTTTATTAGAGCGGCACAAGTTGTTAAGGCAAATCAAACAAGAAAGTTCAAGGATGGTGATGTTGAGGTAGGTTATAATCTATTCTTAGATACCCTAAAGGCACCTCTTCTTGCTATTGCAACTAATGCTGGTTATAATGGTTCTGTTGTATATCAAAAAGTCTTGGAACACAATGAAAAGACTGGGGAGAGGGGACGACCTAATAAGGAAAAGAATCTGGCACTAGCTAAACAATCTACGTATGGTTTTAATGCCAGAACTGGAGAGTACGGTGATATGTTTGATTTTGGAATCATTGACCCTGCATTTGTTAGTAGACAGGTTGTATTAAGTGCTTCAAGTGTGGCTGGTACTATCCTAACTACAGAAGCATTGGTATATAATTTACCAGATTCAAAGGAATAAACGACTCTATTTAATGTTAGGGGTTGAATGTCTGAATTTACAAGTAATATTTCTGAACAATTTGAAGAAACATATAGATTTGTAAATACCCCATCTGCTTGGATTCCTAGATGGATGGACTCCGCAGTTGAGACAAACAACCCCGGCAACCCTCAAAATAAGCCAACTAATTTATCTTCTATCTACCATACGTGTATTACAAAAACACAAGAAGATGTTAAATTAGTTGATGTATCAACAAAATTTTTTCACTCGTTAGAAGTTACAAGGAATTGTTTTCTTGTAACTTCTGATGTTAGTTATGAGCAACTATCTTTAAATCTCGGACAGATAACAAGTGGACACGTATTTGGAGAAGTTAGACAAGTAAAAACTTTCTCAGATCTACTAAAAATAAACCATGAACCTGTTTTTTGTGTCCACGAAAACAAAGTCATAGCAAAAAATCTTGACTTAATAGAATACTCAATAACTACAAACAGTTCTGGAGCTTTTAATTTTTCTAGTATCTTTACAGAAAACCCACCTATTAAAGATACTATTGTAGCTTATTCAAATGTTTTTGGTGAAGTCTTCACTATCTCACCAGAAAAATTTGTTTTAAATAATAACTCAATACTTTTTAAATACCCTGGTAACTATCGCATACGGTATAGTTGTATTAATTTTAGTGCATTGTTAAATGCCGATTCAAAAGTTTCAGTAAACAATAGAATCTCAAAAGTTACAAGTATTGACAATAAAAACATACTTGATACAACTAGCTCTTTATTTAACATTACTAGGTTTTCTGGTGAGGATAATTTATCTCTTAGGAAAAGATATCAGACATCTGCATTTTCTATTAAACCTGAACAACACATCAGTTCCGCTCTTGGAAGATCAGTACCAATTTCTTGGATGTCTACGGATTCGTTAACTATCAACGCAACTGGATGGTCTCAACCTAATTTAGTATCATTAAATAAATATGGTACATTCACAGAAAAAGCTAGTTTAATAGGTAGTAATTTTGTTCTTACAAAGAAACCTTATGGTGGAGTTAAGATTTTAATTAATGGTACTGTTTTAGACCCAATAAATTATTCAGTATCAGGAAACCTTATTCAACCTCTAAATGCGGAATTATTTACAGGAGTAGGAAATCAAATAAATGTTGAGTATCTTACGGAAAATTTTAAAGTAGAAACAACAGTTAATGGATTAACTATTGTAAATAATAACTTAACACCCACTCTATTTTATGGTATAGTACCAACTTCCGTAGAGTTAATTAAAAAGGAAGTAAAACTAGAAAAGTTTAATTGGGGTTCAATTAAGTTCCCAAGTAAAACGACATCTATATTTGATTGATATGAGTAACACTACTTACCTAAACTGGAGAGACAATACAGGTTATCCTTCTAATGGAATTGGAGACTTAGATGATCTTAAACTTGTCATAGGTGTCGGTAATGCTGGCAAGTGGATTTCATACATCAAACCAGGATTTTTTTATGATCAGGGTATTGAACAATACTCTTATATATCAAAGGGAGAAGAAACTTTTGCGGTTGCCTCTCTTAGTGGTGTTATTAATGCTTCAAGCTCATTTAGACCTAGTTGGGGTCCTAACTATGTAATTGACGATACAAGTGAGCATGTATATACTGAACATAGAAACTCATACTTCCCAGCTTTAACAGCCACTTGGACACAAGTAGGTAGTTCTTATGTCTACACAACCGTAGTACCTACAGGTGTAGTTGTAATAGGTGCTCGTGATCTTACAAACATTTCACTTGCTTGTGAAGCTGTTAGTGGACATGTACAAAGTCCCAAATCATACCACTTTGATCATAATACTGGTAGGGTTACAGCTTACTCGTTAACAAGCCCTGTTAATGTTTTCTTAGACACAATGAATTATACTCCTAATCTAAAAATTAGGGAAGTAGTTGTTGACGAGGGTGATAGCACTGTTAGGGCTAGTTATCTTAAAGCAAGAGATATTAAGGCAAGCAGGGGAAGTACTGTTGTTACTTGCACTGATGTTAACGACGGATTAGTTACTCACACTTTAGACACAAGTAAAGGTGATTGGGTTTGTTTAGAATACTACATTGATAGAAGCTACTGTTTAATTGATCATTCTACAATTCATGTATACAATACAGAAGCGTCAGGTGCAACATTAAACGTACACTACGAGAGATCAGTTCCAGAATATCCTTCAATGGTTATGCTTGCCAATCCTGTTACTGGACAAGTATTACAATTTAATCCACTATTTTCAGACGCTTTTAGGGTTGGATTTTTATACCACTCTTTGACAGGTACTGTAGCAGTGCCTACTAAGGTTGAGTTGTGTGTTGATAAGGTGTCTGCTGTTGGTTCTTGGAAGGAAATGGTAAAGGCTACAGTAAGGGTATGGGATAGAGACGGTTTACCTATACCACAGACACAGATTAGGTTAGGGTTTAATCTTTCTCCTGGTTCTGGGTCGGTGTTTGTACTACCCACACCTACAACCACAGCTAGTGGGTCATTTATAACCAAAACAGATAATAGAGGAGAAGTCCATTGGTTAATGCAAGCTCCAAATGTTGGAGTTACTGGACAAGTTCTTTTATCAGCTTTAACCAGTAACAACATATCAGCAACAGCAAACTTCCTAGCTCTTCCAGCCTCAAGTGCATTGAACAGTACAAAGTATATACAGGGAGTTGCAAACATAGTTCAATCAAAACTTAGGACAAGTAAAGGCTATTCTAAATTCTATGTCGGAGCAACCTACGCTGATGGTATCCCTAAACAATCATCAAATGGAATTAAAATTAAATCTAAGAACGGTTCAACATTGCAATTTGTAGATACAAACGGAAACGAAACTATTTCTACAAATCAAGCTACCCACAAAATAAATTCTAATGTTACTAATCCGTTTTCATTGGGCGGTGTTTATGAAGAACTTGGAGTGGTTGTAAATAAAACTGATAATTTAATTGCTCTTTCAGATAGTGGACAATCTCCAATTATTACATTTTTAGAAGAACTATGAACAACCTAAATTTACAGTTTGGAGGCGCACCTAGTGATAAAGAGTCTGCCGTTGGTATAGGTTTTATTGCCGCACCAATGATGCAACCAGATTTCAGCGTTGCATTGCTAGAATCTTTTAAGTTTGCAAAGGAAAACTCTGACGCATTAAGAGAATACGTATTAGCAAACTCTTTTAACTCAACAAAAATTAAGTTAAAGTTAACGTATGATGGGACTAACTTATTAACTACTACAACAGGTTTAGGTGCTTTCAGTATTAGTGATACGGCAAATCAAATTCCCGTTGTAAAATCTAACTACGTATTAAAAGCATTGAACTCTACAATTTCAGTTAATGGAGTTCAAAGAACAAATTCTGAGAGTTGGGGAGTTGGTATTACTCCAGGAACCGTTTACAGAACATATACTATTCCAGAATATGAACAATCAGATATATGGTTTAGAAGCATACCTGAACTAGCAGGAAGTGGTGCAATAGGAAAACAATGTCTTTTAATTTATTCCGTTCCAGAGGCAAACTATTGTTTAACACAATCATCAAATGATGATACTTTTCCTGGTACGGATGTTAAGTACAAAAAACTACTTAGTAAAGTAGTTGCCCTTGGTCCTAGCACTATTGAATTACCAAACAAATGCTCAAAAATATTAAGCATTACTGTTAATAATTTAATTAAATATAACAGTACAGTAGGTGCTGAGTATATTAAAAGCATAGATCAAGATCTTGGCAAGGTTGAAGTAAAAGATACTTTAGACTCAGACAGTTCAATTTTTATTGAGTATCTAACTTATCTTGATGAGTATGTGTATCTGGGATATAGGGACAATGTTAAAAACACTTATTTCCCATTGGATTTAAATCCAGAATATGGACATGTAATTGGTGATGATAGATTTAATATTATAAGGTCATCTTCTACTTGTTTACTAGAACACGTAACAATCTTTGCAATACCCTCAGCTGTAGCAACATTTTCAGTTGATGATACACTAGACTCTAGCGGTTTAAAGACACTTGAAATAAAGTTTTATAGCGGATACAGTTATGGGGAGACTCATTTTGTAAGGCATGCTGTTGGTGCTCAGGTAGAAGAAATTATTCCTAAACTCTCAGAAGGCCCAGCTAACACATATGGTTTTGCTTTATTTGGTAGAAACTATTATGATGAGAACAGTGTACCTAAGAGAGATATTTTTTCAAGAAAAATTCCGTCTATGCTTCCCCTAGGTAGAGCTTTATTAAGAGCACCGTTAAATGTTAATGCTGTTAAGATTGCTGATATTCGTGTGAGAGGTGGTGGTGTACCTGATGAATTTGATTTCAATAAAATCAATTCAGAACCAGATGCTCTGACTACTTTGAAGAGTTATTACGATTTAGGTATTTGGGATGGTCAACCTGTTCAAGAGGGTGGATTAATCACGGTTAAAATAGACCCATCTGTATTAGTAGTCAATGGCGGAGAGTTTACAGAACCTGAAGTTGATGAAATTGTAAGACAAAGAATACCGCCGGGCATCAAATTTGAGCTGGTGTTTGAGGATGTAACATAATGCCATACAATGATAGAATAAATTGGCCCCTGTCTAAAGACATTGATTTTCCAACAGTGTTTAATAATGAATCATCTGTTGTTGATGAAGATGAAAAGTTTTATGCGGAACATTACAATAAAGTAAGAAACTTTGTTGTTAAAGCTTATCTTTTGCTTGTAGATGGTCAAGCTGGTGTTGGTGATGGTTCTGTTAAAAGATTAAGTTTTCCATATACTTTTAGAGTTAGTTTAAAAGATGTGTTAACTTATAGTGCTTATGATGCTTCTGTTGGGACAGACTTAAGACTTCCAGGTAATGTTATTCCTTTTGAATTTGTAGTAACATTCTCGGGTGATCCTTATTTTATTCAAAAGAATAGGACAGAATTTGACTTTTTATTGGAGAAATCTAGTTCACTAGAATTAAGCAAAGTTTTTGGTGCTGTTTCCCCAATAAGTTCTAAAACACTTGTTAGTGGAAATTTAGTAATAAACGACACTCAAAAATTTAGTCTTACTACAAAAGCACCCAACAAAAATCAAGTTATAGTATCTGCTTTTGTAGGGACAAATACTATTTTAATTAGGGGTGTTGTTATAGACTATCAAATAAGTTCAGGTGATGCAGAATATGGTAACACTTTAGACATATGGAAAAGTAGTACTATTCAAAGACCCGAACTTAAAATTACAATACAGAGCTTAAGTTAATTATGGCAAACATAGATTTAATTCCTCAAGCAGTGGCTGCTTCTCCGACTAGTCCAAATACCTGGACTGGTACAGGCGTCCCTGGATTTGGATTAGGAGGAACTTGGAGTTTAGGTTCTGGGCACTCAACTTCTGGAGAGGCGATTATGTTTCTTCAAAGCTTTACTGCTGGAGTGCCATTAGATGCTAAAGTAAGTGGTGTTGCTGTAAGTTTTGATGTATCTACATCTGGAACATTTACAGGTTCTGACATATTAAAAATTAATATTGGAGCACTTTCAAATACAAACGTAATTGTAGAGGGTGGGACAGAAAAATCAATTGTTTTAACTGGTCTTAGCGGTTCAACTGTAGTTACTGGTTCAGTAAGCGATAATTGGTCAAGGTCTTTTTGGTCTAGGTTTGATTTTAACAGCAGTAGTTTTGCTGTTTCTTTTAGAAGAGAAGGAACATCCCAAATTACTTTATCAAACATTAAAGTAATAGCATACTACACACTAGAAGATCATCTTGTAGGATCACGAGCACCTGTACCAAAAACTGTATTAGCAACTCAAGCCGATGTTATATTTCCAGTAAAGAATAATGGTGTGGATGATTCTGCTGTTGTTAGAAGTGCAGATGTTAACTTGCTTGGTGATGGTTTATATAACCTACAAAGAATTTTTGTAGATCAAAACGAAACCAGTACAAACTTAAAGGCTGTCGGTGGTTTGTCTGGGGAGAACTTAATTTTAACTACGTTATTTGTTTCTGGTACAGTAAGCGACTTTTCATCAGACTTAATATATGATGAAGTTAAAAATGGGGCAGAATCAAAAATAACTTCAACAGGAATTAAAACATTAAATAGAAATCTAATTAAAATTCCAGATGGTAAAGAAATTGATTTTGATTTTCTTTCAGGTTACGGGTGGGTTGCAACTAAAAACTTAATTGAAACTAAAAAACCATTAGTATGTAGTTTAAACAATTACAATTTAAATACAAAAAACGGAACATCAAAACATAGACTTTCTTTTAGGCTTGGATCAAACGATAGCTTAAGTTTAGCAGATGAAATTGAGGCTAATGGTTATTCTGGTTTATTCATACCAAATGACGGAGCCGCTAGTGCAATTCAAGGTTATAGTGAGCTAATGACTATACCAGAAAACGTTAACAATAGTACTAAAATTTCTGGATTGCTTGGAACATATATATCAGCTTATGTTGGTGATAGCGTAGCCGCACCTTTCAGGGTAGCTCTTCTTACAAAAACAGATGTAGATGGAGAAGTAACTTATAAAAAAGGTATTAAAGCTATTGTGCTTGATAATGATACAGTAAGCAAAGGCATAAGAGAAACAAATACGACAATAGGTTATGAGTATGCAAGGTTTAATATCCTTAAAGGGATAGGTTCATCTACAAGCGACTTCTTTAGAGGAGGTCTTTTCCTGTATGGATCATTACCAACAGCATCCACCTTAAATGCTTATGCTGTATTGTTCACAAGAGGCTCAAATACAGAAACAGCCACAACTACTGCGGCTTGGTTAGTTAAGCTTTCTGGTTGGAATATTAGTTCTAACTATGCTTATGCAAATTATAGTAATGCTGCAAGCTGGTCTACATTCCCTTCAGTTACTAATATTACTGCACTAACATCAGCAACTCTTTTGACTAGTTATCCTGACGATGATTGGACAAGTGATAGGCCAACATATGAATTTTCTGTAACTACAAGTGGAGCAGTTAGTACATTAAATCTAAAAGAATTTAATACTGATACTGGTGAATGGGAAACATTACTAACCTACGCAGACTCATCATCTCCAATAACTGTACCAGCAAAATCTGGACTAATCAACATTGGAGCAACTTTACCAATACCTACTACCCAAGTAAATACCGCAACAAACCTAATCTTTGAAGATCTTGTTTTTGGATTAAAGCAAGGACAAACAAGACCTGAAGTGGTGTTTGAAGCAAGATTTATTTGTATGGGGAGAATGAAATAATGGCAGGATATAGAACAGGACAATTATCAACTTTTAACCCAACTGAAAGTGAACTAGATGAGTTCGCAATAAAACAGTCTTATATCACATTAGCTCCTGATAGTTTAGAGTTGGCAGACCATATCAATCATTATTTTGATGCTGTTATTACTTTACAAAATAACCTGACAACGTTAGGCGGATCTAATTTAATAAGTTATTACCCAAGTGGAAACACAATACAACCTACAGATATATACATTAGTCAAGTAGTCACAGGAATAACATTAAATACTAATAACGAAAGTTTTACTTTTACAACACCAGCATTATTTGGAAGTACGCCATTCCTTGATAGAGGATTTTCTTTAGCTATTAGAGCAGATGAAGTTTCAGCATCGCCTTCAACAGTAAAGGGAATATATGCAACATCTTCCCCTTCAAGTAGGGAAGCATGGAATACTCTTCTAGGTAAAAATAGTTTTCAATGTACAGTCACCCCTGTTAGTGGTAGACAGTACGTAGCCTATATTTCTACTTTAAACAAGAACTTAAAAACTGGTTCGTTTTCTAAACAAGACGATAGTAATAGGTCGCTTAATGATTCATTGAAATGGCCGAGAAGAGAAGTTGATGTTCCTGGTTTCCCAGCTACTACAGTATACCTTGTAGGAAACACTTTAGAGTATGACCTTCACAGAAAATTTGGTTTCCTTGATCATAGTAAATACGATTGGTTTTATGGGACTAGTGGCAATTCTGGACAGCCTTGGCCATTTGTTGGTTGGTTCCCGGCAAACAGTTCTTTTGGTGGTTATGGTTTTGGTGTATCTAACGGCAAACCATCCCTAGCAATGTCGTCAGCTTTTAGGGCCGCTGGACGTTATGGGTCTTATACCTTTTTTGATAATAACTTTGATTCTGATCAATCAGTTACGTTTAGATTGACAGGATTCTGGTCTAACACAACGTTTTATAATACTCCGTTTGGTGCTGTTGGTTTCTTGTTAAGGAATGTTCAAAGCAAAGACCCAATCAGTGGAAGTTTAAAGGTAAACGGTTATGGTGTACTTTTAGGTGATAGTAATGGTACTAACAGTACCACAGCTACGCCTTTGACTGAACAAGCTCCTAGGACTGCAAGACTAGTCAAGTTCAATAATTGTGTTTTATCTGCAATAAAGGGAACATTCCCAAATACAGTAGACTTAACTTCAAATGTATTATTGTCAACAACTGTTGGTGGTGGTGTACCTGGATTGTCTTTAGTTATGGAAGAGGCTAAGACACCAGCTGGAAATCAAACAGGGTCAATGGAGATTTTGACTAATTCTCAGCTTCTTCAATTTAGTACCTTAACCGACGACTATAAGTATCAATTTAAAGCAGAAGGCGATGTTATTTCATTGAATGAATCAGTAAGTGGGGGAGCTTGGAGCACTTTATTAAGTTACACAGATAGTGTTACTGGCATCTCAACTGGTGCTCCTGGTGTGTTTGCTTGTCCTAAACGAATAGTTGGTGAGGGGCATAATGGAAATAGATTCACTTTATTTGATGATGTTGTTTTTACATCAGGAACAGATTTTTCTCCTATAAGTATTTCTTTAAATACGTTATTTGTTAAAGCTGGTCTTAATAGTCAAATAACACTAGACAACATAGAAACGTACAGCAGTAGTGGCACTACTACCCAACCTGTTACTACAGTAATTAAATGGGATGATCCTTTAAGCACAATTCAAAGGGGTAGAGATGTTACTTGGAGTGTTTCAGATTATGATCCTCCTATACCATTCCCAGGTTTTTATGATAGCGTAGGACCACAACAACATTACTGGCAAATAGGTAATAATCCCATTACTTTTTCACCTAGTGGAGTTACAGTACGAAGAACATCAACTGGTACTGGTGGTGCAAGGTTTAGTTTGTTTATTAGATTACCAGGTACAATTGATTTGACTAATGACAACTTGAAACTTAAATTTACTCTTACTGATTTAGTCGTTAGTCCTGGTGGCAAGAGTTGGGATGCTAATGAAATAAAAATTGGTCTTAGCCCAGAAAGAAGTGCTACTGCTCTTTGGCCAACACAAATAGGTCAAAACATAGAATTAGATTTTTCAAACGCTAATGATTCTAGTTTTAACATAAACCCAGTTACAATTGACTTAACAAAATTTGGTCAAGTTGAAATTCCACTAGAACACGTTATTGGACACTCTATTTTTAATGACAACCCAGTTCTTAACGTTGTATTGCCTGTAACCAAGTTTCCAATGGAGTATAGAAGAAATGTTCTTTCTATCTATGTTGAGGCTAAAACTTTTGGTTCTGAGTATCATACAATATCTGACATCACAATTACTGAAGACTGAGCATAATGAACGAATATCTGACAGCTTATAATATGCCATTTATATGGGCAAGAAATGCTTTTAATAGTATTTTATCAGAAGATACTTCATCTAATGTATCAATTCAGGATTCTGATTTAAATAAAAACATACTTGATAGTCTGTCTGTATACGTAAAAGATATTAACTCAGCTTCAGATTGGAACCAAACAACAAGTCAATTAGTATCTGACATAGCTGGTATTTATGTATCCATCAGTAAGTTAGATGATTATACTAATACACTTAGACAAAAGCTTTTAGCTCGTATTGAAGAAGGTGAAAAGAAACTTCGTAGTCTTGAAGCATCTATACGATCTGTTAGAACTGTCTTAGCAAACTCAGCTACCAATACAATTTCAATTTCTGGTGGTGACACTAGTTGGGTTGATTTAAATTCTAAGTATTACACAAACTCAGACCCCCTTCAATTTGTGTCTGAGGAAGGTTGTTATAGGCTTCCAGATACTGGTTGGTTTAGTGCTATTAGGTCTAACAACGCTATGGGTGGCTATGCCGCCATTGAAAAGACTTTAACACCATTAGAACAGGTTGGAACTATTAGTAATATTACTGATGGGTCTAGAGAATCTTACTGGTTAGCTTCCTCATACTTGCCTTCATTAGTTAAAGCGTCTAGTGGATCTATTCCGTGGTTACCAGCACAATACACACAAGGTTCTGCTGTATTGTTATCCTACTTTATGGATAGACCAACAATTGTTGGTGAGGTTTATTTAGATCCCCTTACTACAGAATCTTTTACTTTACTAGGAGTAAGTTGGACACCACAAACAATACAAAATGCTTTAAACACACCGCTGTTTAATGCGTCATCACGATGGGCATACTCTGGTACAGCTTATAGGGATACTGTTAATAATCTTGGAGTTATATTAGCCCCTACTGGACTTATATCTCAAACTTTTGGTATTAACAATGCTATTTCTACAAGCCTTAGTGGAAGCGTGGCTTCTGGTTCAATTACTGTTGGTCAACGTTTTGAGTTGTATTACAGCGCAAAGACAATTGGTGATGTGCCTCTAACACTTGGCTTTACATGGTTAGATAGTCTTGGAGCAGAAATCTCAACAACAAGACAACAACAGACATTAGCTAATTTTTATCAAAGCTTTAAGTTTTCAGACTACGCACCACAAAATGCAGTTAGCGGTAAAATTAATTTTTATATTAACTCATTAACATCAGGTTGCACTGCCTTTATCAATAAAGTTGAACTGTTTGCTGGTGAAGAAAAGTGGGTATGTAATCAAAGAATAGATAACACAACTACAATACCACTTCCAAAAGTAATAACAAGTCAAAGAGTTAGTTTTACTCTAACTCAAACTTCTCCACGAAGAGAAACTTTAAAAAACCAAGCTCAAAAAACAGATATCTTTTCAGACTTTGTTCCTGATTATATAGACTCAACTTTAGTTAGTGCAATAGAGCTTGCGAGAGAACAGGAACTAAATAGTGGTCCTGGACATGTTGTTTTTGCATATAAATTTGGATTAAGAGAGTTAGACTTAAGGTATAGAGAATACGTACCTAGAGGTTCATTAACATCTATTCCTCTTCTTACAAGAAAAGAGATTAGATCACTATGGATTAGTGCTGATGTTGATCCCCTGTATAGTTCAGGAATCGGTTTTAATGTTATTCCATTTGATAAAGATGATACTTTTAAGGTTCCTTTAAAAGCTTATAAAGTAAGTCAAGAAGACTCTTCTGGACAGAATGTTTACAGTGAAGGATCTGTCCTTAATATCTTTACAGCTGAGGAAGAAGCAGCTGGTTGGGCAAGAGGCACAGGACTGAAAATAGTTACTGAACCTATCAAGTTAAAAGAAGTATTTGATGGTACCGATAGAGAAGGCAAAGTAGTTTTAGATAAAGTACCCCACACAAGAAGAGTTCAAATTAGAAGAATCAATGAGTGGTTTGGTTTGTATTCTCTTTGGCCAAATTTCTTTGATCCAAACTCTGAAACAATTAACGGTATAACTAGTTCTGTATTAAAAGAAAACATAAGAAACGGAAGTTTGACAAGTACAATTTCCCAGGGTGATGTAGCATCTTCAAATGGCTACTTACCTATTAAAGTAACTGTGTCAACTGCAAAGTGGACAGCTTCCCAAGATATTTATGGTAAACCAGACACGGTAACTCTTAGAAGCATAGATCAAGAGGTTCTTAATGAAACCGAAATTGTAACTACATCAGTTGAATCTGATGCAGACTATGTTACTTTAGATCAGTACATGGCTGTTTTAAAGATGAGTGATTTTGTTAGCAAATATCCGACAACAATCGGGTCTTTAACCCTAACATCTTCCAGACTTACTGGAACAGTACTAGCTACCAGGTCTGTCAAAGAAGTTCTTGATATTCTTAAATCAAATAACATCAATCAATTTGTTGAAGAATTAAACTTCAACAGTTCAAACTTCTTAAAAGAACTAACACTTAAAAACAGAATCAAAACACAACTTAGAAATGCTGGTAATACAAGTAATTTGGTTAACAATATAACAAGACTTATTAACCAAGATTACGATAACTTAAAAGCAAATAAGCAATTACCTAAAACTAGAGATGTTGTTACATCAAAAACAACTACTGTAAAAGAAAGCAATGCGTATAAGACAGAATTTAGTCCAATCGTTGCTGGAGAAAGTGGTAGCTTATTTAAACTATATTGGTTTAATTCTGAGGACGGTAGTAAGTTAATTATCTCTCCTAACGATTATAAATTAAACTCTAATAATGGAACAGTAATTATTAGGATTCCAAAACCAGAAAACTATGACAAGGTAATTGCTAGTTACAAGTACATTAATAAAGTAGACGAAAATTCTCAGTTTGCAGATATTCTTTCTCTTGTTAATACTGAGTCAACTTCAGAAGATGTTATTATTGGATCTAAATATTTCCCTGTATGTAGAAATATGACAAACTACATTACTGGTGAAGTTCCTAATATGAAGAAACCTAATTTTGATACATTAAGTACAGAATACTATCCTGTTATTGAATACTACATTACACCAGACGGTGATATTATATTTTCAAGAGACTTCTTTACATACGGAGATTTACCTGCAAAAATATCTGTTGAGTATGAGACTTTAGGTGTAGCACCAAGAGTTGAAGTAAGTGTTGTAAGATCATCAGGTGCACACACGACACCTAAGTTATCTGGATTTAATCTAAGAACAAAAGAAGGTTCAGCGGCTCCTGTTAGAGAGGGAACATTATAATGAATAACGACCCACTAAAAAATATTGATTTTAATTCTCCTTTTGTTTCTGAAAGTGAGCTTGCTATTATACAAGCACTTTCTAAACATGTTAACAGGGAAACAAATAAACTTACTCCACCACCGATTGCACCACTAGCTGACCCAGTAAATATTGGAGAGTTAGTTGATGATTCAATTCAATACTCAATACAGGAAATTGAAAGCCTAGCACAAAAAGTAGACTCTCTTTACTCAGACTTGTCAAATACTAATAACAGCTACATGGCTGATATTGAAAGTGCTGAGAAAACTATTTTAGAAACTACAGATGCAGTTCAAAACATTACTGCATTAACACAAGACCAAGATTCAAATTACTTGTGGGTAAGCGATAGTTTTAATACAAACTCTTATGTAGACCTTGACAAATCAACTACATTAGTTGACACAGATATGGGTAACACATCTTTAGGGGTTCAAGAATTTTATAGTATTCCTAACGTAACAGTTGACCTAGAAAGAGATGGTCTTGTGGGTATTCCAGGTTGTAATTTATTAGCTTTAGATTCTAAGTCTTTATCTAATATTGATGTAGAACCTTCTCCTACTTTAGAAAAAACTGAGGTTAAAGATTTAGCTGGTCTTGCTGATAATAATAATCAAACCTGGTTTGAGATTGAACGAAATCTAGTACCTTTAAACCAACCAGTTAGAAGAGCAGGTAGGGCTTGGGTATATAACTTAGGTGCAAACAAAGAGAACGTAAAAGCAATAACCTCAGATTACGATTGGAAAGCAACCATTGTTTACCCTGATGGTTTTGTTGATGCTGGACCAGACAAGGCGGGGACATATGTTGTGGAATGGTTAGAGGATAATGTAAATCCTCTAAACAGTGCAACATATAATGCAAAGCTAGAAGTTAAAATGACTTTGCTAACTCCACAACCAGTTTCAGAAGTTAAGATTGTTCCTTTTATAAGAAGTAATCAAGGTCAAATGGCTTTAGAAACTTTATACATTGTAACAGATGGTCAGACTATTCCAATAGCAAGAAATGTTGATTTAACAGTACAAGCTAAATCAACAAAAACATTACAAAAGGAAATTTTAAGAAGAACTGGATCAAGTAGTATTGGCGCAGTCTTTACAGTTCCTACAAACAGAGACATTAGTGAAATTAAAATGGTGTTCAGTGGTAAACCTTATCAAGTAACAACTGGACTTGCTCACCAATTTTCAGAAGAGTTCGTTGAGAAAAGAACAGTTAGAAAGTATGGACTATTCTCCTCAGTAGACAGACGCAAGGCATGGGAACGAAAACCAACAACAGAAGAGACTCCAACAATTTCAGTTGAAAGTAAACAATTAAACTTACTAGGTTCAACTCAACCATTCTTTAATAGTATTTATGAATTAGGTGGCGGAACTAACTCTATACTAAATGGAGACAGTGGGAATATTCTAACAAGCTTAAGTAACTTACCTGGACTTGCACCAAGAATTGTTGCTGGAAGGGGTAGGTACGGACTACCAGAATTACAACAATCAAAAGTCGGTGCCGCACTTGGAAAAGCTGGTGCATTCTTATCAAAAGTAACTCCGTACATAGGTGCTGGGTTAGCGGTTGTTGATTTAATTAAAAATGCGTTTGGTACAAGTAAAACGATCAAAACACTAGAAAAGGTTACAGGTTACGATATTTTTAGTGGTTTCAGATCTTATGTTGCTATACGAGATATTACATTAACACGAAGTGTATATAGTACAGTTAGTGAAGTCTTATCTAAGAAGAGATCTTTTAGTCGTCCTGTAAGGCTTGTAGGTCTTATTGTTGATTATACAGTACCTTCTGAGTGGGGTCAAGGAGATTGGATTAGTTTCTACTTATCTACAGATGGTACAAATTGGAGTCCAGTTATTCCTCTTTCAGATACTACATTGGAAAGCTCTTTCCAACTAGAAAAACCCTCTCAAGACATTTATTTTAAAGCAGTTTTAAAGGGGAACCCTGATGATCCTTTCAGGTCACCATACTTAAACCACTACACACTACAAGGGGTTCCAGAGTAATAATGATAATTGATAACACACAAAAGAAAGTTCTTTTTGATGATGCGGCAAAATTGGGTCTTACTCGATTTGAAATTTTGTCAACTCCTGAGACATTTAAAAGAATGTTGGGATCAATTGAAAAGAAATCTTTTGGTTTGCCTTTAGTAAATCAGTATATTGCAGTATCAAACGAAAGCATTAATATAAAGAAGATTTCAGAATACTTTGTAGGTTATGGAAGAGACTTGAAAGTTGGTAACCAAGCTGCAAGTGAAGTTGAGCAAAAAATTCTTTATATAAAGAATGAATTTTGGGTGCGATCTCAGAATTTAAAAAACAAAGCCAAATATTTAAAAGCAACAGCAGACCTAGAAGGATTCAAGTCTGGTTATAATGGGACGTTTGTTTTTGGTGATAGTTTTACAAGTGCCGAGAATATTGATTTAACAAACACCTCAGCATGGTTTGATGTTAGTGAAGGAATTGTATTTTTACCTAACTCAGTAGTTTCAAGTTCAATAGACCCTAAAAATATTAGAGTGGATTCTGTTGATAATGATGAAGGATCAGATTCTCTAGGTTCATCTCCTCTTGATGCTGTTGATGGTTTAGAGAATACCAGTTGGAAGACCATGTTTGTAACAGCTAATGCAGAAAGCTATGCTGTGTACTCTTTTGATAAGGAGTATAATATATCTAACATTCAAATTGACCCAACAGGTTTTGGTTGTGAAGTAAAAATTGAAGTAAATAAAGGAAACGGTTTTGAACTTGTTAATACTGAGATTATCTACAAGACAACTACTTTTATTGTTGGACATAGTAATGTACGCAAATTAAAAATAACATACAAGCCAGCATCAGCTGTGTTACCTAAAACAGTTGGTATCAGAAATATCAGATTGTTTACAGAGAATACCGTAGATATAGCTACTCTTCGTAGTAGAGATATTAACATACCAATAAACTATTCTCAAATACTTTTAGATTTTACATCTAAAATTCCAGCTGGTACATACATTAAGTCATACATATCAAACGACTCTGGGGTTACTTGGACTGAAATTAAAAAACAAGCATGGAAATATCTGCAACTAAATCAAAACAATATTGTTAAAATTGATAAATCAAAGGTAAGAAAGGAAGGAAGTTTCTGGGTTGTAGATGTAACTAATGCACCTACCACTTATACAGAAGGATCTCTTTTAGTTGGTAAAAATCAAGTTGAAGTAACTGCTTTCAAAAAAGATTATACAGCTTTAGGTGAACTCCCACACACACCAGCAGAAAATGATTTTCTAAGTCAGGACATTAAGAAGTTTAGAACATGGCTTAATGTACCTACTCTTAATGAAAGAACAAATACAACTCAATTATTCTTACCACCTACAAGCTCACAAAATACATCTGCAATTAAGGGAGCAGAAATTCTTCCGTTTGAGTTTCAAGTAACAGGAGATAAATACCAAAATCTTTGTTATTTAATGTTAGGTGGCGGTAAAACAAAGAATGTATGTCAACCAAACTTTACATACAAAGTAAGTTACTTTGTTTACTGTGAGAATGACTTTTTTGTTGACCAAGCTAAGTATTCTTTCCTACAAGGATATAGAGATAGATCATTTAAATCCTTTACTGAAGTTAGTAAGGTTTATGGTGGTTTTACTTTGGACATTAACAAGTCTACTGTTATTACATCTAACAAACCTTTTACAGTTTACACAACAGCTGATACAAATGGTTGTTTTGTTGAGGGTGGGGTAAATGGAATTGGTAATCTTGGATCATCTTTTAACTTTACTCTTAGAAAAGGTTGGAATCTTATTGAAACATACCTACACACACTAGACCCTGATTTATACGGAAACGATAATGGAGCAGGTGGTTTTAAACCAATGTTACAGTTTTCTATGTTCCCATCTTTCTTTGACAAGAAGTTTCAACTTGATGCTGGAATAACCAAGGTAGTAGCAAGTGGAGAGTCTAAAGCAAACTCAGAATTTGAGCTTATGTGGAACACACCACAAGATTTTAACTTTTGGGCGTGGGATACACAAGGAAAAGCTATCTTGTTCAATGCGTGGGATACTGTTAGTGTTGATGGTTATATTAAAGGAAGCAACCCCAACTATGAACTTGAGTACACAAGTAGTCCTGAAACTTTGAACTCTATTAGTTCTGTAAAACTTCGTTTTGATTTAATTAAGGAACCATTAACTTTTTCTGGTCCTATTCTTGAAGATTACAAAATAACAGTGAGATAATATGCCAAGAGACGGGTTTGACGATAAACTATATTACAGTGGTGATGATTTAGGTGATGGTCCTCCTATTATTGGACTACCTGAAGGTAGTCAACCTCCAGGACCCCCAGAACCTCCAACTAATGAAACAGGATCAGGTGTTGATACAGGCAGTACTGTTGATGTAACTTTTACTATTCCTGGTCTTACACCTTCAACACCTCCAGAATACAATTATGGAAATAGTAATGGTAAAATACCAGCCATAATTGAAATAGAAACTATTGGTGCTCACACAGGGATTGATTTTACTGGTTCTAATATACCAGTAGCAAATCCAACAACAGGTTCTGATACACCTAGTATTGGAAACATATCCAATACTCAAACACCAATTAATAATACTCAAACACCAATTTCAAATGCTGGAGTTGTTACAAATCCAGGAAGTAGTAATACTAGTAACACCTCACAAGGAGGATTAACTACAGTTTCTAATACTACTCCAGGAAACACAAATACATCAACTGAAATACCTGGGTCTGATTTAAGTAGTGGAAACAGGGGTGCAGTAAACTATTTAAGCGCACCAAAAAGCCTTGGAGTTTCTATAGTTCCTTTTAAATTAAACCATAGATACAGAGGTGCAAGAGAATCCACAAAATATCTTTTGTTCAAGCAAAAACTTCAATACATATTTTTTACAATGTTAGATTTGCTTAGATTTAGAATTGAAGACTCTTCTACAAATCTTTTATCAACGTACCCTAGCGACGCAATCATTCAAGACATGCAACACAATTTAATACAAGTTAAATTCTATGAAGATGTCAGAGGAAGAAAAATTAAAACCAGGTGGTTTAATTAATGAATAAAAATAAATTTACAGATACCATTAATACAGTTTCTTTAACTGTGGACAGCTTAGAAACTCCTAGTATTAAAGGGGGCGGATCTTCTAGTAGCTCCGTTTTAAATAGGTTTAATCAAAGTATTGTTAAAGATATTGGTTCAATTATTATTTATTTAAATAAGTTACTTGACAGGTCTTCAAAGATTGCAGATGCTTCTGCATCGCAAGGTGCTGCTTTAAGTGCTCCATTAACAACCCTAACAACAAGAGTTGACACACTACTAACAGATACTAACTATGTAATGGCAGACTTCTTTAAATCTGATTACGTTGATTCTGGTAACACAACTGCTAACGTAGATAATTTATTTGGACAAGTAACTCTACCTGTTACAAGTTCTTCTGATCTACTGGTTCAAACTGATTCCTTTGGTTTTAATCAAGTATCATCAGAAGTTAGTTTGGGTTATTCAACCTCTGTAACGACACCAGCTGACGGTTTGTTTGTAAGTGCTTCTGATGGACTAGATATGCTGCTCAGAAGAGGTGTGTGGGTCATTAACAAGCCTGGAGAGTCTGTGTGGATTAAGGTTAAAGCCCCATTACAGTATTTAGGATTAAATCCTAATATTCTTGAAATTTATCCTTTCCCTGCTTTTGGTTGTCACATTTCTGATGTTAAAGTTAGAAAGTCTTCTGGTAGTGCTGTCTGGGAAGATATAGATATTACTTATCTGCCAGGTTATGATTCTGGTACAAGTAAAGTTAAAAATGCTGGACCATTAAAAATTCATTTAGACGGGGAACCAATAAATGAAATAATGTTTAAGATGGAACCTGTTGGAAGTTACAAACCTGGACTTTATAATTTAAGGGTTTTAAGTAATACGTATAATCAAAATGCAACATTAACTGTACAAGATGCTACAAGGGATTTAGATACCATAACTATTTATGGTAAGGACCCACTTGATCTTGCATTGATTCCAACTGTCATTACTACAACAAAAGCAAGGCTTGATTTATCATCACCTTCAACATACTCTACCCCTGTCATTTCTAGAATTGTGATGGAATTAGCCTAGTATAATTACCAGTTTTTTCACAATTTTTGTTGTTTTTCAGCAATTTTTGTAATTTTAAACGTATATAGTATATATATACTAAAGAATAACAACACAACAGTATTATGACAAAATTAAAGAGTAAGCCAATTAGTAGAGAAACACAGTTAATTCTACAAATACTTAAATTTAAACTGGACCCTTTAAATAACGATTTTCAGACAATTGAAACAGTCAATAAACTAATTAACCTTTCCTTCAGAAAAGCAGGTAAATTATATTTTCAGACTGAAGAGGATAATGATGATTTCGTACAAGAAGCAAAGAGTATGGTTTATAATATAATCTGTAAGAAGTTATCTTATAATGAGTTAATTGATTATATTCAATCTGTAAGGACTAATCCATGTTCGGAGCTTTGTTCTGTTTATCCAACACTAATTCCAAAATCAACAACTTCTCTTTCAGATCAAGAACTAAATTTAAGAGATTTAAATAAAAGAGTATATAACTATATTACTATTAGTTTACGTTTTCTTGTTAGAAATAAAATTAATGCTAAGAAGAAAATTTTAAAAATTAAAGAATTTGATTATGCTCAAAGCTCCTCATTAGTTCAAGATTTAAAGAATTATGGGAGTGAACCATATCCTGGTTTATTTGAAAATGAAAGTTTAGAAAGAATAGTATCAATTATGTTGTCTGAAGGTTACACTAGGATTGACATTAAAAGAGAATTAAAATTGTCAACAAAAAAATTACAACAGTCAATTGAGAAAATAAAGGAAGTTTTAAATAATATAAATGAGTAATTTTCATAGAAAGTTAGTTAGACCAACAATAGAAGAAGCATTTACTAGGTTTCTAACTATTAGTACTGAAGAGGGTGACACAGTTAAATTGGCTGTTAAATTTAATGGTGCTGATAAACCAGAAGTAAGTATAACCGCTTTTGGTATTTCAGAAACAATTAGGTCAATTAAAAATCCAAGTAGAATCCCAACACTAAACTTAACGGAGTATCTTGATACTGCATTTGTTTGGACAACCTCTAACGGGGTTGCTAGTGGTTATAAAGATTGGAGAGAATACATTGAAAAAGGTATTGGACCAGCTGTAAAAGATATTTCTGTAAAAGGTAATAGAGCTTTTAGTTATGAGGTTTTAAGTTAATGAATTTTGATGCACTTTACGACGAAGATGGCGACGCCATTCCTAACAACACACCCGTTACAGTAAGCGTAGAATCTGTATTTGTTTCCGCAACAAGAAACAACCCACAAGTAGTCCTGTTTTCTCCTACAGGAAATATCTCAACAGCAGACTCTTACAGAGATGCTAAGATGTTGGAAACTATTTTGTCAACTTCTCTACCAAAAGATACATTGTTTATGTTAGCAACTCTTCTAAATAGCACAGTTCAAATTATGACTACAGTAGAAAAGAGAAGGGTTGATGCTGAATTTAGCAAAATTCAAGAAATGATTTCAGCTGATTTTGCAAAAGAAGAAGCAGAAGCAACTGAAAAAAAGAAACCAACAAATAAGAAGAAACCAAAACCTCTTCCTCCAGAAGAATCTGAGGATATGGATTCTGAATAAAATAATATGAAAATCAAACCTGTTAATAATTATTTGACATTTAATCTTATAGACGACGCAAACCCTGACATTGTTAGTATTGACAGTGCAAAGAAAGAATATAGATGGGGTAAAGTTTTAGATGTTGGTCCTGGCTTCCCTGACTTTAATGGTAAGATTCAACCCTCTCAACTGAAACAAGAAGATACAGTTTATGTAATGGCACACGGAAAAGAAGTTGTTGAATTACCAAATTCTGATCCTTTTTATGTTGCCTCTGAATTAGATATAATGTGTAAAATAGACTTAGAAAACTTAACCCTCAAACCTTTGGGTAACTACATTGAAATTGAAAAGATTGAAACAAAAGAAGAAGACTCTTTAATTTTAATGCCAGACTCAAAAACTGTCCCACCTGCTTTGGGTGTTGTAAAGAGTTTAGGTTATGGTTGGACTGATGCAACAGGTAATCCAATTGAGCACCAAGTATCAGTAGGCTCTACTGTTGTGTTTAACCCATATAATACTTTAATTGTTGATTTGGAGCCATTAGGTTTCAATGAAAAAAGATACCTCATAATGCACACAGATATTTACGGAGAACTTGTTAGTAATGATTAATAGCCGTCGTGTTGTTGAATATATTAATAAAATCAATTCTCAAATTACTAGGTTAATGGTTGCAAAAAAGTATAGTGAAGCAGAACTGTTGTTAGAAACATTAACAACAGTTTTAAATCAAAATACTATTCCTAATCAACCTCCACTTCCAAAACCATTCCTACAGAGCCTATACTGGTTTATTACAAAAAGAAAGAGTATTGAATCAGCACAGAAATTAGAAAACCACCTCTTCCAGAATGTAAAAACTCTTCATGAAAAATATGAGCACAGCTGGGTAAAATAATGTCAACACTAGATAAAATTTTGTTAAATGAAACTCTTCCTATCTTCAAAGAAGATATAGAAGAACTTGCAAATAAAGATTCATGGTCTCCACAAAATCGAGATCAATTAATTGAACGTGCTTTTACCCTTTCAAAGAATACCGCACATGAGGGTGTAAATGTAGTTAATAAAATGCTTCAAGAATTTGAAGGTACTACGATTATTGGTTTAGTAATGGAAAAAGAATTCCTAACTGACTTCTATCAGTATCTCTCAGACTGGAGAACAAATCTTGATACGCTCCCTGAAAATGAGGTAGCACTTCAACCAGTAACTTATGATTGGCTTACACAATCACTAAGAAGGATTGTAGCTAGATTACAAGAACTTGAAGATCAAATTGACGGGATTGAGAAGCTTTCTAATCCAGGAACCGTTGAGGAAATTTAATGCAACTACCTAGTATAGCAAGAGGATATTTTTACCCTACAAACCTAAAGAACAGGTGTCCAATGTTTTCTCGTTGTACTGTCTCTAATAAATGCCAAAACTATGATAAGCATATGCTAATGTGTAATGTATGTGAATCAAGAGTTAGACCAGCACAACAGCTTGGAGGGTATTTAGCAGAAGGAGAATTCCAACCAGATATTCAAAAAGCTATTAAAGTAATTCAGAAAGCATTAAATAATCCTTTTTCTCACCCAGACGCAACACCTACTTCTATGGGCATGTCTCCTGGAGACTACCAAGAGTACCAAGAATCAGTTGAAGTACTCAAGCAATGGGGTGGTAGAGTCACAGAGGAAGATGTGTACATGGAACTTTCTGATGTTGACAAAGCAAAATTGAATGGTTTACTTTAATGTTAATACATGTCGGATTTAATAACTTCATACCAGCTGATCAAATTGTAGCTATTCTTGATTACAAGGTTCGCGCAATTAAGAAGATAATTAAACTAGTAGAACTTGAAAGACCTACAGCAATCCTTAACCTTACAAAAGGAAGAAGAGCATTTACTTTAATTGTACTAACAGCTAACAGATACATAATTAGTGCAATACCTGTAATTACAATTGTTAAAAGATATAAAAAAGAACTTAACATTGAGGAAGATATAATTGAGGAAAAGACGAACAAAAAAACTGCATGGGTTAAAGAGTCCGATACCTCAACACCCCCTAATTGAAATAACAGGAACTCCTGATTGCGGTAAAAGGCTTATTGCACAGCTAATAGCCAAGAAGATTGGCGGGAATGTTGTATGTCTTCCTTTTCTTGATTACGGTAGTTATACTGGAAGGGCATTGATTGAGATCATGTCCAAAAACCCAAAAAACCTAGAAAAAGAAAAGCATTGGTGGTTCCATATGTATGCCGCAAACATACAGGAAAAAAGGATTGAAATAGCCAACCTTTTAAAGATAGGTCCTGTTGTAGTTACAAACTATACCACGTCTTGTAAGATATGGGCTAGAGCATGCAGTATTGATAATATGCTGGGATTCCATAAAGATCTCCCAGTAGTTGATATTGTTTTTGGTTTATATGGAAGAAAATTAAAAACTCCAAATAATTTTGAAGTAGAATTCTCAGAAGAGTTAGTTGAAAAAATAACTAACATTGTTAGAAATAGAAAAGAACCCAAATACATTAAAGTAGAGCTAAACTCTTCCACCAGACTGTGGGAAGAATTAAATAGAGTTAGTTCTGTTGTATCAAAACAAATAAAAAATCGTTTTAAAGAGATAGAAATTGATGAATCAATTTTATATAAACCTACACTAGTTATAGACAGAAAATAACATGGATAATAACAAATTAAGTAATTGCGGTTGGGTAATGCCTATACATAATGCTCCTGATTATGTAGAACGATCTTTATCTTTTATTGTTGAAAACTATAGTAATAAGTATGGTATGACAGGTATAACTGTACAAGATGCATCAAACCAAGAAACTTTAGATAGGACAATGGCTGTAATAAAAACTAAAAAAAATGGTAAATTTTATGGTGTATCGTGGAAACAGCAACAATTATTCACTCGTACTGTTAATATTGGAATAAGAAATTTATACATGTGGGACCCTGAATTAACTCACTACTTTATTGTTAATAGTGATTGTGATTTAAAAGAAGGTTGTTTTGAGATGTTATTAAAAGCATTTGAAGATGATCCTACTATTGGTATTGCTGGGTATACTGATTCTCCTCAACATGGCGACCCATTATTAACATATGTAGAAGATCCTGGATATGTAACTGGACATATGTTCTGTGTTAAGAAAGAGGTTTTTGAAACGATTGGTGTCTTTTGTGAAACTGATTTAGGTGGTCCAACAACCACATACCCAGAGTTTGCACCATTTAAAGGGCTTGCACATATAGGAAGTGATAGACTATTTTCTAATGATGCTAGGAAAGCTGGGTTTAAAACAGTATATGTAAATTATCCTGGTGTAGAGCACCAAGCAGGTAAATCATGGAATCATGACCTGGGGTGGTTAGCCAATTTTAATTTAGAGCTTCTGTGGGAACCTACTAATGAACTAGTTGTCCCTGGCTTACTTGAACCCAAATTTATTGGAGCAATTAATGAATAACGAACTAATTAAATCTTTAACATTCTTTAGTGATGATCTTATTGGTGATGCTATTATGCAGTCACCTACAATTAGGAATTTAAAAATATATCGTCCAGACTTAGAAATTAATTATAGGTGTAAAGAAGGTAGTGTAAGTTCCCTAATTCATTCAAGAAATCCTTACATTGATAATATTTTAATTGGTGATAAACAAGAATCAGATGTAGTTTTAAGTTGTGTTAAAGCAATGGATGTTGGTTTACAAGCACACGTACCTATGATAGACGCGTTTGCTTCACAATTAAGTATTCCTTTAATCAATAAGGATTATATTTATGTTCCGACACAAGAAGATTTAGATGCCGCAAAACAAATCTTTGAAACAGAATTAGGTGGTAAACCATTTATTTTAATTGGCAGACATAGTTGGTCATGTACTTCACATAATGACGACCAAGGAAACAAACCAAACAAGTGTTTTAGTAATATGTACTGGAAACAGATTGCAGATTATTTGAATGGAATGGGAATTATACCTGTAGCAGTGGGATCATTAAAAGAACTTGAAGAAGATAGGTTTAGTGATTGGAACTATACAAAAATGTACGGTAAGCCTATTGAACATATAGCTGCTTTAATGACTTTATCTAATGGTGTGTTAAGTGTTGATACAGGACTAAGATTCTTAGCGGCTGCTGTGGGTGCAAATTTCCTTGTTATTTCATGTGCTTTACCTAATTGGTTAGTATCAGCAAAACCACAATTTCCAAATCAACTAGGAATTGAACTTAATATGCCAGTTACAAATATTGATGTTAACTTTATTACACCTTTACTTAAACCATTATTTGGGGGTTCAAATGAATATAACACTGGATAAAATTGGCTGTAACGATAGTGCTTTAAAGAATATACACAAAAAGCTTAACACTTCTTTAAATTATACTGAGTGGGTTCATTTTGTGACAACACAAAAGTTCTCTTATGTAGTAAAAATAGATGGAAAAGTTCAGGGGGCTATGTTTATAACTCCTATTGATTCTCCTAATACTGTAGTTGCTAGTTGTTATGTATCTTCTGATGATTATAACAAAGATATTATTCCACTCTTAATTGGCTCAACCAAAGCAATTGAATATGGTTCAATTAATAAAATTTATCTAGAGTCAAACAATTTAAATTTCCTCAAACAAGTTTCAGATCAATATAAAACAAATACAAGAAATAATTACTTAGAGGTAAATATATAATGAGCATTGGCTGGGATACTGAATATTGGAGACCACAACTCGGTTCCTGTGGTGAGAATGTTTATATCGGTAAAAACGTGATTTTTACTAATCCAAGTAAAGTTTTTCTTGGTAATAATGTACGAATTGATCCTTTTACTTTGATAACAACAGGATTAAAGACAGGAGACAATATACAAATAACCAGCCACTGTGTGCTCGGGGGTGGAAATCAACATACAATAACTTTAGGTAACTGGACTTTTATTGGTTATGGTTCAAAGTTATTTTGTGCTTCCGAAGATTATAGTGGGGACTTTGGACCTGTTAATGAGTTTTGGGGTAGTAACAAAATAAACAGAGGAGATATTACATTTGAAGATTACTCTGGAGTTGCAAGTGATGTAATTGTAATGCCAAATGTTACACTACCTATTGGGTGTACAATTGGTGCAAAATCTTTTGTATATACTAAAAATCAATTAACTCCTTGGAGTATTTGGTTTGGTAACCCAATAAAACACATAAAAGATAGAAACAAAGAAAATATTTTAAAAACTTCTAAGAATAATAATGCTAAATGTTGTAAAGTTATTGTAACGTACTTTGGTTCAAGAAGACCAAGAAATAACAATACCACCACACCCGAGAATACATTGGAGTTACTGAAACACCATATTGATACAGATGAACAAATTGATCCTGGCGTCAGTTGTGATACAATTATAATTAACAATCAAGCTGGATTTCACGAAGGTAATTTGTACGTTGATTCTTTAAATAACACAAATTCAAAAAATGGAAAGTATTTGTGTTACACCAGAGAAAACACAGGTGGGTCATTTGCTGGGTATAATTTTGCTTATCAAAAACATAAGAATGATTATGATTACTTTTGTTTCTTAGAGGATGATGTTATTATTACGAGAGAGGGTGTGTTTAAAGAAGCAATTAATCTTTTAGAATCTTCCCCTAATATCGGATTTGTAAGTTTAGCCCCTATAGTTTCTTGTGTTGGAGGAATGCACTCTGGTGGGGGTTGTGGCTATGCTTCGACTAAAAATTTAAATATTATTTCTAAAGAAACAGGTTCTTTACCACATAACAACAATACTAGCTATGGAGACTTTGAATATATTGAACAAAAATTTACGTCTATATACTACCAACACGGTATGACAATAGAAAATCTTAGGGGAGTGTCCCCACTTTGTTCTAATTACATGTCTCACGAATCACAATGCAACCACATACACAATTTTGATTTAACATTACCACACATATATAAAGTAGGATTTTAATATGAAGAATTATAATATAGACCCAGAAGCACTAAACATTCCTTGGGTAGAATCACCATTTTTTGAAACCCTTCTACAAGTAAAACTAGAAGAAGAAAAACAAAAAAACACGACTAACGTTGATATTAAAGAATTAGAGAAAATAGCTAGAAACTTTAACTCTGATGGGTATGCTGTAATTGATTTAGATCTAGAGGAAACTTTTATTGATGACTTAGTTTTAGAGTTAGACAATAAACTCATGGAAGGTGCAGTAAAAACTCAAGAAGGTCATTTCCATTATAACGATGGCCCAAGAATTTTTGAGGCTTGGAAGTGGAACCAAAACGTTTTAAATCTTGCAAAAAATGCCAGAGCTATGAGCATAATTGAGTTTTTATATGGGAGACCAGCTATGCCATTCCAAACAATTAATTTTAAGTTAGGTAGTAATCAGCCGACCCACTCTGATCATTGTCATTTTGCTTCTATGCCACATAGGTGGGTGTGTGGTTTTTGGACTGCCTTAGAAGATATCGGTCCAGAACAGGGTCCTTTAGTTTATTACCCTAAATCACATAAAGAACCTATATTTGAGTTTCAAGATTTAAACATGGCTCACACAGAATATAAACAAGAGAAAGATAACTATACTGAATACGAGAACTTTGTTTCTAGTTTGATTAAAGCTAAACAATATAAACAAGAACAGTTTTTAGGTAAGAAAGGTTCTGCACTAATATGGGCCGCAAATCTTTTGCATGGTGGGTCAGAAATCACAAATCCAGAAAGCACAAGATGGAGCCAGGCTACTCACGTTGCTTTTGATGATTCAAAATTAAAATACTATACTCCTTTTTATTCTGATTATCGAGAAGGACACTACGTACTAAAAGATGTTAAATCTAAAAATATAAGAGACTATGAATTACATTAATTGGTTGGGTCAAATAAAATTAGCAGAAACTTTCTGGGAACTACAGTCAGCTACAATTCAGAATACAAACATTCCTTTATGGATCACTGAGTTCGATCCTAAATACGGGGAGTTTTATAATGACTAAACGACTTCTTCTAGTTGGGGGTACGGGCGGATTAGGAAAACAAGTTTACGATATTCTTAAAGACAAATATCATGTAGATTCTTTTGGATCAGATATGAGTATTCAAGAACCATTAAAGATGGGACTAGACTATGACATTGTAATCAACCTTGCAACGATCAATATTGATGGTCTATTTACAAATTTAATGGATTCAGATATTGAGAAAATGATTCAAGTAAATGTTATTGGTCACTCTCATGTTTGTGCTGCTTGTATACCTTACATGAAACTTAAAGGGTATGGTAGAATTATTTATATCTCGTCTATATTAGGAGATAATCCAATTAAAGGTACATCTATCTATGCCGCAGGTAAGAAGTTTTGTGAAACTCTTACTAGGACAATTGGATTAGAAAATGCTAAATATGGTATAACTGCAAACTCAATTGCTCTTGGTTACTTTAATGGTGGTCTTACAAACAAAGTACCTGAAAAGATTCTTGAAAAAGTATTATCAACTAATCCATTAAAAAGACTAGGAAATGTAGAAGAAATTTGTAATGCAATTGAATTTATTGTAAACACAGAGTACTTTAATGCATCTACACTAAAATTAGATGGTGGACAATGTTAAAATTTTTAATTTGTTTAGTTTATTTTGAGAGACCCAAAATGTTTCTAAATGCTCTAGAGTCCATAAGAGATCAAACATATAAAAATTGGCGATTAGTATTTATTGATGACGGTTCTACTAACAAAGGTAGACCAATTGTAGAAGAAGTTTTAAAAGATTACCTTGATCAAATTGAGTTTATCTACATTGAAGATAGTATTGAACAAAAAGAAACACAGGGCGGTAGTAGACATGGTTTGTTTATGACTGAAGCTATAAGATCTTCTACAGAAGATGTATTTATTTGTTTGTGTGACGATGATGCACTTCTTCCAGACTATTTAGAAAACCTCAATAAATTTTATACAGACAATCCTAATATAAACTATTCTTATTCACATATAATTCCATTTGACCCGTATATAGAAACTTATCGAGAATTAGTAGATAATAATATAACTAGAGGTCATGGATTAAACCACACCCATAATTTAATACCAAGTTGTACAGTTGATTCTACGCAAGTAAGTTATAGGATAAATGCTTTTAATGATAATCAATTACACTACCCACAAGGGACAAGAAATTTAGATGCATCTATATATGATCAATTATATAATTCTTTAGGTTTATGTCCTTTTAATTCAATTACCTCCCAGTACAAAGCATTTTTTAGTGACCAACTAGGTGGAAGAACTAACACATATAATGTAGTAGACAAACAATAATGATACCACTATTTAAAGTTAACATGAATTCTAGAAGTAAATTACTTAATCAAGTAATTAAGTCTGGATATATTGGACAAGGAAAAGTTGTTGAAGAATTTGAAGAAGCTTTCTATGCTTTGAATCCAAACCTTCCTGTTAAACCATTATCTGTTAACTCTTGTACAAGTGCAATAACAATGGCTTTGACTCTTTGTGGGGTTGAACCAGGAACACAAGTTATATCAACTGCACAGACCTGCACCGCCTCAAACCTACCTGTTCTTCACCATTACGCAAGCATTATATGGGCAGACATTAATGAGTTTGGGTTGATTGATCCAGAAGATGTTGGAAGGAAAATAACTCCAGAAACCAAAGCAATTATTGCTGTTGATTGGGCAGGAAGATTTTGTGATTACAACGCTTTAAAGAAGTTTGGTATTCCTATTATTCAAGATGCCGCACATTGCCTGTACGTTGATCCTGATAACTGTGGCGACTACATTTGCTGGAGCTTCCAAGCAATTAAATTCTTAACTACTGTAGATGGTGGTGCATTAATGGTTCCACAAGATAAGTATGAAAATGCCAAGCTTATGAGATGGTTTGGATTAAATCGTGATGCAAACGAATCCTTCCGCTGTAAACAAGATATTAAAATTCCAGGATACAAATTTCAACCACATGATGTCGGTTCAGCTATTGGTTTAGGAAATATTGAAAATGCTAAGAAAGCAGTTGTCAAATCAAGAAAAAATGCTAAATACTATTGTGATAAGATTACAAACTCAGATGTTATTTTACATGAGTATGATCCAACATGTAATTATTGGATTTATACACTACAATTAAAAAATCAAAAACTCAGGGATGGGTTTATTGATTACATGAAAATCAATGGTGTATCAACTTCACAAGTCCACGCAAGAAACGACAAACACACAGTCTTTAAAGATTCTAAGATTGACCTTCCAAATACAGAATATTTTGACAAAACTCAAATATCAATACCAAATGGTTTCTGGGTAACAAAAGAGCAAAGAAAAGAAATTGTAAGGTTAATTAATGAGTTCAAAATGGATTAATACTAAACTTGGTTATATAAATCTAGCCAATATAAAGAATAGTATTGACAGAGAAAAATGTGCTGTCCATGAGTGGATGGAATATAACTCAGCTTATTACGAGTATAAATATTTTTTAACCTACCCAAAAGGTAGAAAGAAAGCAAAATATTTATTACAACTAGATAGTGATATAGTGATGTGCGTGTAGTATGACTAATAAAGATTTAATTAAAAAATACATTGAACCAAACGTATGGATTGGTTCAGTAAAGGTAGACGGGGGTTGGGGAAACAAGCAAAAACTACATAAGTACAACTCAGAAGACCCTGCTCTTTATGTTGATTCAGATATGATCTTTTCACCAATTAGTGATTCAATTAAAGTACCAAGTAATAAAATTGATTCCGATCCTGTAAACTTTGTTACTGTTAATGAAAGATACTATGTCGCATTTGTTGGAAAAAATTATAAAAAGCTCCTACAGTATATTAATGAAGTAGGTAAATTATGTGAAGAATGTGTATGGGAATTACAAGCATTAGATAAAGAAACTAACAAACCTGGTACACTAAGAATTACAATACTAAAGGAAAAAGACAAACACATCTTCAAAGTACTAGAAGGACAATACTCACCAGACTTTTCTAATCCAAAAACAATTGCTGGGTGGTCTGAATAATGGAAGAAATTAAATTTATAGGGTTAGATGGTAACCTTGAAAGCACCAAAATCATAGAAGAAGAAATTACTAAAGCACAAGAGAAAAAGAAGAAGAAAAGGAATAATAAAGATGACGATTCAAGAAAGACTAAATAATTTTGCCCTTTACAAGTTAACAGAAGACGAACAAGAAGAGGCACTTAGAAAAGACTTACAAGGCATTATTGTAGCCACTCTTGCTCAAAACGATGCAGTTGTAAGTATTACTGCACATGAAGCTTTTATTGCACCTTTAATGAAAGCACTTCAAAAGTTGACTCTCCCAGAAAACTTTGATACTGGTAGTCCTAACGTTACTTGGGAAGATGCTAATGAAGAATTTCAAAAGTATTGTGACAAGATTGCAATTAGAAGTTTGACAAATGAAGAGTTAGAATCATTTGGTTCTGAGGCTTTAGCTAATTTAGAAGATAGTCAACTCTTTATTCAAGTACTTAGATCTTCAGAGAAGTTGAACTATGCTCTTGATTCCTTCTTAGAATCTTCTGGAACCATTGCTAAACTTACAAAAGCAAGGCTTCCTTTCCAACCAACAATCCAAGAAAAGAGATTCCTTGCTATGTTGGTCGCACTCCTTGCACCAGTAGTTGAAAAAGAAAGTGATGTACTTGTTGGTACAGTAATGGACGGAATGCATAATGGGTTTTAAAGAAGTAGGCAAAGTCTGGACACCAGAAACATTAAAAACATATTTACAAACCCAGCCAAAACCTGGCTGGGTAAAAAGTATTACGTTTCACCACACATGGTTTCCAGCATTAAAAGACAGGCCTAAAGGTTTTACAATTCAACACATTGCTAATATTAAAAGTTTTTATGAAAATGAGAAGCGATGGGATCGAGGTCCTCACTTCTTTGTGGATGAAGACCAAATTTTTGGTATGACATCAGTTACTGAAAAAGGTATCCATGCTGCAAGTTTTAACTCATCCAGTATAGGTATTGAAGTACTGGGAGATTATGATACAGAAAATCCATCATCAGGAAGGGGTTTAGCTTGCTGGAAAACAGCAACTGAATTGGGTGTTATCTTAGCTGAGTGGCTAGGTTTACCTGTTACTACAAAGACTATCCTATTTCATAGAGATGACCCTAAAACAACAAAGTCTTGTCCTGGTAATCGGGTAACAAAAACATTTGTATTGAATCTTATGAAAGAGGCTTCAAAACCTAAAGCCCAACCAGAAAAATATGAAAATTGGAATGTAGTAAAATCTAGTTTCCTGAAAAAAACTAAAATTTCTTCAGCAAGGATGTATGGAGATAAAATTTATGTTCCTTTTAGAGAATTTATTAATAATTTAACAAAAGAAAAATTTGACAGTAAATTCCATTTTGTCTCCTCAGAAGAGCATTATTATGGCGGTACAGCTATAGAAGATTCATTTATGGATGGGAATATATTATATGTTTGGATTAGAGAAGCATTAAGTTTCACAGATAGCAATTTAAAAGGAAAATCCTTCCTTGATCGCGCTACTAATTCTGTAATTGTAACTTAGTTTCTAGTCCCCTATTTAAGTGGGAAACCAAAGGAAACTTATGAACCCTAATTTTGACGAAGCAGTTTACGCTGACATTGAGTTATTACTTGATACCTTACCAAATCAAATCTCAGATAGCATTACTGATATTGACACATTAATTGAAATTGTTGTTGATTTAGGTAGGTTTGTTGAGTTTAGATATGAAAATGATAGTGCCTATGAGACAGACATCCTTACAGATAGAAAGTTAATTAACGACATACTTAGTAACCTAAGTAAACCTAATATTGATAATCGTTGTGGTATTGATGGTACCCTTCACCGAATAAGTGTCATTGTTAATAGAAACGAGGATATTATTGGCTTAACTATTCGTATTGGAAAACCCCACGTTGGAAACGCAAAACTTATTGAAGATTTGTTACATGAAGGAAAGAGCCTATTAATTGTAGGGCCACCAGGCGTAGGAAAAACGAGTTTGCTAAGAGAAGCTGCAAAGATTCTGTCTGTTGAAATGCAAAAAAGAGTTGTGATTGTTGATACATCAAACGAAATTGCTGGAGAAGGAGATGTTCCACACTTGGCAGTTGGAAAGAGTAGACGATTGCAAGTACCCCGAAGTAAGAACCAACATGAAGTAATGATCGAAGCTGTTGAAAACCATATGCCACAAGTTATTATTGTTGATGAAGTCTCTACCAATACTGAGAGCCTTGCCGCCCAAACTATATCTCAAAGAGGAGTACAAATCATAGTTACAGCACACGGTAATACAATAGAAGATATTATTAGAAACAAATCAATTTCAGAACTTATTGGTGGTGTAAAAACCGTTACTCTCACAGACGAGATGGCAACAAAGAGAGGAACTCAAAAAACTATTCAAGAAAGAGAAGGTAATCCTCCTTTTGACTGTATTGTAGAAATTCATTCGCATGATGAAATTGCAATTCACCACAGCACCACAGCAGTTGTTGACGCATTTTTGACAGGTAAAAAGATTACCCCAGAAACAAGAAGAATTGTTAATGGTAGGATTCTAAAATTGTCTGAACCTAAAATTGAAGTCAAAAACGAAGAAACTAATACTTTTGAAATGTTCTCGGAACCAAACAGAGAATCGTTTGAAAGAAGAAGATCTAATAGATTTTCAACTGAAGAATCTAAAAGCCCCAAGAAAAATTTTAGAAGAAGAAAGTAGTTTTAATGAGAAAAACTAAAGCAAAGAATGAACGGTTTGACCCACTAACAATCCCGCCTTTGATTGAAAAAGCAAAGGCGGGGGATATGGAAGCTAGGGACCTACTTTTATATATGTTCCAAAGACTTATAGTTTCTTTGGTAAGCGTATGTTTGACAGGAAAAATTAATCCTTTTTCTTCTTACCAAAAAGCATTTCTAAGGACCTTTGCAAGTAAATCAACACCATTAGAAAATACAGCTATGATGTTGAAGCATAAGTTATCTTGTTATGATAAAGATGAACTATTTACTTTAGGGCAAGTAGCAGTTATGGAAGCCATTATTAGGTGTGAAACCAATTTGGCTTCCACTATTGTTTATTGCTTTAAAGAACAAATAACTCAAACAATTAAAGACAAAGTTCCTACAACACATACAGATTACGAAACACTAGACCATTCAATAGATTTAGAAGATGATACTCTTTTATCTATATTTATAAGCCAACAAACACCAGAACATCAAGAAATAATTGAAAGTGTGTTAGCTGGTGAGAAGGTAAAAATACCTGATAAATTAAAGTCAATTTTATCTTCTTATTTACGACCTTAGACTCCTCTATTTACTTTGACATGTCACTAATTAACGATCCTAACAGTTTTAGAACCCCAACAACACCGGACTACCCACAGATTTTGGTTAGCGAAGTTGTTGGACTTAGTAGCCTACTCGCTAATGTGACTGGAGCACTTAGTGATAACGTAAGATTTTTCTCCTCAAGAGCATTTGGTTTTATGCCTATTGAAAGCACACTAACAACAGGTGTTCTTCCAACCACAGGCTCACAATCTACAGTATACTGTAAAAGAATTTTTAGTCCTACGCTTAAACCAATTGATAAGGTAGGTATTCAACACGATGCTACAGCACACTCTGTAACAGGGGGTGTTCAACCTCAAATTAAGTTTGCGTTGTATACATTAAACGCTCAAGGTTTGCCTAATACAAAAGTTTCGGGAATTGAAAATACTTTTTCTGTTGTGTCTGGTACTGCTTACACAATGTCTGGTACAGGTTGTTTAACACCAACTGCACTTCCTTATGTTGGAGATTATGTTATTGCATGGGTTACAAATAGGTTTGCAGCATCTGGTGTAACTTCAGCTGGGACTTTCAGCGCAACCCGGCTTCTTAACTTGGGGTCACCAGCTGGTTTTAACGTATACCCAGCAGGTTGGACAAATAGGGGCTTTAATCTTAACGCAGGACTAGCCACTAACATGTTTAATACACAAGCTGAATTTGCTGCTTTTAACTTCCCAACTTCTTTTGCATCACTTAACGCTACTGGTTTTACAGAAATACAAGGTGCTGCTTCCCCAGCAGCTATTGACTGGTTCTGGTCATACTCAGCATGAGAACTATAAAAGGAGCAGCTAGAGGTAAAGCTGAGTTCAGTCTTGAACAGCTTGCAAACAATACATCAATTGATATTGGTGTAATAAATACTGATCGTCAAATTGTAATATCAAACAAAAGCAATATTACAATTAAAGGTACTTTAGACTATTCTTATAGTCTAAATACCTGGACACAGTTAACAGCACAAGACCCAATCTTTTCTAGGATTCCAGCAAGTGTAACTGGACAAGTTTGGGTTACAACTTTAAAGGATGGAGCTAGTCTCGGGACATACAGTAATGTTGTTCATGGTGGACTTCAAAAAACTCCATTTACTTCAATCCCACCAGCAGAATTAATTATTCAAGACAACATTGCAGAGTGTGCAAGACAAAATATTTGGGTAGCAAATACAACATCTCCTGGAGATGCTGTTTCTCTTGGTTACAGCAACTCTGAGTTTGATACATTAACTAATGTTAATGGTATGTGTGTTATTGGTAATGTTGGAGTACTGTATGCAAGTGAATTGAAAACAGTTTCAGCTATTAATACAGGTACGAATGTTTTAACAATCTCATCTGTAAGTAATGGTGTAACTAACTTAATATCAAACACAGCTAAATATTACGCATTTAATCTTCCAGAATACCTAACCCAAGCAGGTTATTATTGGATTGATAGAATTTCTAGTTTTGGTAACTACGGTAAAGTCTATTATGTTGCTCCTGTAGGGTTTAATCCTAATACTCAAAAAACAGCGTTGACTGGTGGAGAGTTTGTTGGGTCAGCTATTACTTTTAATAACTGTAATAACGTTAACCTAGAAATTACAATTAGAGGGCTTAGAGGCACAGCTATAACCTGTAATAATTGTACTAACTTTACTTTTAATAATTCATACCTTACAGCTATAGGTAATGCTGGTGTTGTATATACTGGTACGGGCTTGAAGGTAACAAACTCAACTATTAACGATATTGGAGCACAATCATTCTATATTACAACAACTTCAAGAGAAACATTACTAGATAGTGGTACATTATTTGAAAATGTTAAGTTTTCTGGTAGTGGTAGGTTTGCTCAAGTTCACGGTGCTGGAATCGTTTTTTATGGTTGTGGTTTAACTGTTAAAACCTGTAGGTTTGAAAACTCTAATGGAGCAGCTTGTTTCTTGTGGGGTAATGAGTGTAAACTATCCAATTTGTACATAGATAATACAGCAAGAAATAATGCAGACAACGGTACAGTCTATAGTGGACGAGACCCATCTTTCAGAGGAAACAGTATTTCAAATTCTACAATTAAAAATCACAAAACAACTATGTACTCTGAAAATGCTAAGTATGCAGGTAACGTACTAGCTGGAGTTTATCTGGATGATGGTGTAAGTGATTTCACAATTAGTAACTGCTTATTTGAAAACATTGACTTTGCAATCAGAACAAATGGTGGTAGTTATATTGTATCAGACGAAAATACTTTTAAAGATTGTCTTGTAGGATTCCATTTAGATAATGCACTCAATACGTGGGCTCAAAGAAGAACAATGGTTCCAGATAAGTCATCACTAAGTGTAGCTGTTCAGCTTTCTGGTGCGGTTAATGGTACAGTATCTGCACTAACAACCCTACCGATAACTGGAGCTATTGGTACTGGTGAGTTTTTATGGTTTGGCGATACTAGAGTTAAAGTAACAGCAGACGTAGCCATTAATGGAACTAACATTCCTATTACATCAGCTACACTGAATTTAGCAAATAACTCTATAGGTAAACTTGAAGGGGTATGGGAATTCTTTAAGCTTCTTAAAGATGTTAACTACGACAAACCTCCTTACAGTACAAGATATCCATTACTTGCAGCATATCTTAGTGGACCCATAAATGATTATCAAAACTGTAAAGAAAACTTTATGAGTGTTGATACCAGTTTCTTTAACACAGCAAGTGGTGTTCTATTTAGCAGCACATTTGGTACACTAAATAAAGGGAACATTCAAGTACCTAAAAGCAGACAATTTAACTAAACAACGTTCTAGACGGATACCCATCCCTTATAACCTGATTCAACAACATAGTACCATACATAGCTTGCCTTTCTTCAGAAAAAGAAAAAACATACTCACTAGAACTTTCAACACATTGAACATTTTTATCAACAAATCTTTTTAACCACAACATAAGAGTTCTTAAATATATTTCCTTTCTTTTTGCTTTTTTAAATTCGCTCTTAAGAACTCTTACAATTTTTTCATCGCCCATAATTAGTAGTGTAATATAATCCACTATAAGGAACAAAATAAATGAACGCAAAAGTAACTATTACTGGCCCCTTAAGTGTTAAGTTTAGAGTTAATCTCCCATTTGGAATTAAAATAAACAGAACATATACGACTAAAGTAAACGAAACAGTTGATCTTGGAAAGGTTAACTTACCTTCTACCACATCAAGAGTAGTTGGTATTCCTGGACCAGTTGATCTTGTCCTTAAAATTGTTTCTGTTGACGACAAGGAAGCAAACTTTGAAGCTTCTCTGGTATTAGACGGATTTGGACTTCCTCTCTATACTCAGACCGTCAAAGTAGATCTTAAAACCCTTAAAACACCTGGTCTTAGAATCAGGCTCAATAATGTAAGAGGCGTAACAGCTGATCTTACGGTTGGTCTGGAATTAAGCAAGTAAGAAAAAATTCCGCTTAAAAAATACCCCACTAAAAAGTAGGGTTATAGTGAAAGTCAATAACTACAGCAATTAATTGCTGTAGTTATTTTTAAATAGGAAGTAAATTTTAGGGTGATTCTTATTTAAATGATAATGAAAAAAATTAGAAACATTGTTTTCATAAATATCTTGTATAAGAATTCTAAAAGAAGCAACAAAGAAAGAAATAAAAGAGAAGCAAGACATAGTTATCTCATTTAAGTTAACTATAGCAGATTTAATTTTATTTAAATCAGAGTAGTCTTCATCTAAAACTTTTTTAGTGAAGGAAAGTAAAAAGGACAGAAATGCTAATAGCACATTTATAATATTCATTAAGTAATCAGACTTCCAAAAATATATTTATCTTGTTCTTTTATATAAAAAGGAACTAAGACCAGAGGTATTTTATTTCTAGAGACGATTGCTTTTCCCTGATATATGGGTTCTTTTTCTAGGATAGGGTAATCATTGTATTTTTTCTTCCAAGAGTAACACAAAAATTCTGAATCACTTGGAAGATTTAATAAGAATGCATAGTAAGGGCAGGTTCTTAACACAAAGTGTTGTAGATCTGCATATTCAGAAATAGACATAATTACAACTCAACAAACTCTTCTTCTATTACTTCCCCATTAGAATCAACAGGAGCAAATCCAAGAACTTGGTGGTAAGTAGAAACTTTTTCTATTTTTAGTACTGAGTCTTTGTTATCAAGTAAATGTTGGTTCTTTAAAGCAACCCTTTCAGATGCTTCTACAACTTCAACCATAGTACTGTCCTTTAAATCTTCCTCATAGATAGGAACAAGGACATCAGCTACTTGAGTTACAGTATTTACATACTTAACTCTAGCATAATAAATTGGTGTTTTTTCCATAATAATTTTTCATTTTATTTACTTTTATTCTTATGAAAATTTAATCTAATGAAGTTATTTTTACTTTATCAGTTGAAAGATCAAGACCAACATGGTTTCCATTTACTACTATAGTTATTTTAGTTGTAAAATTGATTGAATCATAATCAGTAGATATAATGTTACCTTCAAGGTTAATATTTTTAAACCTATCCTTTAAAGGCTCGTAAACACTATAATTTATATCATTAATATTAATAGCACAAATTAATGATAAACCCTCACTAACCCACACCTCATTTTTAACTACTTTAAAAGTATTTTTATCTGTTCTCTGAGGACTTTTTAAGTAAAGCTTATTAGTTTTTAAATTTTTAAGGTGCGTAGCTTCTTCAATTGAACACTTGGTATAAATTAAATTATTTAATTTGTCATGAACATTTAGAGGTGCATCATCTAGTGGACTTGGATGAGTTGGAGGCCATTTCTTTTCATTTGGATTAAGTCTCCAAGGAACATTTTTAGGAAAATCTCTAATAGGTTGTTGATTAGGATTTCTAGGAATTCCTTTTAAAGGATCATTAAATGGTCCGTAGTCTGGTTTCATATAGCACATTATTACTCTTCCTCTTTTCTATCTAATTCCCAACTAATAATTATTTCTTCCTTATCTAAAGGCCAAGAAGGATCTGCTGTATCAATTGGTTTAAAACTATTATCAAGTATTAAGTAACCAGCTTTGACTAATTCTTCTACAGCATCCAATAAACTTCTAGTACTTCCTGAAGTAATTTTCCACTTAATATTCTTTGCTCCACTGTATTTTGTTTCATAGTTTATTTTCTTTGAAATTTTATTGAGTTGACTATCTACAACTTCAAAATATTTACGTCTTTCATTGGTTTTTACTAATGCCTTTTCTGCTGTTATTAGTGGAGTAACATACGCTCCAGTTATTTGATCTTGAATATTCATATTATTCTTGTTCTCCTTCGTAGTCTTCTTCCTCTTCAATAGTATATGGTAATTCTAATATATTCATTAAGTCACGAGAAAAATCAGTTATACCATCTTCTCTACCAAGGCTATAAGCATCGTCAAAATTTCCACCACATGCTTCATATACGTAGTCGTCATTATCACTAAGAGTTCTTCTAGAAGTATTTTTTTCAATAGCTTCAATTAATTTATTTATTTTATCGTTTGTTATCATATTTAATATGGTTCTCCTGGAACACAATCTGCACAACCTTCACAATTTTCACAATTTTCACATGGATCAGTTTGGAAAGAAGAAATTACTAGTGAACCCATTGACCCATCTCTTTCACGAAATTTAATACTAGTAACAACATCATCGTAGTACGTTATTGTAAGAAGTCTAGTTCCTTTATAATCCCCAAAAGGGGCAATTATATCAATAGTGTATTCAGTTGGTTTTGACATTGTTTTTCTCTTCTTTAAATTCTGGTAACTCCATAAAATGGCTTACAATACTAACAGACTTCTTTGCTTTCGTATCTTGTATTAATCTACCTAAAGCATCATTCCAATGACCTGACATTTCAACACTATAAGTAGAACCATCATTTCTAGTATACACTCTTACTGTCAAAGGATCATAATACCCCTCAGTAATGACATAAATCTTTGAGTGCTTAGTACGATAACTTTTACCAGACTTGTAGTATCTAATTAAAACATGTTTCTTATTCTCTGCTACATCTTTATAGTTATTTAAATCGTCTACTTTAATCCAATTTGACATTAACTAATACATCTCCTTCTATTATTTTTACAAGTTCTGATTCTGTAACAGGAGCATTAAAGATATCTACAAAAGATGTGTGTTTAAAAGGATTATATCCAACTCTTTTATGTTTGACAAAAGGTACATTAGTTTCATCAACATACCCCTTAATCCAAGCATGGACATTCCTACCAGCAGCCCTTACTGCACGTTCTCTAGACTTTTGACCTACAATAAACTTACAATGGATAAGGTTTATATTACTTGTATGTCCTATAACCTTTCCTTTTTGTCTAATAGAATATACTCTACCTTTTAAATGTAAGTTCCTATAAACTTCAACAGGTTCAGTAGGATCAAATACTCGATCTTTAAATGCTTTAAGTTCCATTAACTTATAGTTCAAATCCTTCAAAATCGTCTTTAGCAATAGAAGAGTCTCTTGCCCCAATTAAGTAGTTAGCTCCTAATTCAGACTCTTGTGGAGCCACCTGGACTGCTTTAGGTCTAATAAACTCTTGGTACCAGCTACCTAATGGATTTTGCTTTTGCTTTTCAAAGATTGGATCAATTTTCAAAATAGCTAATCTTTCGTTTGCTCTATACTCTGCAAATAGTTTAAACTGTTCAATAGTTAAACCTAATAAGTCACCTTGGGAAAATAGATAATCTGCCCATTGCTTTTCATTTTCAACACCAACTCTAAATGATTCTACAATCTTAGCTTCATCATAAATGTCTTGGAATCCTTCTTCTGGGACATCCTTAAATATTTTTAATAGTTCAGTTGTAATTGCAGCATGAAGAATTTCATCTTTTTCAATGAACTTGATAATCTTACCATTACCTTCCATTACACCCTTAGCTGCAAAGAAGAATGAACAAGCAAACGATACATAGAATGATAAGCTTTCAGTTACATTAGTTTCAACGATAGCATTAAAAATTCTATGTCTTAATGACTTAGCATCATCTTCAAAGATATTATCATAAGAACTAGTAAATCTAGTTAACCTATTTATAATTTCCTTGTCTTCTAAAATGGAATCCCAAAACACACTTTCATCAGCATATACATTCTTTAGAATGTGAGAATAGCTTCTAGAGTGAATATTACTTTCAAAGAAACTCCATACACCAAAACAAGCTTCTAATTCTGGGTTACTAACATATGCCTTGATAGTATCAATAGACCTAGAAAGACAACTATCGCCAAGCGTTTGGTATTTTAAGTTACTATCAAAGATAAACTTCTCAACTGGTGTTAAAGCTTTGTAGTCATTTCTATCTTTTAAAAGACTAACCTCTTCTGCTTGCCAATATTGTTTCTCTTGAGCTTGAGCTAATTTATAGAATGTTGGATACTTTAGACGGTCATATCTTTGTAAAGACAAAGATTCGCCCAAGAAAAGAGGTTCTGATCTTGGATCAACATTGTTAAAATTCATTACAGTTTTCATTTCTCTACAATCTTATATTTTGGTATGTATGCTATACAGTCATTTATATGACTATAAACATAACATTTTTTAGTTGAGGTTGTTTTTTCTGTTTCAATATAGTATTTATATTGAAAATTTGCTGATGTTTTTGTAGTATCAACAATTATAAGCTCTATAAATTTTGAGTTATTATTATATTCTATGTCTAATAAATCTGTACTATTCATATACCTATAAGCTGTACGAAGTTTACTATAAAAATTTCTAAGAATCATAAATTAAAATCCTCCCAAAAATCTGTTCCCTTATGAATACAAACTTCTAGTTCATTAGTATAAGTATTTAATGTATGTATTATAAACCTGTAGGGGTTATATTCAGTTCTTGAAATCTCAACATCACCCCTACAAAAATGGATACTAAGATTATTTTTATAATAAAAAGATTCTGAGGATAAGGCAGTCTTAGTATCGTATTCGTCGTAGTCAATAAACATTACTTAATAAGAATAATCTTCATATTCTTCTTCGTCTTCGTTATAGTTATCTAAATTGTTTAAATAAACAAGATCAGGATAAGGTGCTTCAATTTCTGAAATAACTTTATACTTACAAGTTCTAAGTTTTTGACATTCACAATCTAATGGAACACTAACAACATCTTTAGGGTTTACCTCAACCATTAATAGCTTACCAGTAGAACCTCTCCAATTATTAGCATAATCGTAACTACCAACGTGAAGACCTTGAGAACATCCCCTATTCTTATCATCATCTACATAATTTCTAACTACTTCAATAATACTACCAATACCATTATAAATCTTTCCACCATAAGAAATACCTTTTAATAGTACCGCATTACCACTCCGAATTGAAAAGTAGTCATTTCCTACTCCTTTGTAAGCTAAAAAGTTTCCATTCTCAGCAATAGGCATATGCTTATGTTGTAAGAATGTATAAAGCTCATCTACAGCACGTTTAGATGGATTCTCTTGCAACTTTGCAAAGAACTTAACTAAAGGCTCATAAGGTAACCCTTGATAGAAGAAATCTATAATCTTTTCAGTAATGAAACTAGATACTTCTTGTCCACCAAAGTAAACAGAGTTACCTCTAATCTCAATATTTTCATAAGTATATAGTGTTTTATTAAAACTATTTACAATAGAAATAGAATCTTTAAGAGACTCAAAATCTTGATTCTTTAAATGCTCTACACAAGTATTGAAATTTGGATCAGTGTTCTTTACAGTAAAAGGAGTACCATCAAAAATAACGGTAAGGGAGAAATTCTCTACATAATTGAATGGAGGTGTGTTCATAGTTTTATATGTTGTTTTAAAAAGTCAATAGATTGTTGAGATGTTTTTAAATTAGTACTATTAATTAATCTCAAAATTGGGTACTTATTAATAGTGTCATTCATTACTTTATTTAGTTTAGTAACTTGTTCGGAAAGTTGCTTATCTAATGTATCAAAAGGAATATGCTTATGTATTATTCTTGAAGTGTTGTAATCATGAATAAGATACATAGGACTTGATCTTTTGTAAACAGGAGGAAATCCTGGGCTTGGTTCTTTTAATAATTTAGATATATTTTCATACTCTCCTAAAATATCAAGAGTTTGTAAAACAGTAAAATTTTCAATAGACATATTAATTTTTAAGTAATGCCTATAAAGATCAGCTTTAAAATTAATATTTGCATTCATTAACTGATTAATTCTTACTAACATCCAAGCTTCAAAAGAAACCCAATTAGGTTGAACATTTTCAGATTGAACTGCTATTAAAGTTGGGGCATCTTTTAACTCAAGTTTTAGCCATGAGTATAACATAAGATACTCATCATACTTATTTTCACCTAGTGTTGCTTTATTAATAGTAGTTACATAAACGAAACTATTTGGATCAGAATCAGTTTTCATGGTATCTGTAATCCATTTCTCAGATTTTCTATCACTATAAGAACAACCTTTGTATACTTTAATTTCATCGGCTGCTACTTGTAAAGAATAAGTTCTTTTACTAATACCTGTAGGAACAATTTCAGCTAAGTTTACATATTTACAACCCACAATTTCTTCGTGACTTAAAAATTCATCTATAGGTTGATCTATAGTACAAATGTAATAATACCTTTCATTTGGATTATCTCTTATCCAAGCATTAGCTCTTCTAACTACCGTTGCCTGAGAAAATGATTTATCATTTATTAAAAGAGTAGGTTCATTATCAGTTGCCAAACCATTAGCATCGTTAAAATTAGAAGCATAAGAATATTTTATTCTTAATTGACCACCAAACTTTCTAGTAAAACCACTATACGGATGATTCATATAATGATCAACACAACCATAATTATCGCCCGTAGTTAAAAACTTGTTTACATGTTTTCTAGTTCTGTAAATAAAAAATCTTTTTTGCCAGAGTGTTTCTAACGAATTAACTTTTTCTAGTAATTTAGTATTTAACTGACCATAAGCCTTAATAAGACTGTCAGTAAGAACTTCAATAGTTTGTGTGTTATACTCTAAAGCTTCTCTACTGGCTGAAACCTGAACAGAACCAATAGGTAAATTAATTAAAATAGTCGAGCTAGAAATTGAACGTTCAATATCTTGAATTTCTTTGTTGTTTCCTAATAAGTTTAAATTAACAGGATAACAAACACTTCCTACAATAACTTTAAAACATGTGTAGTTTGAACGAGAACCTAAAAATTTCCAGTTTTCAAAAGATACTAAAGTTGACTTCTCTAATATTTCTTTACTTGTAATAATATGATTCTTAACATCTTCATTAATGTCTGGAATTACATCAAAATTAACAAAAAACTCTTTAGCACAGTCATGAAATAATTGTATATCTTTAGGTTGAATATTAATTTTTATTTCTAAACCAGACTCTTCTTTTGAAGGTTCGGAATACAATTTAGAAATTTTACCTAAATTAGTTTCATCAATATACGCTTCATAAATTGACTTAACTCCTTCAAAATAACTAGTAATTCTAAAAGTATTTGTATATGAGAAAGCAGACTTACAACCAATACCAAATCCACCAATCTGCTCATTAGTATCTCTCTTAGTTGACATACCATAAGAAGAAAATACATTTAGAACACCATCTTCACTTAAACCCTTACCGTAATCACGAATGGTTAAATCATTAGCAAGCCTTGTCGGAAGTTGTACAGTAAATGGCCTATCTGGAATTCCAGCATCTTTGTGAGCATCTAAAGCATTACAGCTATACTCTCTAATTAAAGCTAGTGGCTTGTTAGAATATAAATTGTTTCTAAGAATACCCATAATAAAAGGTATATTATCTTTGTCTATGTTAAAGAATGATTCTGCCATAATACCAGCAGATTCTGTTTTGAGATTTGTTTCAATTAATTTCATTGTAATTTAAGTCTAGAATATCGGTGTTAATGTTATAATAATAACAAAGAGATTGAGCAACCCAATCAGAAAAGTGAATTCGAATATATCCTTCTACGTAAAGAATAGATAAATTACACAAGTAATTTTCAGAGTATAAGTATATTTTGCCTTTAGTAAAACTAGATTTCATTTTGAGTTAGTTTAAAATATTTGTTTCTTTGCTAAAAGTACATCCCCAAGCTGATGAACTATAATATTTAAAATTTACTTCACTATCATACAAAAATTGAACCACAAAATTATGGTGGGGAAAACCTATTTTGTAAGAGTACTGATTAAAGTTAATATCCCAATATTCAAATTTCATTAAGTTTCATTATTTTAAAGGTTTTAATGCTATATTAGAATCAAGTAATGTTTTCCAACTTGTCCAAGTAATTGCCTGTAAGTCTCTTGGTGAATACCCAATCTTCTTTGCTACGTGTTTATAGCTATCAACAATTAGATTATACCTTGCTTTACTAGACCATATCTTAGTTTTAAATTCAGGACTAGCGATGCCCCTATTGACTAGATTAATTACATGAGTATCTACACAAACAACATCTTTATTTCCTATAATAGACTCATAGAAATTTAGTACCTTTAATCCTTTTGATACAGTATGTATATCTTGACCCTCAAGTATTTGCTTACATTGATTTATTGTTGATTGAGATAAGAACCTAGAATAGTTAACAGCAAACATCTCATCAGTTATTTGCTTATTTCTTTCCCAAGCTTGTTGTGGGGAAGTGACAGCTAAAACAGCTGCCACAACCTTAGAATCTTTATTATATTTGTTTGCAATTTCAGTGCAGAAAGAGTAAGCATTATCATACCACTCTAAACCATTACGAATATCTTCTTCTTTAGTATTTTTGATTAGTTGATTTATATTTCGTATGTATTTAGTTTTTGTCATTTATTATTTTGTTTTATTAAATCAGAGCGTACAAGCTCCGCCAGCGCAGTTACTTTCTTCTTCAGCGTAACCAAAAGAACTTTCTGAAGAAGTGTTTAAATAATACAATGATGGAATACCCATCTTGTATGCATACAGTGTGTCGCCAATTAGTTCCTTATCTGGAAGTAATCCATTTGGATAATCTCTATAATTATAATAAAGATTAGTAGATACTCCCATATCCAGAAACTTAACTTGAGCAGCAACAATGTTTAGAATAGCTTTGTTATTCTTAATATCAAAAGCTGTTTGATAGTTCTTCTTTAACTTAGCATAACTAGGAACTAAGATAGGAATGGTACCAGCTTTAGATTTCTTATAGCTTAATAATTCTCTTGGTGGTTCAATACCATTAGTACTATTAGTTATAACTGAAGATGATTCCACTGGCATTTGTGCAGAAAGAGTACAATTTCTAAGTCCAAACTCAGCTATATCCTTTCTAAGCTTTTCCCAATCCATTTGTAAAGGTTGAGTTATAACACTATCAATAGTTTTCTTATAAGTATCAATAGGTAAAATACCCTTTGAATACTTACTTGTACTAAATGCAGCACAAGGTCCTTTCAGTTCAGCTAATTTGTTTGATGCTTTAAGTAAGAAGTATTGTTGTTTTTCATGGAAAGCAGCAGCAAAGTTTGGTGCTTCTTCATCAGTAAACTTAACCCCATTCTTAGCCATATATGCTGCCCAGTTAGTTACACCAATACCTAAGCTTCTATAATCTTGAGCAAATCTACTAGCAGCTGGTAAGAAGTAATCTTGTAAATCAAGAACTTCATCTAAGAAAGCAACAGTCATGTAACAAGCATGTTCATGTTCTCTATCATTCTTAATTAAGAATGGGTTTATTGCACTTAAAGTACAAATACCAATCAAACCTTCTGGGTCTTCTAAAGATTTTAAAGGCACTGTAGGAGTGAAAATTTCAATACATAGATTACTTTGAGTAACTGTATCTGCCCAAGCACCATGAGAATTAGCATGATCAATATGGAAAATATAAATCCTTCCAGTTTCAACACGCTCTTTCATTATGTGTGTAAATAATGAAGCAGCTGAAATAGTTTTCTTATACTTAGTAAGTTTAGGATTACTTTCATACTTTAAATAGATCTCATCAAACTTTGGAGTTCCAAAAGCTTCATATAAGTCTGGTACTTCTTGAGGAGAGAATAAAGTAATATCCTCACCCTTTAAGAATCTACCATAAAATAAAGAATCTACACAAATACCATAGTCTAAAGAACGAACTCTATTATCCTCAGTGCCACCATTATTCTTTAATGATAACATATCTTCCGATTCTAAATGCCACCAAGGGAAATAAACAGTTGCTCCTCCGCCTCTTAAACCATTTTGCTGGCAAGACTTTGCAGTTGCTTGGTACATCTTTAAATAAGGAATAACTCCTGTATGAAGCAGTGCGCCATTCTTTACTGATGAACCAATAGCTCTAATTCTTCCAATATCTAAACCAATACCATATCTAGCACAAGTAGCTAATCCAATAGCTGTATTTGTAGCAAAAATACTTTCCTTAGTATCATCAGTTTGAATTAACATACAGGAGGCATAAGATCTAAGAGGTGTTCTAATACCTGCCATTTGTGGTGTAGGTAAGTTAACCTTATGCTGAGAAAAAAGATCATACATGTTCTTAACAAATACTAATCTAGTTTCTTTCGGATACTTAGAAAAACCCACCATTGCAATTAACATATATGCAAATTGTGGTGTTTCAAAAATTTCCTTTGACTCTCTATCTTGAACTAGATACTTATCTACTAATTGCTTAATACCAGCATAAGTAAAAATAAAGTCCCTATCATGTTCAATATAACCCTCAAGCTCTCTAATTTCTTCCTCAGTATACTCTTCTAGTATTCTCTTATCATACAAATTTAGATTAACTAATTTTGAAATATGATCAAAAAATTTAGGTGGTTCTGTACCACCCCATACGTTCTTTCTTAAACTAAAATTCAGTAACCTTGAAGCTACATACTGATAATTAGGATACTCTTCAGAGAAGCAATTTAATGCTGCCTTAATTAAAATTTCATGAACATCAGAAGTTTTAGTTTTATCTGAAATACTAATTTGCGCGTTAATAACAATATCGGAAAGGCTAACGTTATCTACGTTATCTGTAGCCCATTTTAAGATATTATTAATCTTTTCAATATCAAATTCTTGTAATGTATTGTCTCTTTTTATTACTCTTATACTTTTCGTTGACATAAATAAATCTCTCATTACAAACTACATATGGTACGATAAAGTTTGTACCATATGTAATTTGTAAGACATATAGAGAAGTTTAGTTTTCAGGAACAACTACCAGTTTTATAATAACTGGAGCAGTTTTTGAAGAAGATTTTATTACATCAACAATGGCACCGTAATTCTTAGTTAACAGGCCTTGTTTGATTATTCGAGTGGCTAAACCCTTAGAAACTATATTATCTGATTCTGAACAATTATTGCACATAAAAGTCTGTGTACTTACAGCATGCCAACAATGTCCACAAGTTAAGCCTTGGTTAGGAATGAATCCTATTTGAGTATCTTTAACAAAGACCTTAATAGCGTCTTCGTCATATTGATTTTTTGGGTCAGGAACAAGTTCCACAATATCTCCTTTTTGTAGGCTTAAACAAAACTCGTAACCTTGTTTTATATAAGTTGTTCCTACAACAGGAGTTCGTATCTCAATAACCTTTCCTATATTAGTCATTAATCAGCAAATGGATCATAGTCATCAATAGTAGCAGCAGAAGCTGGTTTTGCTTTAGCAGCAGCACCAACTAATGTTACACTGTCAGCAGCTACTTTACCTTGAGGGAATTGAAACTCTGTAACATTACAGTCTAAACTAGTCTTAATTCCTTTACCATCACCAGCATCATATGTTCTAACTTCTAAAGTTCCAAACACAATGATTCCATCACCTTTAGAGAAGTTGTTTTGAACTGCTTCTCCTCTCTTACCCCACAAATTACATGTGACATAAGTTGCAGAACTTTCTCCATCACCTTTTGTGTAGTTATTTGAAGCCACTGAAAACTTTGTAACTGTACTATTACCTACAGTCTTTGTTTCAGGGTCTCTTGTTAATCTACCAATTACAGTTGCTTGTATCATTTATATTATTTTTCTCCGACGTTTGAAGTATTAACTTCTTCTTTTAATAGATCTTCTGAAATAGGAATTTCAGCTATGTCTAATAAATCTTTTTCTTCTTCTGGTTGTGCTTTTTGAAGATGTTCAATCTGTTCTTTAATCTTATTCTTTACATTAAGATCAGACTTAATTAAAGATCTTACAGCAGCAATACCATCTTCTACGGTTATTGTTTCTTCTTGTACGGTAATTTCATGTAGTTTACCTTTAATCTTTTTAACAATACCAAGTTCCATAGCTTGAGCAATAACCTTTTCAGAATCATTAACTCCGCTACCATACAGTACATCGTAACTAAAATTACCTAGCCTACCTAGAATATTATTCTTAGTTACTTCACATTCTACAGTATGGCCTTTATCTCTATCAACTCCATCTGTTCTTTTCTTAAGCATCTTAATAGCAACTTTTGAAAAGAACTCTACAGCCATACCACCACTCATTTTCTTAGGCGCACCGTAAGCATTGATGTCTACACGCATTTGTGCAACGTTGAGTAGTATACAACCCTCTCTAAGCATACCACGTCCAGAAAGCTCTTCTAGCCACTTAGAAAGCATAGCTGCTCTACGACCCATTGTATGACCTTCAGAACCTTTTTCTTCAGTACTATTAACCTGAGCTTTAGGAATCAAACCATTAAGTGAGTCAACAACAACCAGATCAACAATTTGCCTAGTAATCCTATTATCACTATCAAAAAGTAGTTCCCTAATAACGTCAAGGATTTGCTCACCATAATCCCTACAGTCAATAAGGATTAGATTATCTAAATCTACTCCAATCATAGTAGCAACTAGATATGGGAATGGAGGTTCTGCATTTACCCAAACAGCAGTACCACCTCTTGCTTGAACTTCTTTTACAAGCATTAGTGCAGCAGAAGACTTACCACCACCTGGATCACCAAACAAAGTAGTAATAGCACCATGAGGTATGCCACCACCTAATGCTGTATCTAGCTCATGAATACCAGTAGTTTGAAATTTTGGTTTTAGGTGTTCTTTTACATCTTCACCTCTTACAATAATAGGTTTACTGTGAGGTGATCCCTTCAGAAACTTTTTATTAATCTTACCTATAATGTTATTTAATTCACTTGACATATAATTTTTATGCTATTTAGACCAGCAAGGTCCTACTACGAGAGAACATTCTATAGGGCAAGTATGGTTAATTGCTCTACTACCAGATTCTACCAATGTATCTATAACTATCTTTGTTGTATCTTCAACTATTTCATCTTTTGCTTCTACGCAAACTTCGTCATGAACGTTTAAAAGAACTACAGGAGCAAGTCCAAATATATTAAAGTAGTTTTCATCGTGCTTAGTTGGAAATTCAATTGGATGTTCTTTTATAAAGTTTAAAGAAAATTCCATATCAAATCTTTCTTCAAATACTTCATCCATTAAAGGAATAGCAAGTTTCAAAGCATCAGCATTACTAGATTGGAAATGCCAGTTTACTGCTTCTCTTCTTGCGTCTGCAAGAGCTTTTTCATACATAGAGGTTTTATACTTAGGAGGTAAAGCAAACCATCTCTTTCTACCTAATGTATTAACTACATAACCAGGTCTAGTAACAGACTCATGAACACTCTTAATAAAGTTCTCAACTTTAGGAAGTTCTTTATAGAATGTTTTTTTGTGTTCTCCAACTTCTCTTAAACTAATGTGAGTAATACCTTCTCCCAATAGTTGTTGTAAGATTGTACCTTCTCCAGACCCATAAAGTAATGCATAACCTAATTGCTTAGAAATCTTTCTTTCTTCATCAGTAACATCTTTAACATTTTTATTAAAGATCAGAGCAGCATTCATTTTATGAATGTCTAGTGTTCCAAAATGAATTAAGAATTCTTTATCACCAGGTGCAACTTGTATCTTACCTTTGTTAAGATCTTTAACACAAGCATCTGGATCAATATACCCATATTTTAAACTTATTGATCTTGCTTCATCAATAACTTTGGCTCTCTCAACAAAAACACTTAATAAGTATTCTTCTTGAACTAAACCAGCACATGCTCTAAATTCAAACTGAGAATAGTCAGCAGTAATTAGACTATAACCAGGCCTAGCAATGAACGCATTTCGAACTTGTGGCGGCTTATTTTGACTATTGGGGCTACTGCTCAAACGCCCAGTAGATGCTGCTCCGTTTGGAAAGTAGTTAGTATGGAAGCAATTAGTAGTTGGATTAATTTCCTCATCCAACATCTTATTTATAGTTTTAATATATCTTGTATAGATATTAGCATGTTCTATAAATAAGTCAATTACTCTGTGAGGATAGTTGACTCTAACTTCTTCTAATACCTCAACTCCAGTACCTTTAACTTTAATACCAACAGCATTTAAAAAAGCAACTTTTTGTTTGGGACTGTTTGCATTAAATAACCCATTTTTTACTTCTTTCGGTTTAATTGCTGGATCCAAATTATCAAAAATATCTTGAAGTTCAGTATTTATAGAATGAATCTTATTTAGCTGTTCTTCTCTAATAGATTCAAGTAAAGGAGTATCCATGTATATACCTCTAAACTCACTCTTAAGAAGAGAGTTTAACATAGGTAAATCTTCATGTTCCCAAACCCAATCTAATCCAGTATTCTTAAATCTTTTCTGGATTATTTCTGGGAGTTTATGTACTGCCATTGTGTCAACAGCAGCATAACTTATTTGCTCATTTGTAAACTCTTGTTCAACAGGTTGACCTACAAACGATGTTTGTAGTTCTTTATCTAAGTTATACGGTAATAAATTTTTAGATATGTTACCTAAGTTAAATAACTTACCTGGCCAAGTACCTGCCCAACCTAATTGACAAGCTGTTAAAGTATCAAAACCAATATTAATTCTCTTACCATACTTAGCAAGTAAAAACTTAGCATCAAACTTTGTAGCTTGATTGTTAATAGGAATGGTTTCAAGAACTTCTAACCACTTAAAGTAAGAAGCATCACTTCCAGTACTATCCTTCTTACCCCATAAGAAGTAAGGAGACCAAACTACAGCATTAGAGCCATTCCAACTAACAGATATTAAAAGAATTTGATTATTAATATAATCCAAACTCTGAGTTTCTAAGTCACATGTTAAATAAAAGTTTTTATTAGACTCATAAGTTTTTAAAAATGAGTCTAGTAATTTATATAATTTTTCCTGGTCTTGTTCACCTTCTAAGTAAACATACTTACCAATAAACTTACCATCTAAGTCTCTACTAATTCCAGCCGCGTATGGTTTCTTCTCAGATTTATTACTTTCTCTAATACCTTCAAACTTTACTTTTGCCATTATAATTTACTATACTAAAGAGGACTTTTTTAAATTTATTCTTAGCTATTGGTGCAAAGTTAATTGAATCAATTGCTGTATTTATATATTTTTGTGCTTCTCCTTTATGAAGCATATCATCAAATACGTAGAAACAAGCAATTTCTGATTCAGTTACTTCTTGAACACCAGAGTCTTTAAGTAATTCAAAAAAGGTTTCTTTTGGATGCTCTAAATAGCAGTACCCATGAATCCATAAAGAAATATCCCACAGTATACTATATAACGCTAAATCTTCTCTTTTGTTCTCAAGTTTTTTTAGATAATTTAATCTAGCTAAAGTAATATGAGCATAAGAAATACCTTCATATGAATAGGAAATACTAGCCCATTCAATATAATCATCTAAGAGACTATTTAGGTCTATAAAATCAGTTTGTTGAGTGTGGTTCCCGTTGTTTGGTTGTTCGTTTTTTACATCTTGGACATTCATCTATAACTTCTATAATAATAAAATCAAAATCAAGAAAAAGGCTTTTATTAGCATTATAATAGTCTAATGCTTTTAACTTTGATGTTGTTTTATATACTTCTTTACCAGAGTATACTATAACAACAAAAGTGTCTACACTTGCCTTATAACATGATTTACAAATCATTTTAAATTAGGTTCATAAGAGGAATAAAAACTATAATTTTTAGGGAATCCTCCATAATTTTTCATTTTATTGATTAGTCTTGAAGAAACAATTCTTAAATTCTTTCCTTGATTAGATATAACAAATGGACCGTT